AGGAAAGAAAATGCGCCCTGGGGGTTAAATAGCCCGCATAGTAAGGGCTGCTGGGTCTTTATTTATAGTGGCAGAGGGCAGTCCACTTTCGATTATTCAACGGTTACTTCGAGAAACCCGTGGAACATCCGCGTTTTTAAGGCGGTGCGGATGAAAGACCACCGTGTTGTTACGGGTTAGCGACGGTTGTCCCCGCCGCCGTGCATGTAATAGCAAAACATCACGAAAATAATCGAGGCTATAAACAGCCAACCGAAACCAGCCATGTTAGAACCTCCTGTTATTGTCTTGAATTGATTTCACTAACACATAAATACCAACAAACAATATAAACCACGCAAGTACCACTCACATCACCTCCTTTCCGTGAAAATTACGATGTTTCCATCTCTTTGTGTGATGAACGTAACCTCATCGAATTCATGTTCGTTGAAGTAATCGACCTTGCTTTTTGTCGTAAGATTGAGCTCATCGCCGTTGCCGTCATTTGGCACGACTTTTACCTCGCACCAATCATCCAATATTCTGTTAAGTTCACCGAGTGTCATATCAAAGAACCTCCTTTAATTTTTTCATCAAATTCGAGTAAAACTCGTTCATCTCTTTCGCGTGTTCGAGCGCCTTGTCGTATTCTTCGTCGTAGCGCCCGAGTCTGTTGTAAGCGATTTCGAGTTTGTAGCGTTCGCACTCAAACTTCTTTACTTGATAGCACACGCAAGCAATCACTTTTTCTTTTTCGAGTTCTGTTAATTTTTCCATGTTATTTTACCTCCAAGGTTGTTAATCTGTCGAAAACACAGTTCCCGTTCTTCGTGAAATGATAAGCGAGAACTTTCCAATCGCCTTCCCAAGTCCACGAAACCTCCCAACCGAGAGCTGCGTTTGTCGCGGTTTTACCGACGAGAGTTTTGCCATCTTCTGTTTCCGTTATTAGGCGGCGGCAAGGGTTGCCGTAAATGCTGTTGTTAAGTTTTTCTACTTTTAAGATTTTGAGTTTTGCTTTAAATTCTTTCATAATTTTTCTCCTTTTAAATATTCAAAGATTTTCTGACTTCGATTATGAGCAAGCCCGTTATGTCGTTATACGAAATAAAACTATATTCCGTGTACCAAGCGCCAGGTTCGACAAAGTAATGCGGATTCTCGAAGCCGAAACGTTCCATAATCATTTCAGGCGACATTGCTTGCTCTTCGATGTTATCCATCTCATCTTCCGACAAGCGGTAAACTTCGAGATAAACGAGAGATTCGCAATCGGGTTCATAGGGTGTGTAAGTTCCAGATTTAGTTAAAAATTCCATATATTTTACCTCCAATTAAAAATTGCATTTCAAAATTTCGATAAGCATCGAATTGTGGTCGACGTGTTGGATATAGACAAACCCGTTGATTTCTTCGTTGTACCATTTCAACGCCTCTTCGAGGTCGCACGTGCTATCAACCGTGCAGATTTCTCCGTTGGGCGCATCAAGTGTGATGACTTCGTAGTGAGCCGCGAATTCCGTAAAGTTGAGTTCGAGTTTGTCGAGATATTTGAGCTCTTCTTTCGTCGGGATTTTGTCATCTTCATAGTATTCAAGCACTGCGGCAAAACGCCATTCCGACAAATCGTCATCATCTGCTTCGGACAGGTAGCCTTTGCAGTTCTTGAGGAAATTAGCGCGGTATCTTACATCCTCTTCTACAAACATTTCAAGTCCTGATTTAAAGTTTTCCATAATAACTCCTTTGCGGTGGAATAACCGCCACCGCTCGGTTTTTATTTTACTTTTTTAAGTTTATTTTAGACAAAAGAACTTTTTCCCTAAAAGAGAAATCTTCGTCTTTGCCTTTAAAGGTATCTTTTATATACCCTATATAATTATACTTTTCTTTTAGCTCTTCTATGTCTTTTACTACTTCTCTATATTCATCATCTGATAAATCTTTGAGATGTTTTTTATCCCATTTTTTCCAAAATTGTCTCGCAATTGAATTTTCTGGTAAAAGTTGATCTTGGGCTTGTCCGCAACGTTTATAGTCTCTTTTATTCTTAAAAAATTCATTCGCCTTTGTTGCGAAGTAGGGGTTTTCGTTATTCTCTAATGTGTAATACTCTACTTCAAATATAACTAATTTTGTTATTTGAAAATAATATTTGAATTCTTTTTTCATACAACTCCTTTTCGGCTCTTGACGTATGAGAGTGTCCCGACGTATGTTGATTAGTTATTTAAAGCTTCCAAATAAGCTTTGTATTGAGCCATCACGTTTTGCAGCGCTTGCTTACTTTCCTCATCAAATTGAGAAGAGTAATAGTTAATCGCTGTGCATGCCCAAGAGACAAAATTTTGCTTTTCTTCGGTTGTGCCAGTTTTGCGACTTCGATTGCGTCATTGATTGCTTGTTGTAATTCTTTATCCATAATATTTTACCTCCTTAATATTCCGAAATAATGATATAAACATCGCCGATTCTGTTTACCCATTCGCTGTCGAGCGGGTCGCATTCATCATCTGGCAAATTCCATTCCGTCAAAACGTATTTTATCGCGTCCGATTTGCTCCCGATAAAATCACAATTGCAAACGAGCCAATTCATCAAATCAGGAACGGTTTCAAAGCTTTTGAGCATTTCGATGTAACCTTGATATTGCTCTTCGAACGTCGGGTCGGTATCGTCATATCTTTCGAGCGGAAGGTAATCGAGATAATTTTTGTCGGAATCGAAGAGTTTCACTCTATCTTGCTCTTCGCGGTTTCCGAGTTCTTCGATGTAAAAGTCGCCTAAATAGTTGTTATTGATTTTACGCATGTTCTTTACCTCCTTTATGCGTTAAATTTCCATTAAGTATTCGTCGCCCATGCAATTCGGGCAACCTTTGAAAACTTCATGTCTTACAGTTTTCGTGTCTTCGGGAACGGGACCTTGCAGGACAAACCTGTCGATCGAGTGCCATTCGCCGTCGATAAGTTCAGTCTTTTCGACAATGTAAGATAAGTCGTTTTCGGTTTCAAAGATTTCTTCACAATTGCAACATTTTATCATAAATTTTGCCTCCTTTATGCGTTAAATTTCTTTGTTTAAATACAATTGTTGTTTGTATTTTCTATGTTCGCGCATTATCGCAGCCCACTCTTCTTTTGTGGGGCGATAATCTTTCCAGTGTTTTTTTATTCGTTCGTCTTGTTTGCGCTTTATTTCTGGATTAACGATTAACTGAATTGTTTTACGACTTACACCGAATTGTTTTGCAAGAGGGCGAGTTCCAACCCCGCCCTCTGCATATATTGATTTGATTTGTTCTTTTTGGTCATCGGTTAATTTGCGCCGACGATCTTTTTCTGGTGGCAATTTAATTTTTTCTGATTTGTATGGCATTTTATATCTCCTTTATACGTTTATTTCGTAAGTGCAGTTTTCAAGATTGATTTCGTTATAGTGATTACAAATCATATCAATCAAATCAATCTCATATTGATATTTCTTCAACTCTTCTTTATGATCGAGCCAACCCTCAAGTGTGTCGGGAATGTCGTCGCAACTAAATCCGAGTTCATCAACCCAGACGTTGCACAAATCTTCGTCGATGTAATCATCGATATAAATCGACATTCTTTCGAAGATTTGTTCTGCTGTCTCGAAGCGGTCATCTTCGATGTCGCCTATATTCGCTCCTTGACGATCTTCCAACCCGAAGCCGTCTTCGTACTTGATTAACGAAAATTCCGTTAATTCGAGAAAAGAGTCAAAAAGTTTTTCGTATTTGTTTTGGTTTTTGTTCATTTTTTATACCTCCAAATTTTCTATTATTCTGTAAACCGCGAATTCGCGAATTTTATAACAAAGCCCGTTATTGGGGTCATTTGTCTTTTGGTAATCGTCGGTGCGATAAGCGATTTTATAAATTTCGCACAATGTTTCGATGTTTTTGTTGCCATCGCACATCGCCATAAAAGACAAATCATCGACTGTGGAAGCCCAACCATCTGTTTCTAATCTTCTCATAAATTCTGCCTGTGTCATAATAAACCTCCTTTAATTAAAATTTTCTTCTGGAATGTTTGGACAGTAATCTTCATGAAACGTTATGTGAAAACAAGATTTATCGTCTTGCTTCATTCTCCCATCGTCATCATAATACTCCAGATCTTCCATGTATGTTTGCCCACGATTTACGCATTCTAAACTTCTTAGAAATTCAAGAATCGCGTGCTTGTTTTTTATAAGAAAATCGTATTCTGCGCCCTTGAACTCATTGAAATAAATGGTGTATTTCCCATCGCGAGTTTCGAGCCTGCCTTTGATTTCGATTTTGCTTACAAATTGCTGTAATTGAGCTTTGATAAAAATCATAATAAACCTCCTCAGATTTTCTCTTCTTCCCAGCCGAACCATTTGTATGCTTCGACCATTTTGCTGATTGCCGACTTTTCGACCTTTATCGGTTCTCCGTAAAAACTCACGAAATCGCGATAAAACTTGCGGTTTGCAACGTCGACGCGAAGCCGCGCCGTATTGCCGTTTTTGTCTGTTTTACCTTTAAATTCGATAATTTCTGCTGTCATTAATAAACCTCCGATTTTATTCAGAAAAAGATGGGTTATAAGCCCATCTTTTTCCATTTTTCTTCAAGAGCCTTTTCATTCAGCTCTTTTAAGTGTGCAAGCAATCCTTCCGAGAGAACTACCTTTTCGTCGTGAGTGTTGATTTTGCGAAGTTCTTCTTTTTCTTCATCAGTCAAGTCATCTTTGTATAACGTTCTGATGATGTCGATAAGTTCGCCGTAAATGTCAGCCGAGAACGAATAACCATATCCGTGACGACCTTTTCCGTAATAAGTCGTGAAATTACCGAAGCTTTGAAGAACTTCCATATAAGTTATATTTCCACGCTTCTTGTGGTCGATGTCGGTTACAATGAAATACGGCTGAACGAACGGACGTTCTTTGCTTTCTATCGTGATGAAGAAATAGTCGGGTTTGCCTGCTTTGTAAATACTGTTGAATTCCATATAAGAATTCCTCCTAAAAATTTATTTGCGATTTGCGGATTGCTGTACGAGACCGCAGGCTCGCTTGCCCACCAGACGCTTTACCACTTCGGCAGGGACGTCTAAGCCCATTCAACGCTTTCGCGAGGAGTGCCTAATTCAGATTTGTCTAATCGTGATTTGACGATTTTAGTAATGCCAAGTGCAAATCAGTTCGTGATCAGTTTTATCGATTACCTTGCATAAGCGACCATAATCAATATCGCCGAATTCATCGAGGAAACCGACTCTTATCCAATCTCCGACTTTGATATATAACGGAGCAGTGTCTCTTTTGAAGGTAATTTGATTACCTTCGCCGTAATGGTATTCGTCGGCAGTCACTTTCCAATCGACACCCCAATCATCATCGTCATCCTCTTCCTCTTCTTCGTCTTCTTCGTCTTCGAACGGGTCAAAACCCCAATCTTTTAAGTCTTCATCGGTTATCCCGATATCAGTTCCGAGCGTTAAGAGACGTTCGTAAGTTTCTTCTGCGGAGGTTTCTTCGCATAAATCGTTTACGAGTGCTTCGAGCAATTCTGCCTTTTTCTGTAATTCTAAGTTTTTCATAATAATTCCTTTTTCGGCTTTCAAGCAGGAAAGTGTCCCAAGGCTGTTTTGATTAGAGAATTCCTTCGTCTTCGAGGGCTGTCTCGATGTCATCCATTGTGATACATACTTCGCAATCTTCAGGGATCTCCCTGTCACAAGTTCTGTCATCTGTATATTTGATTACAACGGCTGGCGTATCTCCTCCATAAATTTCCGATTCGAAAAGTACGTAGGTTACACCGTTATGCGTTAAGTGGTCGATTTCATACCAAGTGCCGATTCGTCCCTCGATTCTGATATTATCGAGTTTCATATGCGGCAGTCTTTCGCGGTCTAAAACCAACTCATCTTTCAACGGAGTATAATCGATAAGATACTCGTTCCAAACCGCTTCGGTTATGTCTTCGCAATCGTCGAAGATTGTTTCGAGAAGCCAACGAAGTTGTTCGTTGGTATCTTTAATCGCCGATTGCCCGTAATATCGCCAACTAATGAATTTCGACGGATAAGGCGAGTGGAAGATTGCTCCTCCAAACGCCTTGCCGTTCTTTTGCACGGGAATGTAGATTTTCCCGTTGTTGATGTTTCTGCGGATTTCCGCAATTTCCTGATTTGTGAATTTACGCATGTTTATTACCTCCTTATGCGTTTTCTTTTGAAGTTTGTACGCGAGTGCATAATTCATAACTGCTTGTGCCATCGCTGTTGCTCGAACGATAATATTCGTCCGTATTTTTGAGAATTTCGTTTTCTCTATCTTCATCGATTAAAAATGCGATATCTTGATGTTTAAGTTCTTCGAATTTCTCCATCATATCTTCTTCAGTGTCGAAGATATAAACAATGTAGTCGACTGCTAAATCATCGACGCAAGTTGCGAATAAGACATAAATTTCTTTTTGCGATTTTGTACAGTTTTTAACAGTAAGCATATTTTACCTCCTTATGCGTTTTTAGTTGTTAACAAATCGAGTGTATAGTGACTTTCGGCATAATCGCCTTCAGGATAGGATTGATACCAATACCCATCTCTTTCGATTACGTCATCTCTTTCCTCTTCTTTAAGGAACTCTGTGTCATCTGCGGCAAGTTGCTCAAATTTTTCGTGTGCTGCTTTTTCATTGTCGAAAATGAATGTTTCGATTTCTTCGTAACCTTCCGAACAGCTGTTTTCAATAATGATGTAAAGTTCTGTTTTGTTTGTTCTTAAATCGTTCATGGCTTAAAGCCCTCCTAAAAATATTTTTGCCCGTTTATGGTCGATAGCGCAACCAGGTTTTTAATCGATTTCTTCGATTTCTGCGATTTCGAAGCCGAAGTATTCTTCCACGTCTTCCAATGTCGGGCTATAAAACCCGCCCATTGAATCGACCACTTCGCCTTCCTCGACGATTTCGCGGCTCAATTCCTTGCCGTCCATTGATTGTCTGATTACGACGGTCGGTTCGTAAAGCGTCCACTCATAAACGTTTCCTTCGAGGAAGTCACTATAAGTTTCGACTTCACTTTTGAGTGTTTCTTTCGCCTTTTCTTTCCAACCTTCTTCGTCTTTTAAACACGTTTGTGCGAGGTAGAAGTCCTTTTCGACGAAAATCAATCCTACGAACGAACTGTCCCAAGCGTCGAATCGATAAGTTTGCATCGAAATTCCGCTATGGTCAGTAATGTAAAGTGGTAATCCGCAAATGTTGTCTTGATTGAGAATGAACTGGATTTCTTCGGCGAACGTCATTTCGTCGATTTCCTCGTCGCTCTTCCCGTATTTGCGGCAAATTTCCGCGAGTTGCTCTTCGGTTTCTCTGTTGGTATTGCAATCGCCGAGTTGATAATGCCGATTACGGCAAAGCATCGTTCCGAGGTTGTCCCACGAACGCGGGTCTTCCAAGAGTTCATCTTGCTCGATTACGAGACGGAGTTTTCTTCCGTCGGTGGTGGTGATAGAGAATTTGTCGCCTGCGTAAAGTTTTGTGGTTTTGTTAATCGTTTTAGTCATTTTTTATACCTCCTATGACTTATTCTTTTTCGATTTTGAGATTGTAACATTCAATCCCCATTTCTTCCCACATCGCGTCGAAGAAGCATTTATTCATCGCTCTTACATCTAACAATGTGAGTTTTGCCGAGAATGCGATTTCGTAACTAAGGAAATTCTGACGAAGCTCTAAATCTGCGAGATCGTATATATCCATTGCTTCGTTCATTGTGTCGTAAAAGCATTTATTCATTGCTCTTACGTCGTCTGCGGTGAGTTCCGCGTTAAAGGTTATTTTGTACCATTTTTTAGTCATTTTGTTACCTCCTAATGACTTTTATTTCTTTTCAACCAACATCGTCAAAACGTTGGTTAAAGTGTCTTGGATTTTGCGATAGCCTGCGTTGTATAGTGCTTCAGCTATTTGATGCCTTTGTTCGCCGTATAAGTGTTGTCCTGCAGGATTGCCGTCATAAGCAACAATGTTTTGCGGAACATCCAACATCATTTGTTTAATTTGCTGTTCTTTGTTCATTTTGGCTCCTTTCCCCGTATTGCCGTTAGGCCAGCAGTTTTTTTATTCTTCTATCGGTGCGCAATCCGATTTCCCTGCATTGCAGCCTTTGCATAACATTTGCAGGTTTTCATAAACCGTTTTACCACCTTTGCTCCAAGGAACGATGTGATCGCCCGCCATATCTTCGAAGGCAAACTTCTTTCCGCAAATCGGGCAAATTCCATCTTGCTCTTTGTATTTGCGCTTTCTGTCAGCTTCGGGGAATGCTCTTGCTTGAAGTAAATTCATGTTTCCCGAAAGGACGGCTTCATAAACGTATTTCTCGTTCGAGATTTCCTCTGTTTCGAGAATTTCGCTTACTTTTTCGTCCAATCCTGTTTTATCGACGTCTTTGAAGCGGTTATATAACAAACCCCACTCAACGCCTTGCATAAGCTTGCGATAAGTGGGGAATGTTCTTGAGACCCAGGTAATCACATCGTCGTAATATCTCCATAACGCTTTTGCGTCTTCGTCGTGATAATGCTTTCCCATATATTCGTCGATGTCGAATTTCGCTTTCTTTGTAAGAAGCGGGCGATTTACGTCATCCGCGTCACACGCCCAACCGAGCACCTTTTCGAGAAGATACTGTCTTGCGACCGATTTCACGTCTTCTGATTTATCGCCCGTTTTTGCATCGACGTAATCTTTGTAACGCTGTTTCCCGATTACGGCGTCCATTGCCAATCCGTTGGTTCGAGAGAAGTATTTCTTTGCGTCCGTTACCCAACTGCCGTGGTAATTTGCATTTCGCAATTCCTGTTCTGTGAGTTTCACGCCTGCGATGTTGATTCGACGGAACCATTTCATCTTCGAGATATTATCTCCTTCGCAAACGAACGCCATCAATTCGTAATTGTCGAATTCTTCTCTGCGAACTGCCAATGCGTCGTAAGTGAGTTTTCTCGAATTACCGTCGATTTCCGAAACTTCGACCGAGAATTGCCCTTTAACGAACTTGCAAATCGAAGTTATTCTCTGCTGTCCGTCGATGACTTCCAATCTTCCGTCATCGAGTTTTGCGAGATAAATAACGTTCAACGGGCAACCTTCGAGAATTGTCGTGATAACTGCGTCTCTGCGCGGTTGTTCATAAACGAACTCTCTCTGGTAGGGAGGGGTTATGTTAAGTAACCCATTCATTGTGGTTCTTTCGCCTGTGGAAGTGTTTTCGACGTATCCGCGAGTGAGTTCTTTTACAGTTAAGGGATGACCGTAAGTTTCTGTGAAAGTTGTGATTTTCATGGTTTTCATTTTAGTTTACCTCCGATTTATCTTCTATATTTAACATTGGTTTTAAAAAATAACGCAAAGATCCAGTTTTACAACATTTAGTATTTATTTTTTGTACTATAGAAAGCATGATTTCTAAATCTTCTGGAGTAGCCTTTACTGTTATTTCTGTTGTTGTTGTATGCGCGATAACTTTATTTCTAAAACATCTATATTTTAAACGCAGGTCTTCTATTTGTTTAATTTGTGATTGATCATAATCCGATTTATTAACGGTGAGATTGTCTTCATGCGAATCGCCCCAATCTGTAAGTCCAAGAAATCTATTGATAACAAAGCACGATAAATCAAAAATAACGATATCAATAAAATTATTTGTTTTTCTTGTCTCTATTCTTAAATCATTTAATTCTTTAATAATAGTGATCTCGCAAATCATCTGATTTGCAATGTCTTCTATGGTTTTCATCATTTCTTCCTCCTAATTAAAATTCTTGCATTCGGCATTTTAGCCTTTCCTTTTTCGTATAGGACAAGATTTTTCATATTCGCTGTCACGTGTCCAGTGCCTCCGTTTTCTTTATAACATTTGAGCCACGTCTCTCCAATCTTTCCAATTCCAAGTTCGTCGGCTGTATCAGCGTTTACAACTCCAACAACATCAAACTGCTCCTTATTAAAAGAATTGAAGAAACTCGGTCCATAAACTCCCATAACTCCGAAATAATCTCTTGGAATTCTGCGAATCTGATTTACCTCAATCGCGTCGTAATTGTCGTATTTCGGGTATTCATCTTCGTGACCTTCATATTGGCAACACAACGGAAGTTCTTCGTTGTATTTATCGAGCTTAAAAGTCGTGAACCAAGCGACCGTTCCGATTTTCTTGAACGTTCCATCGGGGACTTTGAATTCTTTTACGTGATTGTAACCGAAATTCAATTTGCCGCTTTGGAATAACGGGAAAATTTCTTTCGAAGTGCATTGAACTTCGTTGGCGATTATGACCATATCTTTCTTATGATCGACAATCAATCCAATGAACTCTCGAAGAAGGCTGAAGGGCGGGTTTGTTACAACCACGTCGCATTCATCGAGAAGCGCGACGCATTCGGGGGAACGGAAATCTCCATTCCCTTTGAGCGGCGTTTTGATGAGGTTGAGTGTATCGTAACCGAGATAATCTCCATTCCATTCGAGTTTGTAAGACGGAGAACCGTTCATTTCGTAATGGGTGAAAATCACCTTTTTGAGTTTCAACTGTTTGAAGTGAAGACGGAAGAAGAGGAAGAAGTTCGACCATTCGGGGTCATCGCAGTTGCATAAAACCGTCTTGCCCTCGAATTGGCGAACGTAATCTTCGTGCATCGAGATTTCGTCTTCGATGTCTTCGAGACGAGTATACCACTCGTCGTTTTTGTTCGTCTTTGCAGCTTGCATTGCTTTGTTATTTTTTGCCATAATATTTTACCTCCATAATTGTCTTTATTATATCATGTTTTGTTGCTTTTGTCAAGCGTTTTTACGCGCCTTTCCCTTTCGGGACGAGCGTAGTCGGGATTTTCCTTTCTACGCTCTTTGATTGCGCTTGCCGTTTTGCCGCGTTGCTCGTTCCGTTGCATAATCAACTTTTCGTTTAGCGAGCATAATTTCCACGCAATGTCTTGACCCTCGCTTCCACGCGGGAAGTTCGTACCGAGAAAGTTCTCGATACGAATGAGCAGTTGTAAATCTTCGTTTTTAATGTTCATAAGAACCTCCTTTGAACTTAATCCTTAATTACGCCGTAAATGTCATCGACGTAATAACCCGCGAAAATATTGTAAATCGCGGTACACTTCTTACCGTTGTATTCAACGATAATGTCGTTATCTCCGTTGTATTGGAGAATGGTTACTTCGGCAAATTTGCCGTCGAGTGAGTGAATGTGTGCTTGTATTTTGTTCATATCGAACCTCCAAATTTTATTGCGATTATTCAGGCGAACATCGCGAAACGCCGTTTGTTAAAGTCTGATGTAAACCATCAGAACCGCGACTGCTGCTGCGATTATCGATATCCACCACGGATAACCGATTCTCGTTTTTTCACGCTTCATCGTCTTTTACCTCCTTCTGTAATTTGCGAGGGTCGTGTTCGGACCCTTTGTTTGCCACGCCCGTCGAAGATTTGACGGGTTCTTTGTTCTTTTCGAGCCAAGCTTTACGAGCAAGCTCTTTCATCTCTTTGAGTGTCATAACTCCTCCTTTAAACGTTTATTTTGCAATTTGGTTCTTTTTATATCGACGTCCTCTTGATATTTGAGATGAAAGAATTCCTTCTTCTCTTCTTTCGTCAGATGAATGTCGAAATCTTTGAGAATTTGGAGAGTATTTAAGCAATACTCTCGCGTGTTCCTATGCTTCCCTTTCATTTAATCACCCCCCTTTTATTGCTTTCTTCAATGCTTCGGCTTCATCGACTAAACCGCTTCTTTTGAGAACGCGATAAGCGCTTGCGTAATCTCCGAGTTCAACGAAGACGCTTGCATCGTCTATCGCGAGTTCTTGCGAATACGCGACCACGCGTTTTGCCGCGTTTGTAAGCAACCGCTGCGCAACGCCTTTACGGTTGTATTTGCGTGTCTTGCGAACCTCGACTACGACTTTTGTTGTTTTACGAAGTTCTTCCGCTTCGAGCAATGCCATCTTTGCCGCGTGTAACTGCGCGAGATAGCATTTTTCTTCGATGCAGAAGCCCGCCTTCGGGCATATTGAGCAAGAACGCTCGAACCGCGTTTTCGCTTCTTCGAGGGTCTTTGCCTCGTCTTGTAACTCAATTGCTCTGTTCTTGTTAAAGTATTTCATGTTACTTTACCTCCTTTACGTCTGTCCAGTTGTAAGTCGCTGCTTTGCCTGTGCGCTTCGTGACTTTGCCACACAAGTTCATACAGTATTGATGTGCTTCGTCCAAGCACTGCTGTTTGGTTTCGTGAAGAGAAGTTTCAAACTCATCCTTCGAAATCGTCTTGTCATCGATGATGACATCAAAATTGATTTTGTAAGATTTGTTAATCATAGGATAACTCCTTTGCCGACGGCCGCTTCGAACGATCTGATTGTGTCGGCTTGGCTTTGCTTTCTGCAAAAACCCATGAGCGCCGCGCATTGCTGCGCATCGGACTTACACCGATTACTCTTGCGAGCAGGCCTTGCGGGTTACGCTGTATATTGATAAATAGTTGGGAAACCGTTATCTCGCTCAATTTCACAAGCAACCGCTTCGCAACGCATGTGGGCTTTTTCCCAAAGTTTATCTTCGCTTTCGGCACTTACTTCAAAAGTAAGTGTTTTGACTTTTCTCCACTCATCGTTCATTAAGTCGTGAGCTTCGAAGTTTGCTGTAATTTTCTTTGTTAACATGATAGTTTCCTTTGCTCTAAACCCCTGAACGTCCTATCTACGTTCGCGAAAGGTATTAATGGAACATCCGCGTTGTTTCGCAGTGCGGGTGTAAGGCTGCGTCGAACTATTTTTCAAGTTCAATTAAGCGGCGTTCGACCGCTTTCGCGACTTCCCAGTCGTGAGCTTTGCGAGCTCTTTCGAGCCACGTCGTAAGCTTCGACTTATCGGTCGCAGTGCGGATGTAATCGAAAACGTCCATTGCGTTCACCTCCTTTGAGATTCTTGTTCAAGTAGTGTGTACTTGAGAGCGTAAAGCTTTTCGAGTTTCGCGTTGATGCGAGCTTGTTCAGCTTCGTTGCCGTGTGCCTCACGTCTTGCGACGAGAAGGTTCGCAATTGCTTGCTGTAAGGATTCGAGTGTCATTGTTTTATACCTCCTAATGACAGTAATTTCACTTATAAAAATACGTAAATTACATTATTGTAATTCACTTTTATTACTATATATTTAGTATATCGTTGCTCCTCATACATAACCCAAAAATACATTTCTCCATAAAATTTCGAATTCTCCTCCACTCCCTTCAAAAAAAATTTAAAAAATACAAAAATTTCCCCCCCCCTCTCTCCTCCCTCCCTTCCTCCCACCCCAATCCATCCCTAAAAACCCTCTCTTCTTCTCTTTATCCCGCCTTTCGTAAAAAAATTTTTTCCAAACCCGCCTATAAAACCTCCAAATTCCACTTTTATCCCCCCATCGAGTCACCCCCCCTCTAACTTGCTGGCAACTTGCTGGCAACTTGCAGACCCCCTCAAATCCCCAATTTACACTTGCCCCTCCCGTTCCCTTCCCCTTTCACCCCTTTCCCCGAAAAATAAAAAAAATAAAAATCCCCCTCAAATCGCTTGACAAACCCTCTCTCTTGTGCTATACTATACTCAAACAAGGAGGCACTTATGAAATTCGAAGAAATTCGTATTGGCGATTTAGTTAAAGCCAACCAGCTCTCAAACGATAGATATGTTTACACAACATTATCAAAGAATTGGGAGGGCGAAATTACGAACGTTGACATAAAGCATAAAACTTTTATGTCTGGTAAATTTTATGATCTCGATCCAGAATGTTTCGATCTGGTGTCGCGGGATATATCAATTATGCCATTTTGTGGGAATAAAAAGATAAACCCCTTTGACGTTATATTTGACCTGAACGTCCTCAAAATGAAGTCGGAGGAAGAAATCGACGAATATTTCAGACTCAAAATAACCGAACGCGGCTGGCCCGCCCATTATATCTGCGCCGAATCATGCACATTCCGTCGCAATACCCTCATCGAATACGCCGACCTGAAATGGGTCGTCTCGACAGTCGGGCGGCAACTTCCCGCAAAAGGGTACGATTATTGGGAAACCGTTGGGCACAACCGTTATTACGAAACGATGGCGTTCAAAGCCAAGCAAGACGGAATTTATTGGGACGCGGATACGTCTAACCCGATCGACTTCGATAGCGAGTGGGCAATACACGATTGCGCCGATGACAGCGAATTTCGGGCAAACGAAATGCACGATAAGGTGGTCGCGGAATTAAGCGAGAAAATCAAAAAGGCTTACGGAAAAGGAGACAAAATATGAAATTCGAAGAATGCAAAGTTGGTGATTTTGTTAAAACAAATTCCAACGAAATCAAGATAATTACGTCAATGGGTTTAAAAACCTATACACCAGAACGCACACATTTCAAAATAGTCGCGCTTAACTATGACACCAGAACTGTAAATATAGGGACACGAACTCTCGATATTTTTAGTGATGTACTATACGAAATCGATTTCGTATAGTACATCATGTCTTGATGTCGACAAATCCTCAATGTCCGACGCGCTTCACGGCAAAATAATCACCCTCCAAACGTCCGATTACAAACTCGACTTCGAGGTGCACCGCGAGAAAAACGAACTTTCGGCTTATTACCACGGCGTCAAACTCGCGACCGTGCGCTGCCATCCCGACGACACTTACGACGAGGAGTTCGGGCTTCACCTTTTGCTCCGCCGCGCGTGCCTGAAACTCAAAGACGAACACACGGTGGTCGAGACGGTGGAAGAACTCTTATGAGATACGATCTCTGTTACGTAGGACAGACCGTCAAAACGCATTCCATAGAAACAAGTTTTGGAACTGGAGTATTATTTGATAAAGAAATACTTCTGCGAATAATTCATCTAAATCCAGAAACTCACACTGTGGACGTTTGTATGGTAGAAGATTACGGTTATTATAATTGCGTCCTACCACGCACTCTAAAAAATGCAAAATTACATTCGGGCGGCTAAAATCGATTTCGACTTTTTAGCGTTTTCAAAAATTTAAAAAAATCAAAAAACCGACTTTGCACTAAAACCGCGTATTTTTCAACAGTTTCTATGCAGAATCGGTTTTTAAACTGCTCGAATTCGACGGGTTTAAAATGACCCAACAAAAACCCAATGTTTATTATTTTTGACCCAATACGGGTTTACGTTTAAAATAACAAACATAAATTCAAACACGTCTTTTGTTCTAATCCACGCGAAAAGTCGGTTTCGGCTCGGTTCAGGCAATCTTATTCGTGATTTCAAGCTAACATCGATTTTATCAATCTAACATTCGGATGTTAAATGCCTAAAACGAATGTTACTATATCACTCTACTGATACAAAACCGTCTCGCCCGTTTTTATCCTGTGATTTTAAGCAAGCAAAAAGCCCCGCCGAAACGGAGCTTTATTTTTTTAGATGACGATTTAACTTAATTTAATCGGTTCGAGATTATCAACGAGATTATCGGGAAGATAAAAATAATACCACTTAGTCGCGTCGTATTTTAATCTCGCTAAAGTCTTATTTTCTTCCGTAATCTTATTTACAATTTCAATTCGTTCTAATCCAGAAACGTCTTCACTTTTAATTGATTCCGAATATGTCGCCTTCGCAGATTCAAATTGTCTTACGTCTCTTTCAAACATACGAATATGAATGCGAGCACCAATAAACGTGCTTAAACATAATACCAACACGACGACAGTGATTTGAATTTTGCCGTACTTAGACAAACACTCTCTGTCCGTCTTTTCGTTCCAATCAAGTAAATAGTTATCATATGTACAGTCATTAATTAATGCTATTATCGCAAATGCTAATATGCTAAATGAAATTCCTATTCCAAAACCTGCTATCATTTTCTAATCCTCCACAATTATGCCCCCGACTTTATAGCTTAACGCCGTCGTTGTGTCGAGCCCAATCAACCTACGTTCCTTATCTACGTAAATATTACCATCTACTTCCTCCCACTTCCCAGCAAACCTCTCGTTCAGCTCTTTCGCTCGCCAGTGCCCGAACACAATGGTTTTGTTGCGTTTTACTTTAATCTCATCGAAGGCTCTTATATAATCGGGTGTCTTTGCCCATGAAGCGATCGCCCAATCGTTTCTACCAAATTCTTCTAGCCCAAAACCCCGAGTAAAATAATCCATTGGCACAAACCCGTGAGTGAAGATGTAATACTCCGTCTCAAAATACCACGGAAGAGATTTAAGCCAGTCGTAAAACCCGACGTTAATCATCACCTTCGCTGCGTCGAATTGCAGGTAATAATCGCGTTTTACCTGATTCGGGTAACGCCCCAAAAACGAAGCGAACGTGTTGTGCTCGCCGTTGTATATATCGGTTTCGGTCAGTTCCCTGCGCTCAATTGCGTCGATGAGAATGCTCTCGTGGTTTCCCCGAATGCAAATCGGCTTATTTGTGTGATGGGGCGAAGTAAGATACTTCCAAATATTTACGCAATCCGAATTACTCCGCGCCGCCCTGCCGAAATAATCACCGCACCCGATGAGTTGGTGCTGCGGGTTCGCCGCGTCGTAACCCATTTCGGTAATCGCGGTTATAAGTGCCTCGTAATTACCATGCGGATCTGCAAAAACAAAATACGTCATTTATTACCTCCATTATACATAAATAAAATGGTATGAATTATTACAAACGGGAATATTTAAGTCAAGACTTCTCTTTATTGTGTCTCTTTTGATATTTGTTTGTCTTGCAGCTTCGCGTATTGAAAAATAAACACAGTCACTGATTATATCTTTGATTGTTTTTTGATTTGGTTGGTTTTGAAAAGTGTTATGTTTGGATGTTAACCCCGTTTGATAAGCATGCGTAACGTTTTCACTTACCGTGGCCCATTCTAAATTACACACTCTATTATCAGTTTTTATCCCATTTATATGGTTGACTACAGGTTTGTTATCAGGGTTACAAATAAACGCTTGTGCTACCAAATTATGTATCATAACAGTATGTCTCTTATTATTAACACAAAACTCGATCGCAAAATATCCGCGATTAGACAATTGTTTTTTCATATTTCTAATTTTATTAAAACGGATGCTCCTAACATTCCCGAGATTACTTACTTGATACAGGTTTTCAAATCCCAATACGTTTTTCCATATTTCTTCAACCATTATTTAATCTCCTTGATTTCGGGGTCGATCGGGTTTCCGTCCGCGTCTAAAACAGCCGCATATTTAACGAGATGAGCCGTATAAACTACGTCTCCGTTTTTATGGGTTTCGGTGAATATCTTTCCTCTGTCATCTTCGAGCCAACGCCATTCGCAAAGTTGGTTACATGTCAGGTTAAGCAATTTTTCTCTATCGGTAATCCCGCCAAACATTTCGAGGTTTTTCGCGTAAAGGCTATCGATAATTTTTTCTTTAATCGCGTTTATATCGGTTTCATTTTTGCCGATTTCAACGTCGACTTTATAAGTTTTTAACTCATACCTTTTTTGAGTGATTTTTTTCGAAATCAGAGGTGTTGAGCCAAATAACATATTTGCCCCAAACATTTATACTTGTATAGTAGGCGCAAAAAGGTTTTGATTCTTCGATTATATCGGCATATCCGTTATTTTTAAAATACTTCTCTGCTTTGTTTATGTCTATCATATTTACCTCCATCTTCGCTTCTATTATACCATACCGCAACGCGTTTGTCAAGCGTTTTATTAAACTTTTTGTGTCACCGCGTTGTCATAATTGTGCAAGTGGTTGTTGCACAAATTATGTCGCTCACAAATACGGCGAATTCGCCATAATTAAGATTAAGCGGTGATAACCCCTCACTTTCGAGGGGTTATTCGGGGTTACATTAGTTGGGCTTTTCTTCCGTCTTTTTCCCGAACGCCTTATCAACCGCTTCATTATCAATCATGTCTTTGAGGTTGTTCAACGCGGGGTCATTCATACGAGCAATATCGGCAATGTTTTTAATCACTTCGGGATCAATCTCGTCTTTCATTCCACGGATTTTTTCCGTGACTTCTCTTAAACCGCCAACGTCAACTTCTCTTATGCTCTGAACCAGTTCCATAAGGTTTTGATATGAAAGCGTGCGTTCCATCATACGGACGAGACGGTCGTAATCTTTCCCGCAAAATTCGAGGATGTAATCAGCAAGCCCAGACTGATAAATCAGGTCGTAATTCTCGTAATTCTTTATCTCGATATTCACCTCGGGTTCGATGTTTACATACGAAAGAAGCCCGTCGAAGCAACACGCGATTTCGAGTCCCGCCGTGAAAAATGTTTCGGGAACGTCGATATCTTTATCGCTGTCTATGATCATACGAACGAGTGCAACGACCTTATCCTGCATCGGCAAATAAGCACGGATTACGAGACCTTGAAGCATGTCGTTATAAGCTTTAACGGTCGCTTCGTCTTCGGGATTTTTGATGAACGCGTCACAAACGTCTAATATTTCTTGAAGTTTCATTTTAACCCTCCTGCTCGTCAGGTTCCCCACCGAGCATAACTATTTCTTCTTTGGGAATTGTGTAATACCAATTGCCGTGCAATTTTACCATCGCGCGAAGTGCATACGGGAAAATGCTCGTCATTTCCCACGTAAGGTTGTCGGTAAATACCGCGCAATCGTCTTCTGTCGGCATCAGGTCTTTGGTGATGAGTTCGAGCTTTGCTTTACAACCTTGTTTTGCAAGCTTTTCAGTTACTTCTTCGTAATGTTTCTGCCCACCAAGGTAATAACATCTGTGCCCCTGTGAAAATTCCTCCTGAATCATTGCGATGAGGAATTGAGTTTTTCCGCCCCTCTTCGGGGCAACATATCCGAGTTTAATCATTCTTGTCTATTTCCTTTTTTAATTTTTCGTTATTTATTTTGAGCAAATTTTCGGCTGCTCCGCACGAATAAAATTCCGTGCATTTCCCGTTTCGATAAACGCATTCAGGAACGAGAAGCCCGATAAACTCTGGGCATAATTCTTCTACCTGTTTACATATTTCTTTCATAACCGCTCTAGTTTCGACGGAAGCTTGCGAACACAATCTCTTATGAGACATAAAAATCAACTCTTGTGCGTTTATGCTCATTACGTGAGAAACTATCGTGTCTTGCGTTGCCTTTCTTCTATCATAATTGTCTTGGCGATCGTTACGCTGCGTTTGGACGTAATGATTTACCCCGATATGATGGCGAACAAAATGCACCGAGACGTAATATGGTATTTGCATCTTTATCCCAAACCATAATTCTCTAATCGGGCTATGTCCCGCTTCGAGAATTTTATGTTTCCATTCTGCCTTTGGAAGTTTCGCAGATGTTTTACCGACGGTATTTAATGTGCAAGTTTTACACCACATCCAATCTTCGTCGGTCGGGTGTTTTAATATTTCGACTTTAAAGTCCATCAGTACACCTCGTCTGCGAACTGGCTTAATTTACCACGGTAATTCTTCGTCAATTCAACAATCTTGATAAAATCAACTCTTCTTGCCGCCGTGAGATATTTTGGGAATTGAGAATCTTGCGGAAATCGAAGATCCGTTTGACCGCAATGCCCAGCGCAAACAACTTTACAATTGTCATGACAACGAGAAATTATCTTTTTAAGCTGTTTGCTGTTCTGCGCTTCATCGATTATGACAAAAGCCTCAGAGAGGTTACAACCTCTCAAAAACACATCGGAAGTCAAATAAACAAAAGCCTCCCCGTTTTTCACCGCTTCCATATTCATATCTGAAATCACGGTTTTGTTCGGGTCATATCCCCAAACCATAAGCGCGTCATATAACGGACCGCTGTAATCCATCAATTTTTCGCCAGTTTGCCCTGGTCTGTAACCCAATTCCTGTTCTTGACACGGCGAAACAATGTAATAAATCTTTTTATAAATTCCGAGCTCGTACATTAGAAGCGCCATTCCGACCGCTAGGGTTGTTTTAGAACTTCCTGCGCAAGCATCGACCATTACCATAAGGTTTTTCTTATCCCAAATGGCTTTTATATAGTCCCACTGTTCTTCTTCCAATTGATAAGGAAGTCTTTTCCAGAAAGTGCATTGAGTTATGTCTTTGGGGATTTCAATTTGTTTTCGTTCAGTATTTGCATTACCTTTTCTTGTCGCCATAAATCACCTTATATCAATTCTGAAAAATCTGTTACCATTGCGTCTACTACGCCGAGTTGTAACTGTTCGTCGCCATTAATAAACCATTCGGTCTTTTTCTTCTTGTTGAGCAAATCTTTTGAAATCTTTGTGCGGCTGGCCACATGCTCAAACAATTTTGCAAGAGTTTTATTATACTGCGCCGTATGTGATTTAATCGTTTCTGCTTCGCCTTCGAATGCACCAGAACCTTGATGACACAACGCTTGCGAACTCAAAAGCGCAAATCTCTTATGTCCAGAAATCAATATAAAGAATCCGCCAGACATTGCAACTCCCATGTTATAAGTATAAATCGGCGTTTTGGAAAGTTTGATAATATCAATCATCTGGAAAGTCGCATCTATTTCTCCGCCATAAGAATTTATCATAATTTTAATCGGCTTTCTATCGGATATAGGGATTTTATTATCTTCATCTTCTTTGTTCCAGAAAATTATGTTTTTAACCAATGGAACAATACTTTCACGATAAATTTCATCATTAAGCCAAATTACTCGATTATCAAGGTTTTTATAATATGAGTAAAGCGCGGGGTTGGGTAATACAGGGTCGTTTTGTTTACGTTCGATTAAATCACTCATGAGCGCATCAACGTTTTGCTGTAATTTTTGGAATTGAGATACAAAATCCAAATCTTCAATTATTTTTTTATCTGCCATATTTTCTCCTTCGACAATTCTCATTGTCTGAAACCATTATAACACATATTTGATACATCGTCAAGTATATCTGTAAAAAATATTAAAAAAATTTTTTATTTTTTTGTGTACAAACGCTTGACGGATTAAATTTTCTATGTTATAATCCCACCGAAACTGAATAGTTATCAGCGGACGCACCACCGCTTTAACAATAGGATAGCCGCAAATGTTGCCGCCACACACCGACATATTTTGCGTCAGAGGATCGTGGACACCAAACAAAACCTCAATAAAAAAGACGGTGGGTATAGGAAGGCGAAGAAGAGAGCGCTTACCTCATTTTGTCTACGATGTTTTACCTCTTTGTGGGGTAAAACATCGACAAAAACGTCATGGATTCGCGTGTGACGAGAGGTATGACGATGTGAAATCATTGTTTATATGTGTGTTATAGCAGAACGGAAACTCAAGCAGGGGAAGTTTGTGAAAAGGGTATAATGCCGTCCCGTTATTGCATGGGAGCATTATACCCAAAACACAGAACCATTTTTCTCGCAAAGGAAGGTTTGTGTTTATCATTTCTTTTTGTTTTTTTATGTAATTTTCACATTTAATAAAGTTTTTGGGTATAATTATAGGGTGGTTTGGGTGGGGTAAGAAGATATTCGATTGTATAATTAAAATTTAATAAAAATAAAAATGATAAATACTTGACGACTTACGTAAAGCATGTTATAATGAGATTAGAATTAAAATCTGATTCCAATAAGGAGGATAAAAATGACGTGAGAATATTTTTGGATTGCGATGATACGATTATAAACTCTTCTGAATGTATTATCGATTTATTAAATAAGAAGAATGGCACAAATAAAACGATTAAGGATTTGAAGGATTTCCATTATCGCTCAATTGATAAAACATTAACCAACGAAGATGTCGTTAAACTTTTTGAATCGGACGATTTTTGGAATTCCGTTAATTACAATAATGAATTTTTGAACACAAAGGATTTTATTGATTCTAATTTTGATGTAACGGTCGTTACTTGTGGCACAGAATTAAACCTAAAAAAGAAAGCAAATAAATTAAATTCGCTTGGATATGGCAGTGGATATAATTTTGTTGGTATTTTGATTAAAGATGACTTAAATTTATGCAAAAAATGTATAGATATGCACCTCGGTATTCAAATTGATGATAATATAAGTAGCATTGAGAATACTAACGCAGCAGTAAAAATACTTTTTCAAAATAACAACAATTTCACATGGAATAGATCAAAGCCGAATATTGATAATTTATATGTTGTCCAGACATGGGAAGAAATTCGCCAGATTTTAGAGTTTTTCAAGAAAAATCCAGAATTTATTTGCAAGGGGTACTAAAATGCGGGTAATTTTGATTTCGGGTTCTGCCCGTTCTGGAAAAGACAGTGTTGCTTTTATTATGAAGGAATTGTTGGAAAAGCAAAAAAAGAAAGTTCTAATAATTCATTACGCCGACAATTTGAAGCTTTTTGCAAAAAATTATTTTGGATGGTCGGGGCAGAAGGACCAGAAGGGTCGCGAGTTGTTGCAATGGCTCGGTACCGACGTGGTTAGAAAGAATTATGAAGATACTTGGGTCGATATGATTGTTGCATTGTTAAAAGGTATAAAAACATTGTATGATTATGTAATTATTCCAGATGTTCGGTTCCCAAATGAAATAGACAAAATGTGCGATAATTTTGATTGTATTACGGCTCGCGTAATTCGTCCGAATTTTGACAATGGTTTAACCGATGAACAGAAAAATCACCCAAGCGAAATCGCTCTTAAAGACTATCCAATGGAATATGAGTTAATTAACGACGGCGATTTGGAAAAGTTGTTAGAGACGACACGGACATTTCTTAAAAATATTGGCTAAAAGGAGAGAATAATGCCAGTTTTGCAAAACCTGTATCAGGTTTATAAATTACCATCGAGTTTTATTGTTGAGAATAATTTAAAAATCGATAATTATACTCGAAAACGAGCGATTCAAGACGGAAATCTTGTAAGTGTCGGCGACAATATGGTATTTTATAAAATTCGGGATTATTATGGGGACACAAGAAGTCACAAAGAGATTTTCGACGCGGTGCAAAATCTTCGAACAACTCTTCGTATTTGTAAAAGAGAAGGGAAAATACTCGAAGGGCACATCGTAAATCAACAAATTCAGGATATTCTTTTTGTGAAAGACATAATTGTTGTAGTTTGCGAGAAGAAATCTGAATATCTAAAAATTGGTACAAAAGGATTTGAAATAAACGGAGTCAGATATACGAGACTTTGCGCGGGAGCTGGAAATTTGCGCCGTAACAATGCGATTTATGTAAACGAGAAGCTTTACCCTTATCTTTACGAAGTGTTTATGTGCGGGCTTGCAGACAAACTTAAAGAAGCGGTTCTTCCAAAACTCAGCGCGTATTTTGCGCTTTCCTTTTCGTCGGTTTTGTGGGTTAGAACGCCGCGAGTTTGCGTGATAAAAGACTTCGAAACGACGCTCCCCAATCAGAACGTCGATTTCATTTGTCGAAAGGAAGAATTGGACGACGAAGGAAAACCTCGAACGAAACATTACATCGAAAAATGCGTGATGGATTTAACGCTCAATAGTGCGGACGGCCAAGGTTTGGTAGACCCCGAATTCAGTAAATTGTGGGCGGAAGATATGCAGCTCGATTATGTGCCTTCATCGTTTGTTGTCAGAAGTTCGTTCGTGAAAGGGAACCTCGTTCCGTTTGATTTTAAGGCTTACGCAGCGGAACACGGAATAGACAAAATCAAAGACAGATGGGGCGTTGAATACCCGTTGAATGAAATTGATGTTTTATTAAGCGAGTCACAATTTAAAGAATATAAGGAATATTCGAGCTGGCAGGAATATTTGCATTATTTTAATAAATACAAGCTTCGTTGGGGCGTCGCCCGTTATAATAAAAAACACGATGATGAATACGTTCTCGCGAATTACCAATATATTCAAGCGCTTGCCCTTTCGAAGGAAGATATTCACGGGTTAATTCAACCGACAATCGATTGGATAAAAAACATTTGTTCGGGAGATGATTTATACAGCCTTCTTTTTATGTTCGGAGGTAAAAGCGAAGATGTGACTTACGAGAGAATGTACTCTTCGGCGCAATCGACGTTTATGAAAGCGATCGTAAAAAACAACGAGATGCTGAAAGACGCGCACGTTCAGCGGAAGATTTACAAAAACATCGTTGAGTGTATAAACCGTGCGAAGATTGGCAAGATTTGGGTGAGAGGAAATTACCAGTTTATGATTTCTGACCCGATCGCGCAGTGCCAGTCGGCGTTGGGATTACCAGTTAAAGGGGAAATTCCAGCCGAACACGTTTGGTCGAATTTTTGGAATGAACGACGAATTGAGGGTTATGTTGACTGCTGTCGTTCGCCAATGATCGATACAAGTGAGCATAACCCGTCGAAGTTATATAAAAGCGAAACCACAGAAAAGTGGTATCAATATATAAAGAGTGGTTTGGTGTACAGCATATACGATGTCGCGACATTTAAACACTCGGATAGTGACTTAACGATATAGGTCCTGCGATTGGTGACAATCGTATGCAAACTCGGTGAACCCATAAATGTGGGGTGTGGAGATTAATCTCTGCTAACGACAAAAATCTTCTTTCGATTTTCGCAATATAAATACGAGAAGGTGATATTGTTGGATTTTGATAAGATAGATTTTTCTGTAAAGAAATATGATAAAACTCGTAAATATTATGTTTATGAGTGGTATAATGTTGAAACTGGCGCTGTCTTTTATGTTGGTAAAGGTAGCGGTGGTAGATACAAAAGAGTGACAAATAGTTCTCGAAATATATATTTTTTAAGATATTACAACAAATATAAATGTGATAGCAGGATTTTATTTTGTGGCTTGACGGAAGAAGAAGCATATCTTAAAGAAAAAGAAATTATAATAAAATATAATAAACTCGGCTATCAATTAACGAATTGTGACGAAGGAGGGCACCCTGGTGGAGCTAATTCTGGAGAAAAAAATGGTATGTATGGAAAGACCCATACTCCAGAAGTTCGTAAAATCCTAAGAGATGTTAATCTTGGAAAGATTGGCAAAACAAATTCAAACGCAAAGTATTGCGATGTTTATGACGATAAGTTTGAATTTATAAAATATTTCGATTGTATAACCGATGCAATGAATTATATTGGTGAAATAGAGAACAGAACATATAAGAGTATGGTAACGTATTTTTGGAGATATCAAAACGGAACCATAGATATTATACTAAATAAGTATCATATAAAAATTTATAGAAAATCGAGAGAAGACAATGACGTGCCAAGCGTTTCTAAAAATGGAAATGAAGGTACAACGACTATCGAAAGCGTATAAATAGAGAAATACTATTTAAAGTAAGCAAGTAGAGTACCAATGAGTGAAATTCTCAACGGGAAGTGCCGAGGTTCTTATATTTGGTGAAAGAATATAAGAATATAAAATAGTCTATACCCCTAATAAATATCGGGCGACCGAGGGTAGGAATAGTCGATGGAGACATTGCCCTTTCAACAGATAATGAATATTTCTTGAAAGGCGCCCATCGTGGAGAAAGTATAATAACTTACGAAAAAGGAATTGCTCGCAAGGAAGAGATTTCCCAGAAAAACTTCGTAAAAAAAGACCTTATGGGTTTTGGTACGGCGGTCGGCAGCCTTTCAAACACCGCGACGATTATTTACGCGATGATTGGGATTTTCAATAAACCCGAGCAGGAGCCGCAACGCCAAGAGTTATACACACGAATAAAGCTTCTTCGCGAATACGTCGGGCAGGAAATCGATAGAGCGAAACTCGGAATAAAGCAGCAAAAACTTCCAGTTGAGTGGAGAAAATATATTCATGTAAATAAAGATGATACCGATGAAATAAAGGCGGAAAAATATAAACACAATTCCATGGTAATTAAAAAGAAACCTTATTTCTTTCGTTATCTTTATCCTGAATGTAATAAAGAGTTTAAACAATTTGAAAATGGCTATAACATTATATCAAAAGATATGTTTGGGCTGAAATTAAAAAAGCTTTTTGCGAAACCAAACAAAACGGGAAAAGAAATGACGCTCGTTAGACAATATCAAAAGAATTGCCCTCTGATTGTTTCAAATTGTACAATGAATATCTTATGTAAAGAATTTGAGAATGTTGATTTTGACATAAAATTTGGTAAATCTAATGTGAACATGCTTAATCTTTATCAAAATGAAGGTTTTAAAGTCAATTCATCAATTCTTACGAAGTTTCGCAACGCTTATCGTAAATATAACAATAAAAAGACAATAATTGCGCTCGATGATGTTTTTGAAAACAAAGACGAGGACGATATAAAGAATATTTACAATCTCGTTCTCGATACGGCAAAGCAGGAAATCCAGGAAGAAATTTTCGGGTTCGGGTTAAAGCCCAAGGAAATGCTTTTTTACGTCGGTCAGCTTGCGAAGGAATATACAAATTTCAATTGGAGTTTTGTTTGGGACATAATGGATTCAATCGTTCTCGAAGGCGTTGAACAAGGGAAAAGTTACGCACCAGTTCGTTCGGAAGACGGAGAAGAATATCTCGGCGAGAAGTTCGTGCTCAAAGAAGTTATAAAGAGAGCCGAAGGGGAGGTTTATACGAATGTTGAATGATACGACGATAAATCGATTATTAGAGACAAAAGAAATAACCTCTCTCGATGAGCTGAAACAGTTAACGGTTTATTTTACGCAAAAAGGTGTCGACGTTTCTCAAATACTCGAAACGCTCGAAAAGTACGAAATCAAGTTCGAAATCAAAGGCGTAAAAATTGAAGAAATCGTTCGGCTTTTAGCGGCAATAAATCCGCCTTCAAAAAAAGAAAAGCAGGAAGAATTCGAGATTTACGAGTTGGAAGTCCGTTATTTACAAAGAGTTAAAAACGAAGACGACAGAAAAATTCTCTTTTTACTTTTGGCAATATCAAAATACGATAATCATCCGACGGGGTGGATAAAATACAACCGCGACTTACTTTTCAATTTTTGGGGGATGAAACTCACAAACCCCCAAAGATCAGAGGTTATAAAGCGGTGTTGCGAGATTGGCGCGATTGATTTGCGCGTTATCGGGAGCAAGAACCCGATTGTGTGTTTTAAGGTGAATTTCAGGAATTATGATTTTGCCAATGCGGTGACAAAATTGAGTTTTAACGGCGCATCATTGATTGAGTTTTACGATAGCTATTTATACGGAGAAAGCGAATGAACGATTACATATTTGATTGGGCGGGAAACAGCGAAAAGATTTTGGCGGGCGGAGGTTATACAACCAAAGTCCACCAAACCTTCGAGCAGATAATGCTTTTCGCGTATTTAAGAGAAAAGGGATACAGCAAAGACGAAATATTCAGTTTGTGGATTAAAACCGACTCATTGCTTCTCCAAAAAATCGGAGATGACAAAGACCAGAGAGATAAATATTTTGGGAAGTTGTTCGCGGATTCGACGAAGTATAAGATCGAGAAAGGAAATCGGATAGATATTTATCAGAGCGAAATTGATTTTATCAACAATATGGAAGTGAGTATGTGGATAAAACAGTACGTTCTCGCGATGCTGTGTATTTATAAGTGGTATGGGAAGGAATGGTGCGTTTATAACGATAAGATTAAGAGGTTTTGCTATAGTTGCACGAGCACGAAAAGGGAGAGAGATAGTAATATAAAAGCATTATTCCAGTCTTTAACTAAATACAAAGCATATTTAATTGCGTCTATAGATAATTTTATTTCTTTTAAAATACTCTTTCAACTAAATGGTGGCAGCAAGTTAATGAGTATTGATAGCCCTAGAGATATAGAGAAAATTTTTAAATATATAGAAAATGTGAAAACTTGTTTGCAATGCGGGAAAATTTTTAAATATGATCACCATAATCAACACAAAAAAATATGTTATGAATGTTATTCTAAACAAAGAAATGGTTTTAATAGAGGTCTAAATCACCGTCATTTGTCAATTTCTAATATTATGAAAACAGACTGAATAAATTCCGATAAGGAGAATTAAAATGATAGATTTCGAAGACATAGATTACAAACGCCTTGACGAAGAAACCGAAGATGATTATACCCTTCGTATATGTGCGTTAAAAGAAATAAAACATCTTTATTGGGATGAAATTGCCCAAATAATAAATAGAACGCTCGACCAAAATTATACCGAAAGCAGATATAGAAAAATGTATTCCGCTTACACAAAAGGAAAAGCAGATGCAGTTAAGGAAGAGGAAATCCCAGAAATCTCCGAATATATGCAGCAGAAAATCGAACTCCAAAAAGAGCGTATAAAAATCTCCGACGAAAGAGTTCAAACGAATGCTTATATCCGTCAACTTGCGAGGGAAGAGACAATTAAAGAGATAGCCTCGAAATGCGCTCAGGAGATGAACTCTAAAAAGCTCCTGGAGGCTCGTAAAATTGATAGAGATTTTTTTGGCGAAGGAAATTCCGCGATTGTTTGCCTGAGCGATTGGCATTACGGTATTGATATAAAGAATTATTGGAACGTTTACAACCCAGACATAGCGAAAGAGCGTGTTGCAAAATTACGCGACGAAGTTAGAGTTTATTGTCTTGCAAACGGCGTAAAAGATTTACATGTTGTAAACCTCAGCGATTTAATTTGCGGACGTATCCACCTCGGGTTGAGACTTGAAAGCAGGTTCGACGTGATAACGCAGGTAATGCAGGTTTCTGAAATTCTTGCCGAGTTGTTAAACGATTGGGCGACAGATTTCGAAATTCATTATTATGACTGCCTTGATAATCATAGCCGTCTTGAACCAAATAAGAAAGACGCCATGGATTTGGAAAGTCTTGCAAGAGTAATCCCGTGGTATCTTAAAGAACGTTTGAATAACAGAATTATAATTCACGAAAACGAATATGATGAGGGAATTATAACATTCAGATGTCACGGTTACGAAGTAGTCGGCGTTCACGGAGATCATGATAAACCAAGCACAGTTGTTGACAATATGAGTTTGATGACACACAAACACTACGATTTGGTTGTGACGGCTCATCTCCATCATTTCTCGGCGGATGAGAAAAACGAAACGGTAGTTGTGAGCAATGGTTCGCTGATGGGAACAGACACATATGCAAAGAATTTGAGATTAAGCAGCAAGGCGTCGCAAAATCTTATTATCGCGACCGACAATTCACCTTGCGAATGTATATATAGAATAATTTTGAATTAAAGATAAGGCGGCTCAATGCCGTCTTTTTGATTGAAGGAGAAAAAGATGGCAGAAAAGAGAGAAAAGATGATAGACACGCTGTTTGCCCCGTCTTCGAGCGCAAATGACGAGGATATAGAATTCACCGAAGAGGATCTCGCCAATCGGCGTGAGGTTTTATCGGTTTTCGGGCACGACCCTTTTGAAAAAGAAAATATGGCAGACCGCAAGAAGATGTATCGTGACGTTACGGTTATGATTACGCCCGATTTGGCAACCGACCTTCCGAAACAGAGGGGCTGTTTGACGCTCGTGCGAAGTTATCTTCGTGCGGATAAGATTACCGAAGCAATTCAGGAATTAACCAAAGACGCCGACACGATGATTGAAAACGATAAGAAGTTGAAAACCCTGACTGATATGTTAGGCAAGGAAACGGACATCATAACTAAGACGGTAAAAGATTACGGATTTGCCGAGCGTTATTCGTTAGCGAAAAGTAAGGGTGTCGGAACACTTTCTTATATAATGCGTGAAAGCGAGGAAGTCGACCGCGATGACGAGAAAATAAACATTTACGACGTTGAAACAAGCAAAAGTATGCAGTTGGCAAGTGATATAAGCGCTGAATCGTTTTTTAAGCAAATTGCGTTGAACGCGGGCGACTATAAGGATATCGTAACGAAACAGAAAAAATTAATCAAAGAATTGACGGACGAAAACAAAAAACTCAAAGAAGAAAATCGTCTTATTTACGAACAGATAACCAAAGAAGAACTTTTGAAAGAACTCGCAAAGAAACTCGAAGGGAAGGGTTTAGGGCGTAGAGAAATACAAGATATGGTTCTCGCAGAAATTCATTACGATGATAATGAAATAAAAGAAATGAAGAAGCGAGGTAAAAAGAAATGATAAGTTTATATAGCCGAAAAACAGAAACCGACCTTACAATACGTAAAAAAGAGTCGATGGATAAATATGTCGATTTGATTCAATGGGGAAGAGAAAACCCGACGAAATTTATCGAAGAAATTTTCGGGATACAGCTTATCGACTTCCAAAAAAATCTCATTCTTGGAACGTGGACTTCAAACCGTGCGGTTTGGTGCGCCGCTCGTAACAGCGGTAAATCATTCTTGGTAGCGATATATGCAATGCTTCGAGCGCTCCTTTTGCCAAATTGTACGATTTATATCGTATCCAACTCAGCCGATCAAGCGCAAGCAACCTTTAATAAAATTTGTAAATTATGCCGTGGTGAAGAGCAGTCAGTTCAGACAGACCCCTGTATGTTTTATAACGAGTTGGTTAAAAGCAACGCCAACACCGATGGTTTCATAAAGAAACAAGGTAATTATTCGCTCACGCTTTTTAACGGCAGCACAATTCAAACACTCGCAGCGAACCCTGATACTGCTCGTGGTCGCCGTGCGAATGTAGTTATATTTGATGAGGCAGCATACGTTTCCGACGTCATGTATCAAGCGTGTTTGCCTTTCATTAACCAAGACCCGAACTTCAAAACAGGAAAAGGTTTCAATTCGAAGGTTCACCCGAAGACTTTCAACAACCAGATTATAATGTGTTCTTCGGCAGGAAGTGTTAATACCGAGTGTTATAGAGCTTATAGACAATGTATAATAAACTCGATTATTGGTTATCCAGGATATTACGCCGCAGATATAAACTGCGAGATGACGCTTCACCCTTACATAAACGGCAAACCCGTTCCAGCGATAGCGAATAAGGCTGAAATGGAAATGATAAGAGATACCGATATCCGAAAATATAACACGGAATTTATGAATTTGTGGACAGACATGGAATCACCCGATTCACTTCTTCAACGTTCCGTAATAATTCGTAACGAGAAAAAATATTTACCCGAAACCGCGAGTACCGACAAAACGAAAAAATACGTTGTTTGTTGGGATCCCGCCGTTCAACACGATAACAGCATTGTTTTAGTCGGGGAAATATTCAGAGATGAAAAGGTTGGGTTAAAAGGCAGGTTAGTAAATTGCTTCAATCTTATTGAGCCAGCGAAACAAAACGGCGGTGATCGCCAACCGTTACGTATGCCAGACCAAATCACTTGGGTTCGTAAGTTTTTGCGCGATTACAATAACGCAGAGAACCACGAATACACAAACGTAACGCTTCGAATAGATTCAGGTTCAGGTGCAGGCGGTAAAAGTATACCAGATTACTTAATGCCGTCTTATACAGATGAAAACGGCGTTAGACATGTCGGTGTTTATGATAGTAAATTCAATCCAGATAACGATGGTACGGGGACTTCTTATCAAGATATGCACAGAGACAAATTCCCCGAAGCAGTAGATTGTTTACAGGCGGTAGAACCGCGTAAATATAGAACCGAGATGTTCGGCGCATTGACTTCGATGATCGCGCAAGATTACATCGAGTTCCCGCCATCACTTCCCTCGCGTGGAGAAATTGAAAACGAAGACGGCTCGGTATACAAGTTGTCGTTAGAGGAAACCCGCGCGTTACTCGAATTTGACCTTTTGAAAGACGAAGCGGTAAGGATGCAACAAACGAAGTTGACGACGGGAGAAGTGAAATACGCAATGCCAAGCGGCAAAGATCACGACGATAGAGTTTATTGCCTTGCTCTTTTCGCCTCTTATTTGGCAAATATGCGCCAAGCTGAAAACCGTGCGTCTGAAAATAACAACACGAGTGAATTTGCCGATTATATAATGAGCCGTATTAGAGAAAGCGACGGCAAAAAGACTCAAAACCCGTTCGCGGGTAAAACGAATCCGTTCGCGGGTAAAAAGTGGTAAAAGGAAATAAAAGATGATTGGAAAATTAGTAGTAGATTACGAAGAAGTAAGTTTGGGAGATTTGTTGGATTTTTTAACTGATAAAGGTGTAGAGTGTTGTGTCGATGGTGATAACATTTATTTATATTATAACGAGAATCACCGTCGTTTGTCAATTTCTAATATTATGAATAAGAAGAAAATACACAATTATTTCTTCAAAGAATTGACTTCTCCGCCAACTCGCACGCCGACAAATTATGTGCAAACTTGGCTTTTAGAGAAATTCAATGAACAAGAACGTCTTCGCTTCGAGGAACAACATCAAGCCGAATTAAAAAAGGCACAGGAGAATATCCAGAAGGCGATGGAAGAGTATAAACAGTTGTATACAAAATACGTAAATCAACAAAACAAGGAGGCGCAGTCCGATGGCGGATCAAACAACTAAAAAACGCGGAAGACCGCGCAAAATTGCAGTAGACGAAGATGAGAAAATTTTAACCGATAACGCGAGTGAAACGCTTATGATGGAACAGAAGAGCGCGGCGGGAACGAACGGGAAAGTAACCATTAATCAGGTGGCGGAGAGTTTATTCTCGTTGTACGGGAGTGTTCTTGGCACTTATAACGGGAAATGGGGGGAAAACAACATAAACCTTTACAACCCGTTTTTGCAGAACTCGCGATTGAAGATGATAAACGCGTCCCCAGTAACGGAGACGCCAGAAGAAATCGCGCAAGCGTTGAAAGACCCAGGGTCTCACGAAGAAGAGCTTAAATCGGTCTCGGCAGGGCTTTCCGCTCGACAATACCTTTATTACAAGATATTGCGTGAAGCGTGCGATGTCCCGATGTATAAGAGTTACTTTTTACCTGAAACGCTCGAAGACGCGAGCGAATACACGAGTAAGAAATTCCGCGAGGAAGAAGCTTTTGTGGAAGAGTGGAAAGATAAACTCGACCCGCAGGCTTTGTTCAAAAGAATCGGGATGGAAGTCAAGAGAGAGGGAAAACCGTCTTATATATTCAGACAATGTATATATGAGGATGAGGGGAAAAAGCGCGTTAAATACGTAACGTTCCAAAAACTCCCTGCCGCTTATACCAAACTCACAGGAATTGGCGAGCATGGTTACATTGCGAGTTTTAACCTTATGGTATTTATGAACCCCGCATTTTCGCCGTTGCAATACCCCGAATTCATACGTAAGATTTGGGATAGCATTATTACTGGCAGAATCGTGTATCGCGACAATAAAGGTAATTATGCGGTAGATGCCAACAAACTTGCGCAATTTACATACGACGACGAAGGACAGGAACGTAAAGGGACGATAGAAATCGCTAAACAGGCGGCTTCGACGGTTTATTTGTATTGGGTGCAGTTGCCGCAAGACCTTTGCTTTACTTTTATGAGCGACGGTTCTAACGCATGGTCGGTTCCCGACACGATAAGCCTTTTCTCGGACCTTCAAGAATTAAGCGATTATTCAACACTTGCAGGCTTGATAGCGAGCAGCCCGTTGACGGCTGTTCTTACAGGTCAGGCAGAATTTATAGACGGAGCGCAGCCAGGTCAAGATCAGACTAAGATCAGACCGACGACGCTCAATGCGTTCCAGAACTTTTTTAATTCAATAGTTTCTGGAAACGTAAATGCTTTCTTTGGACCGTTCAAAGATATGAAATTACAGTCGTTGCCGAATATACCGAATAGCAGCGACATTAAAACGAAGGCGGTTCAAAACTTTATTTCCTCGGCAGGAGAGGGTGGTTTGATTGTTGCAACCGATAAACCGTCGGTAGCGATGATTAAAGGCGCACAAATGCTTGCCGAGTCTCAATACGATTATGTCACAAGACAAATCGAAACAGCCACAAACACTGTACTTGAAAAATGGTGCGGTTGTAAATATAAATGGAAGCTTAAACTTTGGGGCGGAATTTATACTTTTGACAGTCAAGTCAAGAACATGAAAGAGCTTGTGTCTTCGGGCGCAACGTTCGTCCTTCCAAAATTAGCTTCTGCTTATGACATGTCTCTCAGGCAGGTACGCGGAGTATCGAGCTATATTGATGAGAACAAGTTGTATGATAAATTCAAGACATTAGGTTGGGCGCAGAGCATACAAAACGCACAGGCTCGTAGCAGCTCGACACAGGATTCTAATGGCGTTGGACGTACAGCATTGGACGATACCGATATAGAAAACGATTCCACGGCACAAAGCAGAGAGACGGGCGCTAACATCACCGAATTGAAGGAAGATTATGTCGCTCAACATATTTGCCCGTTGTGCGGGAGCGAAGATGTTGAAGACGGTCATTTCTTATGCTCGGAATGTGAAGAAAAGATGGAATTAGACGGGGAGGAATAATTCAATGGGAGAAAAATGTAATCATCGAATTAAATCGAAAAACACGACCTTGCACTTACTTGGTCGGTTATTTATGACGCACCCGAATGTCCGTCACGCCGTTTGTATGATTTGTGGAAAAGAGTTCAAGTTTGTCGAAGATGAAAATGGCGAACTTAAACCCTTTAAGAAGAACTGTGAGGAGGCAGAAAAATGAAGATTTCAGAAGCTTGTTACGAGCAATTGAACAATCTTATCAAAAAGAGTTTCGATTGCAATGCTCAAGCGGATAACTTCGCGTATAACATCGATTACACGCGCTATCCGAACATCGCAAATCTTTATCATCATGCGTTTGCCCACAAATTTCCTCAGCTTGCGGACGTCATAAGTGACCTTATGATACAGTTAAACGCAAGACCAGTTAGAAAGGCAGTAAACGAGTATAAATCGGAATATCTCAGCCTTTATGACTTATTTGTCGATAATGACCGAATGATGGAGGAGTATAGACAAGAGGTGCGTAAAACTATCGATATCGCAGATCTTAACGACGATTATGAAGTTAGAATCGCGATGGAAGATTTTTTACTTAAACTTTTGCCTTATGTAAAACAGTCGGATATCTGGCGCACGAAGAGTGAGCAGTATAAGGATGATCCGTCGCAATTTGATGTGCATTTTGCAGAACTAACTACGCTTATCCCACACACATTATAAAATTAATTAACTTATAAAAAGGGGACTTTTAACATATGAAAGAAATTGTCGATTCAATTATTAAATATGGAAGTACCCCTGTACTGATAGCTGTGCTTATATTTATTATTATTTGGTTCGCCAGATATCTTAAAGAAATAAGTGAGAAACAGCAAGAAGCAAGCCAGAGGTCCGAGGAGCGGGCTACTGAATTCTTAAAAATGATCAAAGAGGTCGAGGATAATACTAAACATACGCATCCTGGACCAGAAGAGGAAGAAAATAGGCGTTGTAATGATTTAGTAATGAATTTGTTAAATTGTTTACGTGAAAAATCTGGCGCAAATCGTGTAAGTTGTTTTATATACCATAATGGGGGGTATAGCGTAACTGGAAGAAGTTTTCAGAAAATGTCGATGCTTTATGAAGTAGTTGACGGGAAAACAGTTTCGGTGATGAATTCTTTTCAAAATGTTCCTCGAACAATGTTTTTCACACTTACTCAAAAACTATCAGAACAGGGTTGTTACGATATTAGCAATATCGAGGACATAAAAGATGCCGATGCGATAACGTATCAAACCTTTTATGCAAGAGGGGCAAAGGCGGCATATTGCGGCGTAATCAGGGATAGTAGGAAAAATATTCTTGGTTTCATTGTTGTTGAATATACCGCTGACAAATGTAATGATGAGAAAAAGACGAAAGACCTTATTAAAAACAAGGTCAGCAAAATAAGCGCAGCATTGGAGGTAAATCCAGAAGCTCCGCTTAATCAAGGAGGGAAGAAATAATGCTTAAGTGTTTTGAACTTGATTCTAACCAAATCAGAATTAGAGACATCTTAAACGACAAAAACTTCCTCGAAATAGAAATCTTTGCGATTTCTGATGCAAATCCTAACTGTAACAAAAGTCATTTTACGCTCGAGTCGATGCAAAAAGATCTCGAGTCTTTTAACGATAAGCCGATACTCGGTTTTTTCAATAAACAAGGTGATTTTGAGTCTCATAACGGAAGAGTTGCTTACGATCCAGAAGAACAAGTGGACTATTGGGACAACTCTAACGGAGAACAAATTTTAGGTTTTATTCGCCAGACGGATAGGAAAGAAATCGTAGAGAGAGACGGTTTACACTGGATTTACTGTACCGCAATGATATATACTCAATATAACTATAAACAAGTCAAAAAATTGCTCAAAGACCGCAAGAAAAAAGTTTCGGTCGAAATAGCGGTTTTAGACAGCGAGATGGTCGACGGAATTGAATATATCAAAGAATTTGACTTAAAGGGAATAACAATTCTCGGAAGCCGTAACGGCATACAAGTCAAAGAAGGTATTGAAGGCGCGGGATTATCAATTCTCGAAGTTTTTGATGCGGCGAGATTCAGTGGACAAAAACAAACAATTATTCAAGCGTACTCTCAGTTAGAGGACGACGAGAAAAATAAGGAGGACGGAAATTTGGCTATGAAAGATTTTGAAAAAGCTCTTAAAGTCAACAAATCCAAAGAAGCCATGTCCGATACCAGTTGGGGCGACGTTGATAAAGCGGAGCTCAGAAAACGCATTGTCGAAGCGAGCAACTTTAAGGAAATCGCAGATGACGTGTTCCTCGACTTGAGAGAAGGCTGGGAAGAAGGGGAAGTTACGAAGCTCAAATATCCAGTAATGGAGATCAAAGGCGACGAACTGGTATATAACAGAGGGGCATTAGGCTCAGCGAAGGCTTACGCCGAGAAGAACGGCGAAGAAGAAGTCTTAAAGAAGTTAAAGGCTATTTACGGGCATTTAGATCTCGACTTCGAAGCGAAGTTCGATTGCGAATGCGACGAATTCTGTGACCTTTACGAAGACGACGTTCCGTGCAATGGCGATTGCGGCGACGATTGTGATAATCATGATGATTGCGACGATTATTCGCTCGAAAAACACGCGGAAGGAGTGGTTGTCGAGGAAGCGAAGGAAGAACCTGTAGAAAAACCTGCTGTGGTTGTTGAAAAGGTTTACACCGAAAAGGAATTCAACGCGGCTTGTGACGAATTGAAGATGAAATGCAATGAAGCGGAAAGCAAATTTGCTGAAGCAGAGGGCAAATATTCGGAACTCGAAGCTAAATGCAGTGAATACGAAAACAAATGCGGCGAATACGAAAGTAAGTGTGCGGATTACGAAAAGAGATGCGCGGAGTATGAGAAGAAATGTGCAGAACTTGAAGAGAAGTGCGCGAATTACGAGGCAACCGCAGGAAAGCTTAAACTCGAAATGGATGAATGTGTCGCAAAGATGCAGGATTACGAAGAGGTTAAGAAAGCTCGTGACGAAATGGTTGAGAAATTCGCCGTTATGAAGGTCAACGAGCAAAAAGATTATATTTCCAATGTATGCGCTAAAATGAAGTTTACGGAAGAAGAGATTAAACCGATTGGTGAAAAATGCGAAAGAAGAGAATATGAAGATATCGACGCGATAGACAGAGATATCGCTTATTTGTCTTTCCAAAAAACTAAGGCGACACTTTTCAGTGAAAAAACGGAAATGTTTAGTGTAAATATTGTGGAAGAACCAAAACAAAAATCTGGTCGCAAAGAAAAAACATTACAAGAGCGACTCAAAGATAATTTAAGAAAATAATTAAGGAGAAATTTAATATGGCTACTTTTGCTAAAATTAAAATGATGTCGGAAGACGTCAATTCTCTTCTTCTTACTGGTAAGTTTAAGGCTAAAGGCCAACTTGCTAGAGTTGAAGATGGCGCTATCGTAGTTGTTGGCGACTTGATGGATAGCACGGTATATGCTAATAACAAAGATATGAACGTATTTGAAATCGCCGCGCCTGCTGCTGATACCGATGAAGTTGCGATAGTTGATATCGTCGACGTTTCGAAGGGTGATGTTTATGGTGACGCGTGGAGACTCGGTGTTAGAACCGACAGCCTCTTTGCTGAACCTGGTCAGCCTGTTAGAGTGAGAATATTCCATAAGTATGACAGATTTGAACTCTCGGCTGATGGTTTCAAGAGTGAACCTGCCGTTGGTAAATATGCTGTTATTGAAGCTGGAAACACTAAGCTCGTTCCTTCGGATGAAGCTCCTGCTGCTGGAAAATTCGGCGTTAAGATCGAAATGGCGAAAGATTTCGTTATAGGTCAGACTGTTGCGGGCAAGAAATATTACTGCCGTGTACTTTAATTTTTAAGGGAGGAATAGAATATTATGTTAAAAATGTTTAATTATAAGAAATCTGAAGTTGCCCTTTTTAATGATGTTGTAGACGGTATCGTTGATTCCGCTCGTCAAAGCATCGAAGGCGTTCAGAACCGTAAAGAATACGAGGAAATGCAGGATGTAGTTTGCGAAAACCTCGTTAAATACTGCGTAAGCAACACTCGTTATGAGAACAGATTTGAAGCGGAAGGTCTTGACCTTATAAAGAGTCCCGCTGTTAACGGAAGCAGAGATTTCAGAGAAAACTTCGACGCGGTTATCGCGCAGGTTATCAACGCGACTCTTCCGATGACGATGAGCTCGAGATTTGCCGACACGTTTATGGAACTTCATCATGTTGGTTGGGGCGACACCGCTCGTTTCATCGTTGATTCCAACGAACTCTATCAGGTAAACGAACTTGCGGAAGGTATCCACCGTGGTGCCCTTCAGCACATTTACAACAACGAGATTTCGGTTAACCCGCAGCCCGTTGAAATCGCTGTTTCGATCGACTGGTATCTTCTCGCTTCGAGAAAGTTTGATATCGGTGTTTGGGCTGCGAAGATCGCTCGCTCGTTCGAAAACTACGTTCTTGCGAAAGCTATCGCTTCGCTCCTTTCTGTAACGGATGGACTTGGCGCTGGTTACACCACGAACGGTGTTGACGTTAAGAAATTCGGCACGCTTGCTCAGAGAGTATCTGCGGCTAACAACGGCGCTGCTGTTTATGCTCTTGGTACTTCCGTTGCGCTTGCTTCGCTTATGCCCAACACGGTAGGCCTTCAGTATGGTCTTGGCGTTGAAATCACGAAGAACGGCTTCCTTGACAGATATCTTGGAACTAACGTTATCGCGATTGATCAGGCTATCGATCCGTCGACCTTGAATTCGACCGCTAACCTTATGGTTCCCGATGATAAGATTTTCCTTATCGCGGCTGGCGCGTACAAACCTCTCAAAGTTGTTATGGAAGGTAATGAAATCACCCTTACCGACATTCCTGAATATACTTCTGACAGAACTTACGTATTTTCCGTAAAAGTCCGTCTCGGAATCAAAGCGGTGCTTGGGTCCAAACACGGCGTTATCAACCTCGGTTAATTAAGTTTTTTAATGGCGTTTCTTTTAAAAAAAAACGCCATTTCCATTACAAAACGCTTGACAAGTGTCAAGCAATTTGTTATAATTAACGTGTAAATTGCGGGACAGCGACGGCCATCGTTTCCTTTTGACTCCTTACCCCAAGGATTACCGCTTTTTATATATTTTGTAAGGAGATCAAAAAATGAGAAATTTTTCGAAAGAAGAGTTATATGAATTATATATAACTCAAAACAAATCAAAAAGAGAAGTAGCTGAAATATTGCATACTAACGAGAAGACTTTGGGCGATTATTTTAAAAAATATGGAATAAAAAAATCAAAAGAAGATGTCGTTAGAGCAAGAGAATTGACATGCTTGAAAAATTTTGGTTCAACAAACCCAATGAAAAATATTGAAATCGCGCAAGAACTTCGTTCCAAACAAATAGATAGTGGTAAAATTAAAGATATACCATACGAAGAGCTTTATGATGTTTTGGTTAATAAAAAAATGCTTGTAACCAATGCGGCGAATTTTTTTCATACTTCAATAAGCACCATAAAGAGACTTGCAAAAGAAAACGGGATTGAAATTTGTAAAGAAGAATTAAAATCCGTTGATAAAGACGAGTTGGAAAATTATTATATTACAGAAAAACATACTCGCGAAGAATGTGCAGAGCATTTTGGAGTATCTTATTCTCATATTAAAACGTTTTTGAAAAAGTATAAAATCGAAAAAAGTAAAGATGAGATTTTTGAAAACATTAAACGTGGGCATAAGCGTAAAACTGGATATGAATATGCTTTGCAAAACCCAGAATCGATAGAAAAACAAAAGGCCACTTATAAAAATAGAACCAAAGAGGAAAAGTCGGAGACAATTGAAAAACGCAAAAATACCTGTATGGATAGATTTGGTGTGAATAACCCTTTGTGTTCGAAAGATATAAAAGAAAAAGCTTTTGCCACTAATATAGAAAGATATGGATATAAAACATCAATTCAAAATCCAGAAATTCGTAAAAAAGCGGAAGATACTTTATTTGATCGGTTTGGAGTCAGGAACCCGTCTTTAGTTCCCGAGTTTAAACAAAAAAGAGAAAACACCATGCGAGAAAGATTTGGTGTTTGTAATTACGGAGAGATTGTCTTATCGGAAGATATTAGGAATTTACTTAATGATAAAGATAAATTCAAAAAATATGTTTTAGATAATAAGTTGTCGACAACGTATGATATCGCGGAAAGTATAGGATGTTCGATTACAACTATTACAAACAGAATTCACGAGTATAATTTAGAGGATTTGGTGAATAGGTCTCAATCGCATTTTGAGACGGAAATCAATCGTATTCTGACCGATTGGAATGTCAGGCATTATAAAACAAGACAAATTTTAAGTAACAAACAAGAAATAGATTTTTATTGTCCGAATGAAGCGGTTGGTTTTGAATTTAATGGTAATTGGCCTCATTGTTCGATTAATAAAGATAAAAAATACCACATGGACAAATCATTGGAAGCGCAAGAAAAGAATGTAAGATTTGTTCATATATATGAATACGAATGGTGTAACCCCCAAAAACAGCCAATAATATTATCTTTAATGCGTGGAGCGCTTGGGCTTTTTGATAAAAAAATATATGCAAGAAATTGTAAAACAAAAGAGGTTGGAACAAAAGAGTATTTCGACTTTTGTAATCAAAATCATACCCAAGGTTATAGGCAAGCAAGGGTTATTTATGGGCTTTATTTCAATGATGAATTAGTTCAAATAATGAGTTTTTCTCATAATGATAAATATGAGTGGGAGATAATTCGTGAATGTTCTAAAATCAATACTCAAGTAATTGGCGGTAACTCAAAGCTGTTTAAATATTTTATAAAAACGCAAAATCCAAACAGTATTTTTAGTTATTGCGATTTTAATAAATTTAATGGCAAAGGCTATGAGTTATTGGGTATGAAATTTATAGGATATACTGGTCCAGATATGAAATGGTATTTGAAAGGCAATATAGTTATAAATAGAAGTCCAAGTAAAAACAAAGAACTCAAAGAAAAAGCTATTGCCCAAATTTGGGGCGCTGGTTCTAAAAAGTATTTGTGGATAAAACCGCAAGAATAAGTTAAAACAAAAGTCACGTAAGCGGCGTTTTGTATGATAAAAGTAGTAAAAGGAGAAAAATTATGGCAACAACAACGACAAAAAAAGAAATCACCGAAGAATTAGAGAAGAAACCTGCGCCCCCAGTAGGCGCCACATCTACGGCAATAAAATCGCCGAAAACAGACAACCTTGACGCGAAAATGGCAAATCTGACTGACCTTATGTCTCAGTTCGTTCAGGCGATGATGGCAAATCAAGCAGCTCGCACAGAGGTTAGAACACCCGAAGACAAAATTGTAATTGTCCATTTGGCACAGACTGACCCCCAACTTGGAACCACAATTCACCTTTCCAACACAGAAATTGGAATGACCGAATTCGGTGAAGAAAGGCAGCTCACGATACAGCAGTTCGAAGAATTGCTTTCGAAATACAGAAGCTGGTTCGCTAAGGGACTTTTGTGTGTGGCAGACGGATACGAAGAGGCAGCTAAAAAATATGGCGTAACAACCGCAGGTTCGTGCCCCATAGATAAGACGTTCATAAAGGGGCTCGGAGATATACCAATGAGCAAGATCGAAGAGGTTTACGCTAAACTTCCAGAATACGGAAAAGAAAACCTCGTAAGTTACTGGATCAGGTGTGCTTATGACGGAAATCCGAAATTCACCGATATGCGTAAATTAAAACAGTTTAACGATATAACGGGCGGCAAGTTCGATAATATAATCGTTGAATTCGAGGGAAGAAAAGATACGCCCGAAAGTAATAGACCAAACATCGTAAGATACTAATTTAATCAAATAAATAAAAGCCCCATTTCATTACACGATTTGGGGCTTTTTAAATAAAAAAATAACGGAGGGGAACACCAATGATTCAGTTCTCAGATATTTACGAGCGGACGGTTAATCTTATTGATGACCCCGATATCAACAGAGCTTATTTAACAAACACAATTGAATTTCAGAAAATAATGTACAATTTCCTCATCAACGGTTTAAGTTACTTTTCCAACCCGATAAACGTATCCGACGCGCTTGCACAGTACGACAAACCGACTGGCGAGACAGAAGTCGGAAAGTGCGAGGCTGGAAAGCAGATTTACAATGTCACGATGGACATACCCAAAGACGCGGAGATTGTATTTTACATAGACACGCCGAACAAAAAAGGCGTGTTAATCAAACACCGAACGGAAGCGACTTATGACGCGACCGCTAAAACCGTCGAGTTCGCGAACCCCGTGAACGATGGCGAACAATATGAAATCGAGTGGTATAAGGCAGGCGCATTTACGGCGGATTTTATCGCCGCAGGGAAAGCAATTGGCGATTCGATGACAAAGCGTGTAACGGAAATACTCGCAAGAACAACGGTAATCGCGTGGGCAGAGAAAGAGCAAAATTTCTTGCTCGATATTCGTAATGTGTTCAATGATACCGACTTTAAACTTCATTCGCCCGCAAATTCGTTGAAGGCAAAAACCGATTGGGTAAAGGATTTGCAGTTCGAGATTTATTCGTTGCAGAACAAGCTCGATTGGGATTTGCGGAATAGGAGCGTGAGTTGGTATGGATACTAATACGTTTGAAAACCGCATAATAATTTCCGACGCCGCGAAAAAGAAATTCCTTGAAAAACTTATCGGCAAGATGATAAAGATTTTACATCTTGTTGAGGAGAGAGAAGAAACTGGAATTGACCCTCGTGATTTCATATACGGACAACTCGTCGAGTTAAACTCGGCTAACCAATTATTCGACAACGAATTGGTTGAAATAATCGTAAAACTCAATGTGGTTTATCGCGATTTCAACAAAGTCGAATTTAAAGCAATAAAAAAACAAATTTTCGAGATAAAGCGTAAAATCAACTATCTTATTGATTTAATCGACGCTCGCGAGAAGGAGGCGGCGAAATGAGCAAAATAATAAACAGCGCGTTTACCCCGACTTCTTATGTTTACGATCTCGAAAACAATGTCGGCGCTAATAACGGAGAACCTTACAAAATAATCTCTCAAACGCCGAAGAATTATTCAAAATATAACTACTACTTACACACGTTGCAGGATAAAATCGACGCCGATTGGAAATACCGTCCTAACAGAGTTGACGTTGAAGAACAGGAAATCGAAGATTGGGGCACGGATAAATACACCCCGATTGAGGTTGTTATTCAGACGCTCAAAAATGACAAAGGCGAGAAGCTTGCGGACGACTATAAAAAGCTCGTATTCCGTGATATTCAACACAACAAACTTCTCGGAATGAAATATCGTTTCTCGTTTAACTTCGATCTCGAAGAAGATGACGTGGATAAGTTCTGCTGGCTCATTACAAACCTAAACGAAACTGACCCGATGAGCGCGGTTGTAATAACTCGTTGTAACGGCACGATTGCTTCAGTTTTTAAGAACGCAGACGGTTATAACGACGTTCATATTGAAGAAGTTATCGCAGGAACCGATTTGTCTGGAACGGGCTTCCATTTCAATGAGGCGATTTTGACACAGAAAGACAGTATAGTGATGATTGTTCAGGCAAACGATTATACGCGCGGTTATTACGTGAACCAACGTTTTATCGTCGGCTACGACACGGTTTATAAAGTAACAAACATTGAAAATTACAACAGCAGAAGCACTTATAAGGCGAAGGATAACGGGTTAATCGTGTTATACGCGACCGTTGACCAAAAGAGCGAGCAAGACATCTTTGACAAAGAGGTTTACGGGAAAGAACACGTTTACCTCGCGTATAATAAAGCGGAAGACCAAATTACGGTTACGCCGCCTGACGTTAGCGAGGGATATACGTTCAGATTTTACGAACCCGTTCCGATGCCGACCGAATTATACAGCGAACCGATTACGTTCAAAGTCGGCTTATTCCGAGGTGACGCGTTGGTCGAAGCGTCCGTCAATATCAGCATAACGCTTGGTACGCTTGTGCCGTTTGCGGTTTACGACCCGAATACTTACGCGGGTTATGCGTTCCTTATCACGAAAAATGGGGAGCAATTTTACGTTGTTGATCTGGCTGATTACGAGAAATACGTCGAAGTCGTTGATGATGACGACAAAGGTACGTTCACACTTCGCAGGCTGAAAGTTTACGCTCGTAAAGAACTCGTCGTTATGGCTTATATATCGGCAGAAAACAGTCCGACAGGCAAAGAGATGAAACAATCGTTCGTTTTGAGCCTCCGTGGGTTGGAGTAAAAGTGAGAAAAGGAGGAAACACGCATGGGGCTTCCTATGTATTTTGACGACAACGGGTATAACCGTTATAACGACCTCGACGGGTTGGAGTGGCGAATTATACACGCGTTGGTAAACAGCGACTCGAAATACGGCAAGTATTTGTGGAAGTTGCTGAAATATAACACGCCTGATTGCCTTATGAATGATGAACTCAACAACAAAGAGAAGTATAAAATGGTTTATCGTGACAATGGCGATGCAAGCAATTATAACGTATTTTTACTTCCGTTTATCGACGACGGTTGGACAAAGCAGGCTTCGAGGCTTGACGTTTACGTGAGCCGAATCGAGCCTTTTGATCAAGTTCGCTCGAAAGTCGATGTAACGCTCGAAATTATAGTTCATAACAAAATCAATAACGTTTACGGCGATGCGGATGATGAAGAAAACCCGCTGACGAACCCGACTGAAACTGATGAAGATGGGAACATCTTAATTCCGACGAAGAGCCGTGCAACCACTATTTTGAAGTGCGTTTTGGCTATTTTAAACGGCTTATACGTCGATGGTGTCGGTACGTTACAGTGTAATCAACTGACAAGCCCGTATTGCGGAGTAAGAAGTTACGTCTGGAACGACCGCTCGTATTTTGGTTATTCGGTTACATTCTCGACGGTTATGGCGCAAGAAACGGTTAATCCTGATTGCGGTTGGTAAGGCGGTGATTTAAGTGAAAATTTATAACCCCAATTTACCGCAAAGCCTCGTTGATGAGCTTAATCGGCTTAATGCAACGTATTTTCAATTCGATGAACCCGTTCCATTTAAAGACGGTTTAATGTTATACCCGATAAACGTTCGGTATCATGATGAATTTTTAGCCGCGTCGGAGTGTTTGACACTTAATAAAGACGATGTAGAAGGAAATGAAGAGAAAACTAACCTCGAATATCTTTTACTGAAGATGAGCGGGAAGGCCGAACAACAAGATGAAGATGGACCGCCGAAAGGCGCGTTAGAAAAAGCCGCCGAAGAGAAAAAGGCAAAAGAAGAGCAGGCTCGAATTTCACAGTATTTTATACGCATTTGCGAATTGGTTTTTCACGTAAAATATGGCATTCGTTGTGCGAAGTGTGGAAAAGTTTATGATTATCAAGAGTTTTTAATAAAAGCGCTTGATAAAGAACATCCATTCCATTGCGAGTGTTATAAAGGCGAAGAAGGTGAGGAGGAAGATTTCGATATAAACATAAAATATCGAATGAACCCCGAAACTAAAAAATACGAAATTTTGATTAACGGAATTACAATAACATCGGAAGACTTCGACCGTTTGAGACAAATTGTAATGTATCAAAATTTGCCTGACTTTAAAGATGACACTTGGGTCGACCCCGATATGAGAGCCGACCAAGCGGAGAAACAAAGGCTTTTGGCGAAGAAAAACAACGCTGGAACCGCGACACTCGAAAGAAAGATTGTTTGCGTTTCGGCGAAATCGTGTTATAAAATCGAAGATATTTACAAATTAACAATGAGAAAATTCTTGATTTTGTTGTCTGCGATTGATGACGCGATGAATTATGAGTGTACACGTATCGGTCTAATGACTGGTATGGTGAGTATGAAAGAACCAGTTGAACACTGGATTTATAAGAAAGAATCTGATGATTTGTATGGTGGAGAGGCAGTAAGTCTTGATGATATACAAGAAACAATTGATTCTGCATAACAATTTACAAAAAATTATGGCTTTAAAAATGTGGTTAATCCGCTGCATTTTTTTATTGCTTGATTTTAATATATATAAATTTATATAAATTAAAAAAGGAGAAAATTAATATGGCTAATTATATTCTTGGCGATGTTATGAAAGCCGAAGCCTTTGTCCGTGGCGAAGACGGCAAACTTCAGCATTATTTCAGCGCGAATACAATGACTGATAGCACGCTTAATATATCTGTTACCGCCGAAGAAATTCGTGGTGGTTGGGGAAACCAGCTGCTTGGTAAAATATTCCATGACACTAACTTCGGTGTAAATCTTACTGAGGCTATGTGGTCGCTTGATTATCTTGCTGCTCAAATTGGCGAAGAAGTTAAGAAGGGCGCTGGTAAAGATCTTAAATCCGTTGCTGGAACAGTAGCGGCCGAAGGCGCTCTTACGGTTACTATTCCCGAAGGAGATACTATAGCTCCCATGTTCGACAAGGCGGCTGGTTTCTGTGCGGCAGCTGATAATACTCTTGTAGTTTGGGTTAAGGACTGTAACGATGAAATGTTCACTTATACTGCTACGAAGGATGGAGATGGAAATACTTATACGTTCCAACTTGTTGGCGATGCTAAACCCAAGGTTGGCGCGGTTTGTGTTACTTACCCCACTGAAGTGACTGATTGCGAACAACTTATAGTTTCCGCTGCTTACGCTCCTAAGGAATTTAGCTTATTCCTTTATGGCAAACTCTTTGCTGGTAATGGCTGCCAAAAATCCAAAGGTAAATATGCTGGCAAAATAACCATCGAAATTTCGAGATTCCAACTTGATGGTACGGTTGATCTTACGATGAACCCGAGTTCCGCTGCTTCCGTTTCGCTTAACGGTCAGGCTCTTGCTTCTGGCTGCAGCTGCGATGGCGAACCTCAATATGCTACCATTACAACTATCATAAATAAATAATGAGTTGTAAGTTTGCAACTGTGAAAGACATGAACCCTGTTAGATGTGCGATTGATAACGTTGGGAGATGTCTTTTTCAGTATTGGTGCTCTGCCGATAGATGTTATAAATGTATCGGTGACACAATAAAATGTAAACATTATCAAGAAGCAGATAATTCTAAACAACTGAATAAAAAATAATAATAAATGGAGACCGTTGAATGTGTTAATTGCGATACGTTCGCGGTCTCTTTTTTATCCATCGTATAATAAAATAAAACTTTTATTCAACAATTTTATATTAAAAGTGAGTAAAAAAGGTGTAAAAGTAGCAAAATTAATAACAAAAAATACTAAATATTGCGGGGATGAATTATGTTATATTTAGATTATGCTAAACAAATTGATTCGGGGTACATTTTAAATCTTTTTGCAGATTCATTTGAAGACATAAAAGAAGTATCCAATGGTAAAAGTTTTGTAACGAAGAATGGCACTAATTACGGAGTACCACAAGCGGGAAGTACGGTTACAATAACCACTCCTAATGCACCCAAGACTACTTATGTTATAGATGCAGAAGGAACGTGGGTAGTCGCTGAGAATATCTCTTATTCTGCGGTTGTAGCAAACCCCACAGACGAAGCGACGGAAAAGCTGGAGAAACTTAAGGTAAATGACACAACTTACGGCGTGGGGTCAAAGTTATACAGAAAAACGGTTATTGTTACAAAAGATGAAAATAAATGTTATTTTACAACATTTGAGAGCAATAGCAATAAAATAGTCGGGCGTTACAGACTTTTTGGTATCGGCAGTTGCTTAATTGATGGAGTTTGGTATCCATGTAACAATATCAGAATGACGGAAGAAGTAAATTCTGAAACAGATTTCAACGCTCAAATAGGTTACGTTAAATCTGAGGTTAACGTTTTTGTAGCTAAATTCGAAAACGCAACAGCAACAATAACCGTGGAAGAGGTGTAATATAAATAAAATAAAAAAAATAAGATAAAAGGAGGATTAATATGTTATATTTAGACTATGCAAAACCTGTTGATGGCGGTTATATACTTAATTTCTTCGCCGATAAAGTTGAGGATATGGAATCCATAACTGGCGGCAAAGAATTTATCACAAAGAACGGCACGAATTACGGCGTTCCCCTTAAAGGTTCGACGGTCGTAATAACCGCTCCTGACAAAGAGAAGAAGACGTTCGTTCTCGATGAAAATGGGGAATGGAACGAGGGCGGATTAGACCCGAACCAATTTTACACGAAGGAAGCTGCTGACGAAAAATTCATGGAAAAGGCAGGCGGCTCGATAACTGGCGACCTTACCGTTGGTGGTAATCTTGTTGTAAACGGAAAGACGACCACGGTTGAATCCGAGAACCTCGCCGTTAAAGATAAACTTATCGAGGTTGCGGCTGGAAACGCGGCGAAGCTTGCGGCACCCGCTGGTCTCGTTGTCCCGAAATATGACGGGACGAATTCTGGTGCGCTCGTATTTGACGGCGACGGAATTGCTTATGTCGGTGACGTTGTTTTGAACGCGAAAGGCGATATAGACGTTTCGCAGAGTGACCTTGCGGCGTTGGCGGTAAAGAAAGATATACCCACTGATTATCTTGTCGGTGGCGAGCAGACAGCCACTTCTGAAGACGATGGCGGAGCTAACGTATTCACGTTCACGAAAGCTGACGGAAAGACCGCAACATTTACAGTGAAGAACGGATCAAGGGGCGCAGTTGGTCCCGCAGGCCCCGCTGGCGCAAAGGGCGAAACTGGTGAAGCAGGAGCCCAAGGCGCGGTTGGCCCGACTGGTCCCAAGGGAGACAAAGGAGACGTAGGTCCGACTGGCCCGCAGGGTCCGAAAGGCGATGCGGGTGCGGCTGGTGCAGCGGGTGCGGCTGGTCCGAAAGGTGACGCAGGTCCGCAGGGACCTATTGGTCCGACAGGCCCGAAAGGAGATCAGGGTGAGACTGGTCCCGCAGGTGCAGCTGGCGCGAAAGGCGCAACGGGTGCGCACGTTACAGCTATAACGCTTACGAAGGATTCGACGGGCGCGATAACTAGCGGCACGGCTTCTTTGAGCGATGGCACGAGCGTTCCCATAACGGTAACGGTTGCAGAAGCGTAACAAATAATATAAGCGTGGCGATTTCTTTCATAAATTGAAGGCGATCGCCGCGCAAAATAATAGAAAGGAGATAACAATGGATACCGAAAAAATCGTTTTATATATTTCTTTAGGAATTGTTTGTCTTTGCTTAATCACAGCTTTAATTGTGAAAATTGTGAAGCTTTGCAAAATGCCCAAAGAAGAAAGAGAAAAGGTTATAAAGACTTATCTAAAAGGCATAATCATGCTGGCGGAAGAGGAAATTATTGGTACGAAAAAAGGTGAGGAACGCCTTGCGATGGTTGAAGAATATTTCAATAAAAATGCCCCGCTGACGTATCGGATTATTTTGTTTCTTCTCGGGAAAGATAATTTAAAAAATTTAATCGAAGATGCACTCACCGAGATCAAGGAAGCGTTACAATAATATAGAAATTTTGTTGTAGAGGTATTTCCTCGAGGTGACGGTAGAGGGAGGGAAACAATGGCGCAAAAATATAAAAGTAAATGGACGGGTCCACAAGTCGACGAGGCAGTCGGGAACGTCTCAAAAAAAATAGACAAAGACAGTTTGACTGGCAGTAACGGGATAACTATTAACAAAACCGTTTCGACGATAGAAATAAGCGGAGTTGAATTGGTAAAAAAGACGACAGAAGCTAACAGGGTATATGGAACCGATTCAACTGGCGGGCAGGCTTTAAAGCCGTTTGCCAACACCCCAACCCCTTCTGCCTTGGCGGCGTATAACGACGTTTCTAACTTAAAAACGTCTGTGCCCGTCGAAGATTTGGATTGTACGAACAAGAAATATGTAGATGATGCAATAGCAGGAGTGGCAGAAAGTGTAACAGTCGACGGAACCTCGCTTGTCAAAGATACCGACGGGAAAATCCAGCTCAATCAGGAGTACATCGACTATCTCGACAACCAGCTCTATCAGCCGCCCGCTATTTCGGTTTTCACCATGCTTGATGCGGCTGGTGCTGCGCTTCCCACGAGTAACGAGTTGGGCACGACTTTAAGCGCGGCGGCGTTTAATCACCAAGAAACGAACATCAAGAACATCCAGGGTGATAACGTCGAGTTGCACATTAACAATGCGGCGGCTGCGACAATTTCAGCCGCGAAGAAAGACGTTGCAACAAAGGTGACTCTCACAACGGCGCAGAGCATAACAAACAGTACCAAATTCACACTCAAAGGCACGAACACGAAGGGCGCGGCTTTCAGCAGAGATTACCAAGTCAACTTTTACAGATACGCATACACGGCGACGACAGACGCGACAACCGCTCCGACAAGCGGCGCAACGCAACAAGCGGCAGTCAGCACTTTCGCGTCGAACGGAAGTACGTTCAACTACACCAAGGGCGGGTATATATACTTCTATACCGACAACACAGGCAAGAAGGTTCAGACGAACGTTTTAGGTCAGTGGGCGGATGTTGATACGACAGACATGGGCAAAGTTACGCTCACGCAAAGTAACGGCTCAACACACGAATATACGTGTTACAGAATCGGACCCTTCATCGAGACGGGTTCCGCTAAATATAGAGTCTAAGGAGGGTGAATTATGGCTTTAACGATAAATACAAACATTAAGAATGAGGCTAACGGCTACTCTTTAGACGCTTCGCAAGTTAAGGGCGGATATGTGGTAGTCGCGAATGAAGACGAAAGAAACGCAATCCCCGCCGCAACGAAGGTAAATGGAACGACGATTTACCAGGCGGATGTTGGGAAGGAATATAGATGGGATGGCAGCGAGTGGCTCGAGGTTTCGGGAGGCGGGACCGAGGTTACTCCAAACCCAACCTTAAGCGGAACGGAAGCGGCTCTTTCCGCCCTTCAAATAGGCGATACGAAGTATCGAATAGAAGGCTCTTTAACAACTCTTATGGTTGGCATTGATTCCTCGCTTTTAGGAGGTTGATTATGGCAATTAAAAGAGCGATAAAAGCGGGAGATAAAAGTATAATTTCATTTAAGAAGGCAATTAAGGTTGGCGAGATTACTCAATTAGTCAATTCTACTACAATTAGTCCATTACCATCTATAAGTGGTGTGTCCGTGACGTATGATGGAAAAGGTACAATTCATTTATCGGGCACTTGCCAAGGTGGTGGCGGCAGAGTCTCTTGGGGTATTTATATGGAGATGATAAAGGGGCATAAATATCTGACAGAATCTTTTATTGATGATGCACTTTTATATTTAACAAATTATAATGTAGGTAGTATTTTTCAGGGTATTTTATCAACTACGCCTATTTTTGAATTTACTAAAGAAAGTGGAAAATATAGAATGGGCTGGAATCTTCTTAATGAAAAAACTTATAATGTAGATATTACCCCCCAACTCTTCGACCTGACCGATATGTTCGGTGCGGGACACGAGCCCACCACCGTTGCTGAGTTTAAGGCGAAGTTCCCTGAAGCGTATTATCCTTATCAAAGGGCTGTTTTGAACGTGTATAATAAGGTGGTCAGACCGTGCGTGAGAAAGGGAGAGGTTGTACAGTTAGTCAACCCAGTAGATTTTGGTTTTACAACACAGACTGTTAATGGTATTACTTTTACAAATAATAATGATGGAAGTGTAACTATAAACGGAACAGCAACTAGTGATGCAGCATATAGATTAATATTAAACAGAGACAAAATTATAAATGGATATGTATATTTATATGGTTCTGAACAAAATACTAATGATTATGGTGTTGCATGGGGAACTAATTTGCCACAGAATTTAACTTTTAATACTGCTTCAATTAATAATAATTATACTGTTATAGTTAAAAATGGGGCTACGGTAAATAACATAACTATTTTTCCGCAGATATATAATCTCACTGCCATGTACGGAGCAGGTAACGAGCCAAAAACTCTCGCTGATTTCAGGAAAGATTATCCAGAGAGTTATTATCCGTATAGCCCAATTCAGACGAAGAATTTGTTCGATATAAGGAAAGTTAGTGGGTTGATTAGTAGTCTACTTGGCAATCTTAATTATTATCTTACTAAAAATTTAACTCAAAATTCTTTGAAAATTCGTTATGGTGGATACGGAACGGGAGCGTTTTTAAAAGAACCATATATCTTGTCAGCAGGGACTTATACATTTAGTTGTAATTGTGATTATGATGTTATTAACAACAGAGGCGGTGTTCATTTGTTCGTTGGAAAGAAGGCAGCAGACGGGTCGAGAATGAACGAGATAGCTAGTGGTCCTTACCGCCAGGTACATCGTTTAGTTTTAACTTTTACCCTGGCGGAAGAAACCGAAGTTTATTTATCTCTGCAAGGTGATGGCGGACCTACTAATTATACTAACCTAAACAACGTATTTTTCAATATTCAACTCGAAAAAGGCTCAGTCGCCACAGATTACGTGCCGCATGACTACATTTAAAAGGAGGAAAATGAGAAATGGCAGTAAATTATACAGATGTCCAAAAGACAGAAAAATATATATCAAGAACTAACTTTGACGCCTTGGAAATGGCGGCAGTCCCCGAAGGGACAGAATTCAATATCGTTGATCCGATTCACGAGAGCGATTTAGACAGTGACGTTTTACAGAAGCTTAATAACAACGCGAAGATAAACACAGCGAATACTTTTACAGCGGCACAGACGTTTAAGAAAGATATCACGATCGAAGGGAACATCATTCAGAACGGCAGTGCTTATGAGACGCACGCGGAAAAGCTTTATACGAAGAATGACATGATTTACACGCGCGATGGGGCGACCGCCGCGTTGGCAGATAACGCTTATACGGGAATTCAGGCAGTCAAGTATGACGGTACGAATGACGGGCAGTTGGTGTTCGGAAAAGATGGCGTCGCACGTGTTGGAGATGTCGGGAATACACAGCCTTTGGCGACGAGGGCGGAGGCAGGCGCGATTGTGGACAAGCACTTGCTTCAGTGGGACGCGGCTGGACAGACACTGGTTGACAGTGGAAAGAGCGTGAGTGATTTAGAGGGTGGCGGAGGAGATGTAATCGCCGCTGGCACTAATACTTTCACGGGGAACAATACTTTTACTAACGGTATAACTGTGGCGGCAGATAGTACGGCTACTTCTGCTCATATCGTATATGGAAGCGATGGTATTAAAGTAAAGAAAGAAGGAACCCCTGCGGCTAGCCCAGAATTTTCTATTAAAATTCCTACTGATATACCAGGAACTTTTGCGGTAATAAATGCTGTAAGTAATACCCTCAATACTACTGGTTTAAATGTTTCAAGTTCTGCAACAATAGAAAATATGCTTCTTGGCGGTTTAACTTTTAAACCAACTGTCACATATTTTAGTGTAGGAAGTTTTAAAATCACGCTCCCTACAAAGACAAGCACTCTCGCCACAACAGACGATATAAGCTCTTTTGTTAAAAATAATGCTTCTACAAATTTTTCGGTTTATGATGAAGTCAGCGGTAACAAATCTACACTTGGTTATAGCGGGCTAACATTAGAAGATCCTGTTGCTCATAATACTTGCACACTAAGTGCCGCTGGATTAGTACACAGACAAATGAGTAATGATGGAGCAATAACAAACCATAATACTACCTTGGCATTTGAGAGTGCTGGTTTAACTACAACATTAACAGTTCCTAATAAAACTGGTACTCTTGCTCTTACAGGTGATATTCCGATTAGTTCGGCAACTTTAAGCGACAACGACACAACCTTAACGCTTATTCTTAGATAAGGAGGAACGGTATGCCTTGGGTAATAGATAGTAAACTTAAAGTGGAAACGACGTTGCTTCAAAAAGTCGTGGTAAATGGGGAAGAGCTTTATAAAGTTGATTGCGTGGATAAAAACGGCGTAAAGCACACGGTTTTTCACAGGTACTGGGTCGAACCCACTGGCGGAAGCAGCGATAGCGAAACCATGGACTCGGTGGGCAATGGCAGTATCGCCATAGGGATAATTAACCACGCATTTACTGATGAATTAAAGAATGCGTGGGGCGTTCTCGAGTTCGATACGGGATTTCATTCTGATTTAGCACAAACTTACAATTTCAGGAGAGAAGTACCCGACGAAGGTAGGGACGAAGAAGTCGATATAGCTCAAACGGTATTAGACTTTTTCTGTTGCATAACGAAAAAGGACTATGCGAATTTTGATATTCTTCAGTCGGCTCTCACAGATATTTGCAACGATGGCTCGTTTAGTCAGCTCATAGAGCAATATGGATTAGCCACCAAAATAACCGAATGGATAAATACATGGATTCAGGAGCAGACCGACGCGGGGACTTATACCGAAGCCGCATATCAAAGCTTCATCTCAACGGTTGATGGAAGCGGAACAAACCTCAAAGAAAAGATGAACGGCGACGAGAGCTTTCAGCAGGCAAGACAAGATTTCTTGACGCTTATGGCAAATCAATTAGGGATTACCAAAGACGAGCTGTTAGGCGGAAACTGGTAAGCAATACAATAAGAAGTAAAATGGCAGACTTTAAGATGTTAGCGGCTTGTTAAAGTCTGCCTATTTACAAATATGGAGGGATTTAGATGATAGAAGGATATTATGATTCAAGACACACTGGGAAGAGGGTTGATGGCGCTGTCGCTAAAATTCCTCAAGTTTACCCTAACGAAGAGAGCGTTGTCGTTGTAAAACCGAACGGGAAAGATAGCGAGTACAGGCCGTTTCGCGATGTTTATGAAGACATCCCGATAGATACGGGCTTATCCATGACTTCGAAAAACCCCGTCGAGAATAAAGCCGTAACGAAAGCTTTATACGAATGTATCCCATACCCGACAAAAGAAGGGGAAGTAGGTCAATTTTTAGCTAAATTTAACGACGGCACAATGTGGGTCTCACCGCTAAGAGGGCTCAATGGCAAAAGTGCTTATGAAATTTGGTTAGAAGTGGGATATGCGGGCACCGAAAAAGATTTCGAAAGATGGAAAACGGGCGCGACGGGCGCAACTGGTCCGACGGGTCCGACTGGCGATCAAGGCCAAACAGGTCAGACGGGAGATACAGGCGCAACTGGTTTAACTGGCAATACGGGCGCGACAGGTCAGACGGGAGACACAGGCAATACTGGTCCAACGGGTTTTAAAGGTGCAACTGGGGGAACAGGCGCCACGGGAGCAGCAGGTCCAACGGGTCCGAAAGGAGACACAGGCCCGACAGGCCCAACAGGAGATACGGGTCCAACGGGTCCGAAAGGAGACACAGGCCCGACAGGCCCAACAGGAGACATAGGTCCAACAGGGGACACAGGTCCAACAGGTCAAACTGGTGTTAGCGGTGACATTGTAGTAGAATCTGTGGAATATAGAGTTATTAACGATTTTTTAAATTCAACTTATGGATATCCAACTTCTTACGCAACAATATTATATTTCACATTTACAAATGGTAAAAAAATAACAGTATTTTTAGGTAACTAAATAATCTTATTAAAAAAATCAATCAAGGAGGGATTTGCCATATGGCAAGAACAACGGTATATAACGAAGATTTGTCAAAGGAGTGGCAGATCACAAACCCGAAAAATCAGAAATTACTCAAAGAATTTATTCGTTATTGCGTGGCGAACGATAAAAGCCCGCAAACTTGTAACCAATATGAGTCGCAACTCAAAATCTTCTTTTGTTGGAATTACAGGGAAAATGACGATAAGTTTTTTGTTGACATAAAGAAGCGCGAGCTTGTGAACTTTTTCGGTTGGGGGCGGAGTATCGGTTGGAGCTCGTGCAGGCTTGCTTCTCTTCGCGCGGCGTTAAGTTCGTTCAGCAATTACATAGAACGAATACTTGATGAGGATTATCCGACATTCAGAAACCTTGTGAAGGTTCTCGAACCGATTCACCTCGAAGCGGTTCGAGAAAAGACGATAATCGAGAAAGATGATATAATGGCAGGGATTGAGCGGTTAGTTGCGCTTGGAGAATACCAATACGCGTGTTTCCTCTCGCTCCTCTTTTCGTCTGGAATGAGAAAAGCGGAAGCCGCGCAGATGAAGGTCTCGTATTTCACGACCGATAAGGTAGTCGTGTTTAGGGGACTCGCTTATATGACTCCGAAAATCAGGACGAAAGGGCACGGGGCACGTGGCAAGCAGGTGCCGAGATACGTGTTCAAAGAAACGTTTGACAAATACTTTGAGCTATGGCTTAAAGAGCGCGAAAAGCTCGGGATCGAGATAGACGATTTATTCGTTGTAAAAGGTGCCGACGGGAGATACCGACCCGCAAAAGGGCAGAATTTTTCACATTGGGCAGTGAAAATCGGGGAGTTAATAGGCGTAAATTCACTATATTGTCACAGTTTGAGACACGCGTTTACGACGTATTTGAAACGGCAGAACTTCCCGACCGACGTCGTTCAGAAAATCCAATCGTGGGGAAGCGCAGATATGGTGGCGAGATATGATGACAGAAGCGATAGCGAAGAGTTGGATAGCTTTTTTGAAAAAATGACCGAAAAGGAGAGAGAATAAGCATGGTAGAAAATGGAACGAGAGCGGACATCGCCCGTAAAAGATTTGAAGACACAAATCAATTAACAGCAAAACACATGATATATGTCGGGACTGGCGACACAGAAGAGGTTACCCTCGGAAAGGATAAAAGTTATATTTACAAAACGGAGGGGAAGAATATTATAAGCGCGATTAATGACGCGACTAAGGATGAAGCGGGTATCATAGATAAGGCACACAGCGCAGAAACAGCAGATCAGGCAACTAATGCAGAGACCGCGAAAAAAATCGTATCAGAAGACGATAGTAGCATCACTATAATAAAAGGGAAAAGTAATAACAATCAAAGTAGGATTGTCCCTCCTGGAGGCGTTGAGGTGGATTTAGGTGCTTCTGGGTATGAGTTTGCTAAGGTTTATGCGAACATTTTTACAGGGACGGCAAATGCAGCGATAGACACTAATTTTTCGAGAGAAACTTTTAAAAGTAGTGTAGTTTCAAATACATCTTTTGGACTTTCTGAGGCGGGATTTTATTATATTTATTTTGTAATAAATTCTCAAAGGATAAATCTTGGTTTGATATATTGGGATGGGGAAAATGATAGTTACAGCCCAATAATGGCGAGTTATAGAGATAATGGTGGTTCTTTTGAGATATTATGCGATGAATATTTTGCGCGCATCTACCCCTTCGAGCTCGGAGGAAAAATCGAAGGAAAAATTGCGATATATAAAAAAAGTTCGCTTAGGAGTAAGCCAGATGCTTGGGCGTCTGCATCATCAGGGGTTACAATATATTACAAAAAAATCAGATGAGGTGGCGGCATGGCACAAAAATATAAAAGCAAATGGACAGGGCCACAGGTCGATTCAGCGGTTGATCAAATTACCGATAAGATAGACAGAGGCGAGATCGGGGTTGCAGGCGGGATCGCTTCTCTCGGAAGTGATGGAAAGGTTCCGAGTTGGCAATTACCAACAGCAAAGAGTGTTACGGCTGATAATTTTATAGGTAAAGATGGAATTACAATCGACAAAGCAGCTGATTCTGAAAAGATAGAGATAAGCGGTAGTGGATTGGTAAAGAGAGGAACCAACGTTAATGTTACAAATTATGGTCACGTATATGGATATAATGGAAATGGAACAAAAGTCATAGATAAAGAATTTATAGTTAACCAAGATGCTGAAACGCAATCAATTGCTCTTAGAACTAACAAGGGTGAATTAATTGCTAATACTACAGATACAGCAGGGGACCTTACCCTCACCAACAAGAAATATGTAGATGATAACTTTGTAGCTAAGGATACAACTCCCGCAAGAGTAATATATGCACACTCTCCTGATGGTACTCCTTTAATGTTACATCCTCAAGTTAGTGATACTTTAAGTGAATGGTGGCTTCCAGTTTATAGACCAAGTGTATCAGGCGATACTGTAACAGGTAATGCAGTGCTTTTAACCGCCGTACCAACAAGAGATTATCAATGTGCAAACAAAAAATATGTAGATGATGCAATAGCAGGAGTGGCAGAAAGTGTAAGCCGTTATAAACATCACGTGAAATTTACATTTGTTTCTAACACTTATAACGGAAGTTTTTTCACCGATATTTATTCAAATCAGAATACAGTGATAGATTCTCTTGCAAGTTTGAAGACTTATTTAGGGGATGAATTTACGAAGGATTTGTATGGGTATTTAGAATATAGCAACGCTTATCGTTTAGGCAATTTAATAACCGACACAACAGTATTTTACATACAAAACGGTGTTGGGACTCAATCAATCTCTAACTTTACTATTTCTGATACAGTAACGACAATCTAAAGATAAGGAGGATATATGAATACGGAATATTATTTATCTAGATTCAGCGGGGAAATGATAGACGGGAAAGTGGATAAAATGCCGAAATCAAATCCTCGATCAGATAGTTTAATTGTAATTAACAAGGATGGGCGAAGCGGCGGGTATTTAGCATTATCCGACATCGATCCGTGGAAATTTGTAGACTCGGCATTATCGGCGACATCAGATAATACCGTTGAAAATAGCGCGATTACGAAGGCGCTTTCTGAAAAAATCCAATACCCAAAAGTTGATGGAGTAAACGGTTGGTGTTTATTCAGAGACAAAAATGGTATTGCGTGGAAAGAGATGGTGCCTGGCGATTTTAAACAAGGAGACAGCGCTTACGACATATGGTTGCGTGCTCCCCATCAAGGCACGAAAATAGACTTCCTTAACAGCTTAATAGGCATAGCTGGCGAGAGGGGCGCTATAGGCGGCAAAGGCGCGACAGGCGCACAGGGCGCAAAAGGCGAGACAGGTGCACAAGGCAGTAAAGGCGCGACAGGCGCACAGGGCGCAAAAGGCGCGACGGGCGCGACGGGTGATCGAGGAAGTCAGGGCGCCTCGGGTCGGCAAGGCGAAACGGGCGATACAGGTGCAGAAGGCCCGAAAGGCCCAACAGGTGATAGCCCAAAGGGTAATACGGGTGCAGAAGGACCAAAGGGTAATACGGGTGCAGAAGGACCAAAGGGTTCCAGGGGAGATCAAGGGCCAATGGGTCCACAGGGGGCACAAGGAAACCCAGGAGCTTGGGGTTGGGAATCAGGTTGCGGCGGAAGTTCTCCAAGTAAAGGTTCTGATTTCCTATATGAGCCGATAGAGAGTGCCGTTATGTTTCAGATGCTAAATGATAGTGGGGAGACAGAGGGGGTAAAAATAACTATGAGTATTACAGGGAATACGATTTAAAAGGTGAAATTATGAATGATTATAAATCGGAATTTACAGGCAGAGAGGTCGATAAAGCGATAAAAAAAATACCATCTATTCCGCCCGATGATGATAGTATATTTTTGATTAAAAATGATAAAACTGAATATTTTTCTAAAAATAAGCTGTTAAAACCATTTGATATTGATTCAAATTTATCCGAGACCTCAATAAACCCACTTCAAAATGAGGTAATTGCAACAAATATCGCGAATAAAATAACCAATCCTCCTTTTTTAGTTGAATCGGGCTATTTATCGCAAAGCCAAGATGGTGTTATATGGGATGCAACATATAATCAGAAAAAGGGAAAATCGGCATACGAATTATGGCTTGAAGCAGGCGGTGTCGGAGACGAAAAAGCTTATTTAGATTCTTTAATCGGCGCGGCAGGTCCAACAGGGCCAACAGGACCAACGGGAGTCACGGGTGCGACGGGTGTCACAGGAGCTACGGGTGCAACAGGAGCTACGGGTGCAACAGGAGCTACGGGTGCGACGGGCGCCACAGGTACAAAGGGAGATACTGGTACGACAGGCCCTACGGGAGATCAAGGTCCGAAGGGCGACACGGGTGCAACGGGAGCTACAGGAGCAACAGGCAATACGGGTCCAACTGGTCCAACTGGTCCGACAGGCCCAACAGGTGCAACTGGCGATAGCCCGAAAGGTCCAACTGGTCCGACAGGCCCGATGGGGCCAGCTGGGGATCAGGGGGCGAATGGAGAGAATGGGACTGGAAAATATCTTAAGAACCTCGAACTTCATGTTAATTGGAAACGGGTTGGAGAGCTTGGAAAAAGATATTTTTCTTGGGAAAAAAAGGAAGGGTATAAAGAGCCATATATGTTATGTTTTTATAATTCTTCAACTGAGAGGGAGGAATTAGGGATAACTGAATATAATATAGAAGAAGATCCTTGTTACAGAGGTTGTCTTTGTTTTGGTAGATATAAGGACCCATTCGACTCAACTTCGTTTCCTAACCCATATGAAAACCCATATTTATTATTGGGAGATGAATCTTATACTTTTACTCAAATTTTAGATAATAGGAATATTAGGCAACTTGATGAACGTTTTTATACGGATTTATATAAGTATATGATTGATTATGAAAGGGAATACAACCATTATTATAATTGCGTTGTTCTATATACGCCGCAATGTAGCGAGTTGCACACCAATGTATTACAAACAGGTAAATATGGGAGCGGAACAAACAAAATTTTAAATTTAAAAGATTTTTTTGGAACTGGTTGTGCTTTCAAGGTTAATATCAGTATAGGCACTAAAGTTAACAAGGGTTCTCTATATGAGTTGAATTATGGAGAAAATGCTTCTTTATTAAGTTATGGATTAGATGCGTTTGCAGTGGATAGCGTTTTATATGGAGAATTGGGCATAGATCAGGGTAGCGAAATGAGAAATTGTTTCTATAAAGGTTGGGCATCTGGTGTCGGCTATTCGCGTGTAATAACGTTTAATGGTGGCTCATATGGGTTGACTTGGTGGGATAAAGACATTAATAATGTATAAAATATTTACAATAATGGAGGTACAATATGATTTCAGTAAAAACATTTTACGCTTATGGTAAAGAAAAGCCAATTACAGGCGAGAGTTCTGTTATTTTTAACAATTCTGCGGAGACCCTCACTATGCAAGTTGACGAACTAGCGGGTAGTGTTGAGTTATATGGTACCGCAGATTTTGATTCAGATGTTTTTTTACAAACTCACGGGCAATAGCTCGTCTTTTGAGTTAGTAAACAAAATCACAACCGACGGGATTTATCACTTCTCAATCGAAGGCATTGCGAAAATCAAATTTGAGGTCGAAAACACCAATAAAGATTTGATTGTATTTTGCCGAATGACAAAGGGGGTATAATCTTATGACGGATAAATTAGCGAGAGATTTAGCATTAAGTGCTTTAGACAAAGTGAATAAAACCGTCGAAGGTGTTCCGAAGGATTATGTCGATGAGCATTTGTTGAAGAAGGTAGATAAAATAGAAAGTTCGTCCGCAAACCCGCGCTTATACGGAGTTAGCGAGGCGGGGTCTCAAACTAGTTATTTCGCCACCCAAACCGCCAACGCGTACACAATTCCGATGAGAGACGCGAGCGGCAGATTTCAAGTTGAAAGCGGGTTGGCTCCGAAACAAGCCGTGAATAAAGAGCAGCTTGACGCTGCGTTAGATACGGTCGCGAAGCTGGCGGAGCCTAACACTTTTACGGAACAAAACACATTTACATCGGAAGTGAAGTTTTACGGAACCGTTGAGCACACGTCCAACGTAAATATAACGAACGGTTTTCTGAAAATATTAAACGGTAAAGACAAAGATTATGTCACGACGTATAATGTTGATAATATTAAGGTCGAGGAAAATGGAAGCGAATACACACTGGTATTTCCGAATCAATCTGGCACATTAGCGCTAACCGATGATATTACGGCGAAGATAAATGAAAAAATCGGGTTTAAGTATTCGCAATTGAAAAATAATGATGTTTTAATAACGGTGCGATTCAAAAAGACGATACGTGGGAAACCAACGACACGGACGCCTCGTTAAGTATTCGGCATTCTGACGCGATTAATCAATCGGAAATAGCAGTATCGAAAGCATTTGCAGAGATAGGTGTTCAAGAAGTAACAGGGCAATCTAGTGCCACATCTCAACTTACTTTAACAACGGATAACGTTAGTTTAACAAGTACGCGCGGAGCGGATACTTATACGACCGTCATTATAAACCCCGATGGGGCGACAATCAACGGTGAGAAGATAGCGACCGAGAAAACGGTTAACGCGAAAGTAGCACGTATCCCTGAAGGTGTCGAATTAACCGACCCCGAAAGCGCGACACAGGGGAATTTGACGGCGGAGCAGCTCGCAAAACTTCAGTTCAACAAAGCGAATTATATCCTTTTCGCAGGGAAGAAATATGACTTGCGGAATGAGCGTTCGCAACAAGATTCGTTGTCTTACGTTTACAATGATTACTTGAACAGTCGTTGTATTCAAGACGTTATAACGATCACGGTTTCGACTCGTTCGTGGGTGCGTAATTCGTGCACGTTGGTGACAAACAAAGATTACGGCGATGGTACCGCTGGCGCGGTGTCGATAAAGAAAGACTTTTCTGGCGGGTTACAATTGGCGACGACAGATGGAGATTTAAGCATATATGGTGCGGTCGATGCGGATATAACTGGCAGGAATTCCAAACGCCCGATTACGCCTATAAACCTCAACAAAGCGGTTTTAGCGGCGTTGACCGATGCGAAAAAGGTTGAACCAACCGAGCAACAAAAAACCGATTTTAAGGCAGCATGGGGAATTATCGACGCTGTAAATATTCTCGACGCGGAAATGTCCGATGATAGCACTAATGCAGTTCAGAACAAGGTTATTAAAGCAGAATTAGATAATCGTGTTAGGTGCTCAACAAACGTCCAAAGCGGGCAAGTAAAGGTCTACTGCGCGACACAGAATAACCCAAACGATGTTTGTTTGGTTTCGAGTTCTGGAGTACAAAACTCGATTGCTCGATATACGTCGACGGGGCAGCTCGCTGTCGGGAGAGAGCCGAGCGGCGATATGGAAATCGCTAACAAAAAATTTGTGGAAGGAATTGTTCCGAAATATGGGGCGGAACTTCCAAACCCAACCAACGACGCATACAAAATCGGGTGCTCGTTTTTAAACACGACAACTGGCGGCTTATATGTTTTGGTTGCTTCTGGAAGCGCGAGTAATCGTTCTTGGCAGTTACAAACCACGATTGAAAAGCCGAAATGGAGAAACACGCTACCACACATAAATGACACGCAGGAAATCGACGCGACAAAGGTCTTATTTACGAAAGTCACGATTACGACGATCGATAGTACAAACTTTCCTGGAATGAACGGAAAATCTGTAACAATTCAAGGATTGAGTTTTTATGGGTTTGCGGCTGGCACGATTGTGTGTGATGAGATAACGGGCGGTATACAGTATAGCCCGTGTTTTATTGGCTCAATAACTTCGAGCAGGGCGTCTGGAGTTTTAATAAAAGGCTCTAACGCGGTCGCGGTTATAAGTGTTGATAATCCCGAAGTTTCTTTTGCTTACGAGTATTTGTGGTGAGATAAAACCCTCGTTTTATTCAATGGAGAAAATTTAGGATATTTTTTAGGTAAAATTAGAGACCTCGCTACGCGCGAGGTCTCTAATTTACTATATTTTTTTAGAATTTGGGAAATAAAAAAACAAGGAGGCACGGAATATGGATATAAAACAGACGCTTATGCAGGCGTTGAAAAAAGATATAAAAATAGACTTAGAGCGGAAATTAGAGAAAGTGCGAATTCCGTGCATGAATTATCTAAAGGAAAACGCTCTAAGAATTTTTAAAGAGAAAATAACAGAGGTTTATAAAATAAACTCTGATAGAATACAAGTAATAGATTTACCCCTATTTTTAAAAACTGTAACAATACAAGACAAAGATAAGTGGAGTTTTGATATTTTTATTGACGAAGATTTGTTAAATTTTAAAACTAAAAGTGGTGAACAGATTTATCAATACTCTAATGACGGGATGTTTTATACTAACAACGAAGAAGTTCATAATTTAGATGAATATTGGCATTCACCTATAAACGGGAAGAGTGAAAATAATTGGTATAAAATTGAAATTTGGAAAGAACTTAATACTTTTTTAAAAAATGATTTTACACAATATGTAAAAGACAGATTAATGGAGGTAAAATAAATGAAAAAAACTGACAAAATCGGTGTTGAAATATATTTGAAACAATATGAAGATATGTTTAAACAGTATCAAGAACTTTTAAACAAAGAAATGGGCAATCATAAAGATATGCTAACTTCGATTATGAGAGAGCAACTTGATGATCTCAAAGATACTTATAAACTTCCAATGGACAAAATCCGAGAAATAGAAGATCGTATTTTGGCGCCGAAATTAAAAGAACAGGCTGAGAAAGCAGCACAACAAGCTAAAAAAGACGCTGAGGATTATTTGAAGAAGAACCAGGAGACTATCAATAAGGCATTAGGTGTTAATAAAGATAGTATGAAAACACTCTTAGAGACAAATAATTTAGTAGTCGAAAGTAGTAAAAAAGCTCTCGAGGACGCAAAAAAAGCGAAAGAAGCCATAGAGAAACAAGATAAAAAAATGAAGATGGATAGAGTTAGGGGTGAAAGAACTCTTAAGGCTCAAAAGGCAAGAGCGGAAAAAGAGAGCCGAATGAGAGAGGAACAGGCTAAATCGATGTATTTTGAAGCCGCACCATCTTCTGATTATGAAGTGATAAACGTGCCTGGATGGGGGCATGATTATAAACATAAAAAAGCTAAAACTGCAAAAATGAGGAGTGGGAAAGAAGTAGATTTAGGTAACGTAAGGCAATTATCCGTTACCAAATTAGCATCTCTTATAACTCATAATTTTGAAGATTTTGAAGCTTTGGCAAAAGAAAATGCAAAGAAAATTGCTGATTTTGAATCCAAACATGGTAAAACCCCATTAGACAAAGATAAAGCTAAGGAACTTTCCGATCTTAAAACTTTACAACGTGAATATGAAGATGCTAATCTAAATTTAACAAATGCCCAAAAAAGAGGAACTGCATTTCATAAAGTGGTCGAGCTTGTAGAAAAAAGTGAAATTTCTTTGGATGAATTAACAGAAGATAGATTAGAAGAACTTGGAAAGCAATATGACGAAATCGGGGAAGGGCTTAAACTTCAACAAAGAACCAAAAATGGCAAATTAAGGTCTGTTAAACAAAACAAACAAATTTTAGATCTCGTAAAAAAATATGACGAATTTAAAAAACAAGCTGGGTTAAAGGGGCAAACAACTACAGAAACTCCGCTTGGGATGCTTGTAGATCTTGGTGACGAGGTTGTAGAAGTAGTAGGAACGTTTGATAGTATTTTCAACGAAATGTCGACCCTTGTGGACTTTAAAACTAGTAGCAGAGTCGATGTAAAAAAAATAGGAATACAGCTAAACTTACTCAAAAAAATGGCGCTCCTTAATCCCAAGTTTATGAAAGCCAAAGGGATAAAGGGTAGCCTCGACGCGTTGAAAGTTTTCCATTTGCCATTTAGAGGCGGAAAGGGTGGTGTTTATGACGTTGGCACCGCCGATGATGCAATGATGTGGCAGTGGATAAAATCCGCTTTCGATATTTTAGCTGGAGAAACGACGGAAAAGCCTGACGTGCCTGTCTTAATGCGTGGTAAATTAACTCTTGGCGAATGGCAGAATAAAAAAAAAGGTACAAGTGGTAGGCAGTGGTTGCTCAATAATATTTCTTTAAACGATTTAGCCAAACAATATGAAAGAGGCACTATGTCTTACGAGGAAATTATGGATAACATAAATTCCTTAAACGAAGAAGACCGTCGGCATTTCATAAATTTGATTTGGAGCACCAAAGAATACGAAGAAAAAAAGAAAACTCAACGAGTATTTAAAGTCGTAGATGGGAAACGCGTTCCACTGTTAGATGAAAAGGGGAATGCACAATACGATGCGTCTGGCAAGCCATTATATGAGATGCAAGATATTGTGTCTTCGGTCCCCCCGAGAGAAACTGGAAAATTATACAGACAGGGCGCATTGTGGGACAAATTAAGAGGCGATTTGAATTCTTTTCAAAAAGATATTGAAGGAATAGTTGATGATGAATACGCAAATATATCTAATAGAATGACAAAAATTCAAAATCAAATCTCGAAAATCAAAATTTCTTATATAGAAGCAAAAGAATTTGTAACCGATGCAAACGGGAATTTAATAGAAACCACAAAAACTATGCCTGCGAATGAAAAAGAAAAGGCGAAAGAAAATAGACGGAATGAGCTAATAATACAAAGAGAGGCGTTGCGCGAACAGTTGGCTAACCAAGCCACATCTGCTTTTTCTGAACAGGTTTTTAAAACAGATCAAGGATATGGGAGTGCTCAAACCATTGGTGGCGGGTATTTATCTGAGTGGGCAAAAGCTTATCGTATTCATTCTGAGAGCGGAGATGGATTGGCGGATCAAATCGCTAACCGTTTTGTCAGTTACATTTTAAACGCTGGATTGTCTAATTTTCAACTTGATGAATTGAAGGGTGGTTTAGTTGGTATAGCGGCAAAAGATGAAGCTAATCAAGCATTTGTGGACGCTATTCAAGATAGACTGTTGGGAAAACATTCCGTAATTGCCCCTGATTTAGAGAGAGCCCAAGAACTCGAAAGTCAAATAATAGCACTTAATAAAGAAAGGGCTTCTTTAGATAAAGATGTTTTAAATCCAAGAATAGAAGAAATCGACAAACTTGTACAACAACTAATTGCGGAACAGGATCGAGTCAAATATGCTCAAGAAGTTGGTGGGATTTTTACCGATGAATCTATCGGCATAAATGAAATGACGGAGGATTATGCTTCAGAAAAAGGCAAAAAATCCGCTCGGATGCGAGGCGAAGCCGCAACTAATAGAGCTGCTCGAATGATAAGTCGGTTAAGAGCGTTTTCAGAATATGATTTGTCCGATAAAAGTTTTGACGACGTTATGGGATTTATCAAAGGTTTGTCTGGAATAAGGAATGAATTTAAAGGATTTTTAAACGCATTGGGTTCAGATGAAAATTCCGAAATAGACGAATATGGTGTGCCTGAATATATAGAAAAGAGCGAAAATATTTTGGACGCATGGACCACATTTGTCCGTAATTTAAAAAATAAAGTTCGCGGGTTAGAAAATTTAGACGAAAATCAGATAGAAGAGGCGGTTCGAGGATTAGACATTTCAACTGGCGTTCAAGAAGACATTGGAGGGCTTGCTAAAAAAACGGGGCATAAATTATCTTGGTTATATCAACTTAAAGATATTTACGACGAGTTTTTATCGCCAGAGATGGAAGAGGTTAACAAAAGTCTTTCTGAAAAAGCTAAATTTACTTCGGTTGAACAATATGCAAAGTCTCGACTTACACAAGCTCAATATGAACAATATGCTTCTTCAATTGATTTTAGAAAATCCATATCGGAAGGAAAAGATTTCAGTACCGTAATAAGCCAATTTTTGGATACGCCTGAATTTCAACTAAAAAGTAATTTGGCGACTGCGTTACAAAAAGCTTTAGCAAAAATAATGGAGGCGAATCCTCAACTTTTAGATGATACCATTTATAATATTTTTATGACACAAACTGATTTAGGCGAAGGAAATAAAATGAAATGGTGGCATGGAATTGGGGCATCTGAAAGGTTAAGAAGGGGCGATATTGTTAGAAATTGGGCCTACAATCCCAACGAAATCCTAACGACGAAACCCGAAATGATCGTTGAAGTAGAAGAGAGAGCAGAAGAAAAATTACGCGATGAAAGTTCGATCAGAGACGCGGTAGAAAGCGCAAGAATCAGGGCGGAACAATCAGCTAGAGAATATAACCAAAAAGCATTTGACATTAAAAAACAAATTACGGCTCAAACTGGATTTGATATTGAAGATTATGATAAAAAATATGGATTTGATAAATATGAAAATGCTTATAAAAAATTGTATGCTTTAGCAATAAAGGTCGGGCGTGGAGAAACTGATTACAAAGATTTTATGAGAGGAGAGCTGGGGGAAACTCATCTCTCTGGTGAAACTTTACAGAAATATGAAGAGCTTCGCAAAGGATTGGAGATCGCACAACTTCAAATGGGGATGCCCGATGATATGTCCGAAGAAGCGAAAGAGTTGTTTGCTAAAAGGCAACATCTTTTCGAAGAATATTATATTCCGTCTCTTAGAGACAAAAGTTATGTCTCTATTTTAAGGAAAAGATATGGGGTTAAAGGCGACGAATCCGATGTTTTAGCTCAGCAAGCAGCGGTTGTAAACCAGATAAAATCTCTTCCCGATCAAGCACTTTTAAACACCACCTCTGAAATAAACGATGCAAAAAACGTAGACGTCGACGCGAATTCTATTACAGTGGGTGAACCCGAAAAAGTTGAAAATAATACCGAGACGACTGAAATAAAGGCTGACACCGTGGTGATAAATGAAGCAGAAAGCTCAGCGGATGCCGAAAAACCCACCAAACGTCGTGGGCGTCCTCGTAAAAAGAAGGCCGAAGACGTTGAAGTGGCTTCTGAATCATCTGATAAAATGGAAGTTTCATCTGACGGTGGTACTGGAGGCGGAGATGGAGGAGGTAAAACCCCACCGAAGTCTAGCGGAAGAAAAGGCAAGAGCGATGAAGAAAAGGCACAAGCGGATACTGAAAAACGGCAGAAACAAGATATAAGGGAATACCAACTGTATATTAACAGAGTTATAAGCCTTGAATCTCAGATTGATAAACTTCAAAGGCAAGCAGCGTTAAGCGGCGGAAAGCATAAGGATGCTATTTATGGAACAATTGACGCGCTTAATGAAGAGCTTGGGGATCTTAATCGTAATAACGACGCGCTCAAACAAAGAGTTGCGACCGAACAAGCAGCAACAAAAGAATCGATTGACGCAACAGCGGCCCTTAAGAAGCAATCAAACGCGCAAAAGAATCTTGTAAGCGTAAAAGGCGCAACTTCAATCTGGGATATGATGGCGAACGACATTCGTCGTGCAACCATGCGTGTCGCAGACTTCGGAATTGCTGCGAAGGTTTTGAACAAGATCCCGCAGGATATACAGAAGGTAATTCAGTATACGAAAGAGTTGGACGCGGCGATGACGAATATTCGTGTCGTTACGGGTGCTTCGGCGGAAGAGGCTCAAACGCTCGCACAAGGATATACACAACTTGCAAAAGAATTGGGGATAACCACTGTCGAAGTTGCTAATTCGGCAAACGAGTGGGTTAACAAATGTCTGGCTCACTATAAACTCCTTTAATTGCTGGAACCCCCTTAGAGCCATATAACTACAACATAACGATGAAATAGGCGTAAGTGTGATAGTTAAAAATATATGGATTGGGAAATCAGCAGCCAAACCTCGAACAGAGGAAGGTTCAACGAATATGTTCCACGAGTGTGGATAATGGGGAGCTCTACATAGAGAAATCTATGCGAAAGATATATTCTGAACTTCTGAGGAAACTCAGAGAAAATTCTATAAAAGGAGGTGAAATATTTGTGATAATAGAAAGTGAAGTTAAAATGGTTATAAATCAATATAATTTTGATTATTATAAAAATCTTGGTTACGATATTCAAAAATGTGGACAACGAATTTTTGTAAAAGTTTCTGATTTACCAAAAACATCTGGGACAAAAATCCATACGATATGTGAATATTGTGGAGAAATAGTAGAAAAATCATACCGAAGGTATATAGAATCTATCGAATGTGGGAAAAACTGTTGTTCAAAATGTTTGAAATACAAAATTCCTGAAAATGTTTTAGAAAAATACGGATGTCGTTCTACTTTAAGAATTCCAGAAATTCATGAATCGGTAACTAAAAATAATCTTAAGAAGTACGGTTGTGAAAACCCTCTTGAATCAGCAGAAATTAGGGCTAAAGGTGTTCAGACTATGCAGAGTCGTTATGGTTGTAGTTATACCCTTCAAAGTGATGAATTACGTGAAAAGTGTAATCGGACATTATATGAAAATGGGAACGATATAACTGCGACAAGCAGACAACAAAGATATTTGTGTGATTTATACAAAGGAGAATTGAATTATCCTATTTGGATTTATCACATAGACATTTTGTTGTCGGACAACATATGTTGCGAATATGATGGAAGCGGTCACGATCTTAGTGTTAAATTAGGTAATGAAACAAGAGAAAACTTTATTAGAAAAGAAAATAAAAGAATAACCTTTTTAACAAACCACAATTATAAGTTATTTAAAATACTTTCTAACACAGATATTTTGCCTAGTGATGAGATACTTTTAAACATAAAGAAACGGGCTTTTGAAATATTAAAAGTCCGAAATTATATGTATTATGAGTACAATTTAGACACAAATATAGAATCTTTTAAATGATAAACTAAATTTAAAAGTAACACAATTACAGACAAGGTTACGCAGGGGAAGAAGCCAACCAATTGATTGTCGCTTCCTCAAAACTCGCTAAACTCGGTATGATTTCGACCACCGAGGCAACTAAAGATTTGACGAGCGCGATAAAAGGCTTTAAACTTTCTACAGAAGACGCGATGTCGGTTGTCGATAAATTGACAAAAATCGACCAAGTGGCTGCAATTTCCGCAGGAAATTTAGCAGAAGGTCTCGCGCGAGTCTCTACTACCGCACAACAAGCAGGGCTTTCGCTCGACGAAACCGCCGCAATGGTAACTACGATTACCGAAGTTACGCAGCGTGACGCAAGCACGGCGGGTGAGGCGCTCAGAACTCTTATTTCGAGATACTCTAACGTTAAAGCGGGCGTATTCACGAGTATGGGAGAAGAAGCCGAAGAAACTTCTGGAAACATAAACGATATCGAAAAAGTATTGGGCAAGTTGGGAATTCGAATTCGTACTTCTGGAACTGAAATGAGAAGTATTGAAGACGTCCTTGACGAATTGGCTGAAAAGTGGAACACATTAGACGATGTAAGTCGTAATGCAGTTGCAAGTGCTTTTGCGGGCGTTCGCCAACGTGAATCATTCAATATATTATTAAGCAACTGGAACCGTGTAAAGGAACTCACTGAAGAATCTGCTAACGCCGCAGGAACCGCTGACGAGAAATACTCCGCTTACATGGACTCTATGGAGGCGGCGACGAAGCGGCTTCAAAACGCGTGGGAAGGATTTACTCAATCGCTCGAAACAAGCACGGTAATGAAATTCCTCACAAATACGACCGCCGCGATAGTCGAAAATGCCGATAAATTTAAGCTCGTTGTAACTGGGATTGCAGCCGCGAGTTCATTAAAAATTTTTGACTTCTTTACCAACAAAGGTGAAACGGGCGGATTCAAAGGCTTAATCGCCAACATCCCGTTTATAGGTAGAGGAACGAAGACTAACAATATTCTCGAAAGTATTGACAAAAAAGTCGGTAACATCGAGAAAGGCGTCGGAGCGGATTCGATAGCAAACCAAACGAAGAATGGCGGGTTATTTAAAAGAATTGGAAGCTTCCTAAAAAATGGTTTTGGATTTGGTGATATTTATGACCCAAATTCTGATACATCAATTTCAAGAAAGACACTCAGATTATATAAACAATCCCAAAAAGGCAAAATACGTCTTGGTGATGATTTCCTGGGTTATACTAAGGGGTTAACGGATGATGAACGCGAGCTTTTAAGACTGTCAGCAACAGTAGGGCGAAAAGATTCTAAAGAAATGATGGAGGCGTATAACAAGCTTCTCAAACAGCGTAAAATCGGGAATGCCGCGATGGGTGCAACTTCTGCCGTTTTGACCAATCTGTTTACCACGAAACAAGTCGGTGGGGACATTGGCGGTTCTTTCATGAAAAATATCATGGGAATGGGCGATAACGAACAAGTTGTAGAAGAAACTGCTGGAGATAAAATTGGGAGAACAATTAGTTCTGGTATTCTTGCTGGGGTTGGAGGCTATTTCTTAGGTCCTCTTGGAGCGATGCTCGGGCAAACGCTCGGCGAGGGGTTTGCAAGCATGTTTTCCACGTGGTATCACCGTGACGAGCTCGCAATGAAGCAGCGTGTTGCCGAAGCCAAAGAAAACCTTTCTGCACTCGGCGATATAAAAAACGCTATCGAAAATAACGAGGATTTATTAAACAAAGATTCTTACACGTCTGAGGATATCGAAAAGTTAAAAACATACGCAGATTCTTTAAGAAAAACCTTCACTAAGAATGACAATTTAGCTGAGTCGTTTTTAGATGACGTTAAGAAACTCGACATTGGAACATTTACGACAATTGAAGATATCCTCTCTCAAATAACCAAAGGTAATGCCGATATCAATAAGCAGCTTAAGAGACAATTAGAACTCACAACGGCTAGATTAACGGTGGAAGAAACTCTCGGGGAACAGGAAGAAGATAGGGCGGAAATTAATAAATATAGTAAAGACAATGGATTTAGGGTACTTCAATCGAATACACCAGGTGATTTATCAAATTTTGTCGGTCGTTTTGGATCTGTATCTAAATATGGCACTATTAGTGTGCGTAACCGTCATGCAATTAAAAAAACAAAATATGGTATTCAGGTTGCTGGAAATACTATTGAAGAACAATTTGAAAACGCAGAACAGATTTTACAAAATTTTAGGAATGCTGGTGGTAAGTATAACGATATTGCCCAGGAATGGGAAAAAGTTGTTGATGAATATCAGAAACAATTAAATAAACAAACAGAACTTAATAATGAGCTTTTATCTACTCAAGTTGATTACGCTTATTTAACTTCCGATATTTTAAACACCAAGTCTCGTGATGAAATACGTGATCTTGGTATGGAAGGCGTTGTTAAGATAATTCGTGACGAACTAATTTCGCAAGGTGTTGGTGTGGTTGATGAGAATGGAGTAATTCATCAAGACGCTTATGATGCCATCGTTAAAAAGATACGTTCTGACTCGACTTTGAGTGATTATATAACGAAAGATATTCGTTCGATTGGGGATCTTATTTCCAAAGACGATATACGAGGCATTGAATCGTTTGCAAGAGCATTTGGTTTAACAACCGAGGCGGCGAAAGAGCTTGGTAAGCAGTTTGGATATTTAACTCAATCAATGGGTTTGATGAACGTTCAAGAGACGACGGAATACTATGAGAAACTGAGTACGGTATTTTCAAATTTAAGCTCGAATGTTGCTTTGACTGCAGGGCAGATTAGCAGTCTTTTGACGACCTCTGAACTCAAAGATTTGCTTCCGTATTTGATGAACCAAGACGACCCTGACGCTTTGATAAAGGAACTTTATAAGAGAATTTACGGCGGCGGTCAGGATGTCCATATGGAGAACGCGCTTTATGACGCGACCATGGGGATGTCGACCGATAAATTCAGAGAATACTTGCAAAACAAAGGGCTAAAAGAATATGCTGCTGAAATTGACAAAGGTGGGTATACCACCTTATCTCAAATTAGAGATGCGGTTAAAGAATTTGACGAGACAGACCCGAGACGTAAAACGTTTTTGGAATATCTTGAAACGATAAATTATACTTACTCCAAAGACTTGACAGCTTTAGAGAAACCGTCCGAGTATATTAAATCTCAACTCGAAGAGCAAATAAACAATCTTCAAGAGCAAAAAGATGCTTTATCTCAAATTAATGACGAGAGAGAAAAAGAACTTAATCTAATTAAAGCGAAACAAGCGCTCGAAAACGCTCGGAAAGAAAAGAGAAGGGTTTATAGACAGGGTAAACAAATATGCCCTTAAGTAACTATATCGGTTAAAACCTAGAAGTAGGTAAGACCGAGGTAAGATAAATTTTAAAATGTTAATATGCAATAAAATATAAATAAATTAAAAAAGGAGGTGATGACATGGAAAATAATATTAAAGAAGATTTGATAGCGTTAACCAACGAACAGGCAAAGAAGATTAATGCTGAAATTATTGAAAGATTTACGGGGAAAGACGGTAAGGCAAAGTTAAAAATACGCTCTTTATCATATCCCGAAAAAGGAGTAAGGGTCGTTGATCGATATAATTTCTTGCACTCCACTGCCCAATATAGATATTTTAACGCCGTGACTTGTAAAAATGATTTATTGAGACATGAAGAAATAACATCTAGAATTGATATAATTGGAGATTATATCAACACTGCGACAAAAATTTTATGCAAATGTAAAATTTGTAGCAATGAATGGATGGTAACTCCAAACAAATTATTACAAGGTCGTGGATGCCCTAAGTGTGCTTCACAAAAAGCACATCGGGCTTACTCTAAATCACATGAAGAATTTATAAATGAATTAAAAAACGTCAACCCTTCTATCACGATACTTGATGAATATTATAATAATCGCACTAAAATAAGATACAAGTGTAATATTTGTAATAAAGTATCTATGTCTACTCCTTGTAAATTATTAGACGGGGAGAGCGGGTGCCATTTTTGTAAAAGCTCGATCGGTGAACAGAAGATATTCTGTTTTTTATTTGCCCACAAAGTACCATTTGAGAGAGAAAAATATTTTGAAGATTGTAAAGATAAAGGGAAATTACCTTTTGACTTTTATTTATCTGATTATAATATTTGTATTGAATTTCAAGGTGAACAACATTTCCGTCCAGTAGACTTTTCATATACTCCAACTGAGGAATCGAAAAATAAAGCCGTTGAAAAATTTAAAGGTATTCAGAAGCGTGATAAAATAAAAGCAGAATATTGTAAACAGAATGGAATACGTCTTTTAATTATTGATTATAAACAAATAAAAAATATAGAAAGCATATTAACAAAAGAATTAAATTTATCAACCGTAACGACTGCAGGATCTTTGTGGTAACATAAAGATTGAAGTTACTTCAATATGTTTTAGACATATTGTAATATACAGTCTGAACTCGTAATATAACGAAATGAAATACGAGAGTAAGGATTAACGTCCTTGCCGCCACATTTATTGTGGTCATAAAAGTAACAGATTGATTGGCTTCGTTATGGAAAGCAACGAGGAAGCAATTGCCGAAGCGCAAAAAAATCTCGAGAACTTAAATACTCAAAAACGCCAAGAAAATCTTCAAACGCAAATTGACGCGCTTCAGATGCAGAAAGACATTATCGAAGCTCTTCCAAATCAGGCTCAACTCGAACAAACCAAAAAGATTTGGGAATTGTGGGCAGCGGATAAGGGAACGAAAGGAAGTCTTGCTTCTGTAACCGAAGGCGTAACGATGTTGGCGGATGCTTATACAAATGCCACAAATCGGATGAATATGCGTGCTAAAACAGAAGGGGTTCTAAATACACCTGATGAAAAGAGCAGTATGCAGACATCTGATAAAAATACTAACCCCGTTATCACCCTTAGTGAAACTCAAATAGAATATACTAAAGCCTTAGTTTCTAACGTGGATGATATTAGAAATATCTTATTAGGGAAACATACTAAAAACTTCCAAAATATGTTGGATTTCGTGAACAAAAACAACATGCTTCAAGGCGATTATGCACGGTGGGGAGAAATGTTCAGAGCTGCTGGTATATTAAACGAATGGAATTCTTTGTCTGATAAAGAGAAAGAAGCTATTAGAAGCCAAGCAAATACGAGAGCGGGTGGAGACATTTCCTTCCAAGGCGGTAAAGCTCTTATCAACGAGCTCGGAACCGAAGCGGTCATCACGCCAGGCGGCACGCTTACCGCCCTTCCTTCGAAGACGGGTATCGTCCCTGCGGACATAACCCGAAACGTTTGGGCGCTCGGAGAAGTCGCTCCGACGTTGGTCGCACAGCTCGGCTCGCTTACGCAGAAGACGCTCTCTGGCAACGCTGTAAACACAACTTACGAAGAAGGTCAATACTTCGACAACTTTACGATGAACGTTTACCCCGCAAAGGGCGACGATTTCAACAAGATACTCGAACAGGCGCGCGCACAAATGCGACTTACGCGTCATAACAACTAAAATGCGGCTCGATAAAAGAAGCATTTTATTATACAAAAAAACGGTTCATTTCGGTTTTATCGCGTTTCCGTAAAAAACGCGTTACCATTAGTTTGGGTGTGGCGGTTGAGAAGACCTCCCGCCCGCCATAACTCAATAAAAAAATAAAGAGGAGGAAAAATTATGGCTATTTATAAACCGAGCAATTGCACGCCGTTTTTGACGTGCCTGGATTTGACGAAAGCGCAGGATATAACTTGTGAGCTTAATACGTCCAACGAATTAGTTACGGGGTATAAAATCAAGATATTAGACAGTAACAATGACGTGATTTTCGAAGGGGCAAAGTTTGATCCGATAAATCCCGTTGGTTACGAGAACAGTGGCTTGAACGGTTCGACGCTCGTGTTGCCCTTAATTGTCGAAGGGAAGGCGATTAACAATAACACGATCGGCTATCAAAACGGGGGATACAACGTAAAAGATCTGACTGGCACCAAATTCGATGCGACGCGCTTTTCTAACGGCTATATCAATCAACCGTACAAGTGGGAGATCGTCCTCGAACAAGGAAACACGACAGGTGTTAAAGCGGATAAATTTTACGACATGACTATCACGCAAGGGAAAGTCCTCGGTTCGACGAGAAACCGCATTCAGAGTTATTTATCAGATAACATATATAAGGATTATTTCATTCAGTTAAACAATACTTCGAAGAGAGTGTTGATAAACAGCTATGACCATACATACGGGTATTTATACCCGCAGGAAAACAAGTTCACCGATGAAGAGGTTGAAGCGGCGACTTTTTTCGAGATATACAAATTCAGTAATGACCCCGATGTGATTGCGGCAGGATCGCAAGTCGCATATGCTATCAATAAACCGATGAAAGAAGTTAAAATCGGGGGAAAACAAAATACGATGGGGTGGGGGAGTAATTTGGTTTACCCGTATTATTTTGAGCAAGTTTTTAAAGGGTTACCTAATTCTTATGCGACGCAAAACGATATTCCAAATTCCGCGTTCAATTCTGATATGAGCGGGTTTCTTGTTGTTGGAACAAACGTTATGGTAAAAGGAGAAACAGACGCAAACGCTTTTAACGGAATCTTCACATTGAATTCGGTTTCTGAAAAGGAACAAGAGGTCGAAGTTGATGGCAAAAAAGAGAAGCAATATGACCTTACGCTCAAATGGCTTAGAAGCACACCTGGAAATACGTGGGCGAATTTAACCAACACAGTATTTTACGTTCAAAACGGAACCGATAAAGGAAGGTGGCAGGTAAATACCGACACGCAAACAGTCGGGACGATTAACCAGACGCCCGTTATTTTTATCCGTGAGAAACCCGTGGAGATATATACTGACGCAAGCAAAGGGTACAGTTCCGACAAAACAAAAGGGCAAATTTTTAAAAATACAATCAGGCAAGTTTATATACGTCCTTTTATCGGAATAGAATCTGGAATGCGGTTTAGTTATTTAAAGAAAGGTGAAATTGCTTATAAAAATATAAATGATTTCACAATAGACACAGAGACGTGGCAATTGAGCGGGAATATCGGTGAAATATTAAAACCAGATGAAACCCAATATAAAATTTCGTCTTATTTTAAGAGAGGCGATGAAAATCCGTTTTACGCTTACGCCAAACCAGTTGTCGTATTGTTTTGCGATGGAGAAGTATTGAGTTCTGATGACTTAAATAGAACCATTATTTATAGGCGTATTGCAAACCTTAGTGCCGAATTTCAACAAGAAAACAATAAAAGTTGGACGAGTTTTCAATGGTATCTTAACGATTTAACAGATGGAACGACTATTGAGACGGATAAATTTTACACGGGGAATATATCTTATGAATTTGATGGATTGCAAGATGGGCATATATATCAAGCGATTTTGAGAATTGAAGATGAGTTTGGGAATACGTATGATTTTTATGGCAATATCGAAGCTAACATCTCTATAATTTCAGGCAAAACGGATTTGAATATCGAGCAAGATTGCGTGACCCAATCATATTTAATAAATTTCACAAAGGATGGAGTTGTTATTCCGAAGTATGATCCACAAACTTTAGGGTACAGGGTTATAGGCGATAATATTACTTCTAAGGAAAATTATACTGTAAAAGAAGAAAACGCAGAGACGTATGAACCATTTGCCATAACCGACATTGGCGCATATGGATATAACATCGAATACCCCGAGACGGCAAGTGGTGAAACTTATTTATCGTTATCCAACATTGAACATCTCGAAGATTTTGATGACAGGGAATCGTTAATGGAATACGATCAGATAAATATTACGAATAGTGAAATTTATACGCCAATTGCAACTCCCGCTGGGAATGCCAACACATTTAATTCTCAACATAAATTAAATGCAGGATTCGTAGGCGATATAATTAAATACGAAATGGACGTGGATGATGTTTTATTTAAAGATACAAAAGCCATCGTGCGTATATATCTTCCTCCTCTTACAAGAACTAATGACGCGGGCGAAATCGAACTTTATACCAACGTTTCCAATGATTTGTATGTGCAATACGAGGTTAAAAGTTTAGAACAAACCAATGGAATGGACTATACAGTTGTCAAAACACCCGACGACGAAGAACTGTTTTTCGTAAAAGATAACGATTTTATTGTTGGGCGTTATAGTGTAATTGCCACTTATACGCGTGTATATTATTCAGGCAGTAGTGGTATAATATTCGCCGCAAAAGCTATACCTTGGGATGCAGAAAGAGCTCAAAAGGCAAAGGTTGTTTCGGCATGGGTGGAGCCTGGAACCACTGCCGACGAGAAATGCGATTATATTGATACAGACATCGTGTATGACGTCGAACCGAATAATGCGAATTATCGTCATATTCGCGGCGAAGGTAAGTTTAATAGTCATGGGCTTATTCATTTCCCTTTTACAACTTCACAGAAAGAAACGGGGCATCCTTCATTTTTTTACGATAAAAAGAATGCTTTGGTTACACAAGCTAACGATGCACAAAACAATGAAAACAAAATTAACGTTTTGACGGGCGAGTATAACTATATTGATGACGGGCATCCCGAATCGCCGAATTATTGGCAAGATAACGTGTCTGAGGCAGAAGTATATGCGCAAACCAATATCAATAATAATGGAATTCATAATGGAAGACAATTTGTTGCCAATAAAATATTGACGATGAATTTGGCTTTAAGAAATTATAATAGTAATAGTAGAAGCGATCCCACTTTTGCTTCAAGAGATTTTGAATTTAATTTATTCACAAAGGAGGTGTGATATATTATGAAAACAATGCGTGTTCTGTTATCAACTTATGAAAAAAACACAAACATAGGGCAAGAAGTTTATTTTATCAATATTACAAACTCTTTTGAACCGCTTGGAGAAGAGCCAACAAAAATAGAATATTCCAATAGAAATAATACTTCTTTATTAATTAATTATGAAAATTATAAGGATGATAAATTAGACTGCAATTATAAACAAGGTTACGCACCCATTTCTTCTGGTGGAAACGGTGATTCTTTCGCTTCCGTTTATAAGAGAGAAATTAGAACTAATGACGACGGAACCATTGAACCTCTTACAAAATTATCACCTGTTTTAACCGATATGAATAATTTTAAAATTAGAGATTTTAATATTTCAAATAACAGAGAATATCAGTACGTGCTTTATTTGGACTATTCACCGACAACTGGCGAAATAGAAAAAACAGTCAAAACCCCTGTTAAAACTTCGTGGGAAGCATGGAGTATAACGGAATTACATCCCGTTAATGGAAGTAAGAAATATTTTACGGCAACCGCAGATGATGTGTGGTTATTTAATTTGAATGTGAGTACGGGTGAGCAAACACAAAATATTTCGCGTAATGAACAGCAAACATTAGGTCGTTTTAATAAATATTCACAAGGTAAGATGAATTATATAAGTGGAAGCGTCAACTGTTTACTCGGAAGCGAAGTTATTCCCGCAACTTATGCAAATAAGGGCGGGTATGTTGAGAGAAGAATTTTTGACACAAATCCAACCTCTAATGAGCGGGTAGATATGTTATTGGCATGGAGAAAAGTGGTATATTCTTCAAACCCGAAATTGCTTAAAGACCGTGCTGGGCAATCATTTTTAGTAACTCTAAACAGTTCCTCAAATCAGCCAATGGATGCCGTCAAAATTCAACCAAATACTATAAGTTTCAATTGGACTCAAATTGGCACCCTCGATGATGTTCAAATAGTCGACAACAGTTTGGAATAAGGAGACAAAAATGGGCGATTATAAAGTTAGAAGCGCAAGTGGAGATATTTTGGCGTATTACTCAACAGAGACTTCCCAAAATATCTCCATAGAACGTATAAAGCAAGAAATAGACAATGCCCCCGTGATAAACCCAAAATTTCGGTTCCATATTCTTAACGAAGACGAGACAATTCGAGAGGATATTCCCGAAGAAGATGTAATCATAGGCGGGACTTATAATGAGAACTATCAGAACGGGCAACGTCGAAGTATCTCAATTTCACTATTTAATCACACTGGGAAATATACGCCTTCCATAAACGGGTTATGGGTTGGAGTTAAAATAAGCTTCGATATGGGTTTAGAAATAAACGGTGTTACTATTTGGTTCAAGAAAGGAATTTATGTTATTTCATCGATTTTCCCCTCTCATGAACCTAAAACGACAAATGTTAGCGTAGAATTGAGCGATAAATTTGCCGTTTTAGAAGGTGCAACGGGAACATTTGAGACCTCATATACTGTTCCAGTAGGCAATGACATTCAAGAAGTGATTCAGAATTTGCTTAATTTGCAAAGAGGAAACGGGCAGGTAATCGATCCGAAACCCATAATATATAACAGCAAGTTTAAGGGCGCAAAAATACAAGCCGAAATACCCAAACAAGCAGGAGACACCATAGGTTCGATAATAATAGACATAGCCACTCAACTTAACGCGGAAGTGTTTTACGATGTCGAAGGAAATCTCACGTTTGTTCCGATAAACGATGTGACGGGTGATGAGGATAAACCCGTCATATACCATTTTTATGATGAAAACGGGGATATCTTTAATAATAATTTGTCATTTGATCTTAGCGGGGCGATTAACCGTGTTATAGTGATTGGTTCAACTGTTAATAGCAATGTTATTACAGCCACTTCCGTGAATGATAATGTTGGGTCGCCCTTATGCTACCAGCGAATTGGATATCGAACCGCAAGCCCAATAAACGACTCGAATATTACCACCGAAATTTTAGCGCAAGAACGTGCCGATTACGAGCTTCGTCAGCATTTGATACTTAAATCAAGTGCGAGCAACGGTGTTCGGTATAACCCGCTTTTATCGGTAAACAATTTAATCGGCGTAACAGATTCGTTTTACGGATTTAATCAGGAACGATTTTTGTTGCAAAGTATAAGTTGCCCGATTGATTATAGCGGTTCGATGAGTATAACAAGTGCAAATATACAGAATTTCGGATTTTTAACGACTCGGAGGTAAGATATGGAAAACAATGCGGAACAACTTGTTTCTCTTATTCGAGAGTTAGTAAGAGAAGAACTTAATAAACGAGATAGCACTTCGATCGGAATGGTGAAAAGTGTTAATAATGATAATACGGTGAATATTTGTTTATTTCCTGATTTTAATACTATAATATCTAATATAAAGAATTCTTCTAAATATGAACTTAAAGAAAATGATATAGTAGTATTATATAAAATAAATAACCAAATAAATAATTCTTTTATAATTTCTAAATATTAATGATGATCAAGGATATTAGATTTTCAAAGTCTAATATCCTTTTTTTATCCATTTTTGTCCGAAAGATTTTTTTGAAAAATTTGCATTAAACACTTGACAAATGAATTTTGTTATGTTATAATGGCAGCGAAGAATAAATTTTGGAGGTCACAAATATGGCAAAAGAAAAGCTTAACACAATGGCGGTAAAAGTGGAAGATATTTTAAGGAACAAATCGAAAGCTCGCGACGACGATAACGTGTTATACGCGTATTTCTTGAACTCGCTTGGTGTTTCGGTTCGTAAAACGTCATTTTGGGAAATCACGCGCCGCGTAGTAAACGGCGATTTGCCGTCGATGGAAAGTGTGGGGCGTGTTCGCCGCAAAGTGCAGGAACTCAACCCCGAACTCGTCGGCACGGCAGAGAAGAGAAAGATAAGATATAAGGCGATAGACGATTACAAAGCATTTGCTCGCCAAAAGGAGATTTGATATGGAAGAAAAAGAGGTTTTTAAAGTTCCCCCGAAAGAGGTTCAACAGGCGGTCATCGACCGCGTTTTGATGCGGATAGAGGCGCGTCGTTCGAGTTTCACCCGCGAAGACGTAATCGGTTTCGCAAAAGAGGCGCAGATCCCGACCATATACGCAGAGGCGGTTAGCTCCGCTGTTATCGAGGATTTGGGCAGCAGAATTTTCTCGCGTTTGCTCGTAAACGGAATGCTCATTCCCGTAAAAGGCACCAACTATTACAGGAAAATCACCGAAGAAGAAATGCAAGCGGCAAAGAAGGCTTATTTGGCGGCGCAGGAAGAGACAACGCAGGAGGCGCAAAATGACGAAAAAACCGTACTTAACTAAAGAGCAGTTCGTAGAGTACGTCGGGCGGATAAAAGCGACGTGCGATAAAGACGACATGTTGTCAGAAGCGGTAGAGAAAGCGTGTAACGATGATTGCCGAGTAATCGGCTTATACGGCGCTGAATGCTCCGCGATGGTTGATTTGCTCTCGTTCGCAATGGGGTCGGAAGTCGGGACTTGCAGCGGAAATGAGATTGAGTATTTCATATACGACCTGAATTTTGGGAAAGATTACGCAGAAGGGTGTTTCACCGAAATGGACGGTACACCGATAGATATTTCAACGGCAGAAAAGTTATACGACTATATTGCGTTGGAGGCAGAGAAATGATTACAATGTACGACACGCCCAAAAAGGTTAAACTCACCGATTTATTCCCTGATTCGGGGCGCAAGTATTATATTCAAAAGTTCGAGTACGGTGATTTCGATAATTGGGTTACGGCGGTTATATACGAAACGAGCCTCGTTATAAACGATTACTCGCTCAATTCAAAAGCGGTAAAAGACGGGAAATACTCCGCGTATTTAGCGACGACGTTTATTTCAATCGATGGAGTTGGGGAAATGGGCGAAGACTTCATAAAAAGAGGCCGTAAGTTTGTCGGTTGTGGGAATGACATAAAAATAAGTAAGCTCGAAGATTTAACCGATTTCGAAGTTACGGTGGACGGAGAATGGACGAGAGGCTGAAATGCTCAAAGACATAAAGGAAAAACTCATAACCAACGCGGATGCGCTCATCGAATTACTCGAAGAATTCGGGTTTGAAAAAATCACCCCGCGAGTAAGCGAAATTCGGTGCGCCCGTGACGCAGATGGTGGCGGCAATAACATTCAAATTCGTCTCAATAATAACGACGGCGTGTATGTTACCGATTACGTACGCGGAACGAAAGGCGAAGATATAATCGCTTATATAATGCGCGAGAAAGGCGTTGATTTCCGCACAGTCGTTGGGAAAATTCAGAAAATTCTCGGTTTATCGGACGATTGGGCGAAGCAAAAACAATTGCCGTTATTTGGCGGGTTTTACAATCAAATCGGGCGAAAGAACGCGGAAATCGAAGTGAAGACTTATCCCGAAAGTGTGCTCGACCAATACGATATGACGCCGAATGAACGTTGGATTAAAGACGGTATCACGATCGAGGCACAGCGGTTTTACAATGTGGGATATGACCAATACGACCAAAGAATTATATTTCCTATTCGTAGTGCGGAAACGGGCATGCTCATGGGAATTAAAAAAAGACGCAATTATTCAACGACTGACGAGAGTGACCCGAAATATGTTTACGAAAAAGACTATGCTTGCTTAATGAGCCAAACGCTTTTCAATTATTCGGAAAGTTACGGCGATTTATATGGGAACGAAGTTTGGGTTGTAGAAGCAGAAAAAACTTGCTTACAGGCATATGGATTTGGAGTTCATAATGTTGTCGCCCTTGGTTCACATTCATTGTCAGAAAAACAAGCGCAATTAATTCTTCAACTTAATCCAAAACGAATAATTATGGCACTTGATGAGGGTTTGGACAAAACAAACCCCGAGGCACTTGATATTAATATGAAAATGCTTAAATCGTTTTCGGCGTTGCGCGATCTTGAATTATGGTACTGGGACTCAACGCTCGACCCGATGATTAAAGGGACAAAATGCGGTCCGTGCGACAATGGCGCGGAGTATTTCGAAAAAGTGAAAAACGAGCAACTAAAAAGGTGGAATTATGGCAAAGAAAAAGACGAAGAAGTTTAAGGGGTTTCACAATTTGTCGGCGGGGCTTTTTGGCTATTACGGTTGGCGTTGGTATAAAAATATCGGCGATTTTTGGATTTTGATTAAGCGCGTATTTTTCGTCTTGAATCACGGTTATGCTCCGCAAGCGTTATGGGAAACTGACGGTTGGTTTATCGGGGTTATGCGGGAGATTTTGACAGATTACCGTAATAATCGAGGTTTCGTCGGGTTTTTTGACCGCGAAACAGAAACCGAAGAAGAAGACGAGAAAAAGACGAATGAATTGCTCGATCATATGATTGGTTTGCTCGATAAAATGGAACTTGATTATATGTATGATGAAAAAACAATAAAAGAATCCGATGAAGCGAGAGAGGAATTTTTTGCATTATTTTGCAAATATTTTTATTCATTTTGCGATTAAAAGGAGAGGTGGAAGATGTCGAAATTTAAAACTTATAAAGATGTGAAAATTGCGGTATATGCGATATGTAAAAACGAGGCGAAATTCATTGACGGGTGGTTAAAGAATGTTTGGTGTGATGGAAAGGGCGCTGACGGGGTTTATGTTCTCGACACTGGTTCAACCGATTCGACATTACAGGATTTCGAAAGCGTTTCCAAAGCAATCGGCGCACCCGAAGGTTGGTTGACCGTTAAACAAAAGACGTATGAGAAGTGGCGTTTTGATACGGGGCGCAACGACAATCTCGCAATGGTACCGCCCGAAAAATACGACGTTTTTTATTGTATCGACCTCGACGAAAAGGTTATCCCTGATTTTTGGGATGATTTGCGGAAGATGGTTTTTGAACACCCCGATTTTGAGCGTATATATTACCAATATGCGTGGTCGCATGATGAAGAGACGGGCGAACCGAAATTGTATTTTTGGTACGACAAAATTCACGGCACGCGCGGCTGGCGCTGGGATTGCCCCGTACATGAGGCATTAAAATGCGATGAGCCTGAAAAATATGGATATCATGGCATTTATTACCTCAATTCGGACAAAATATATCTCCATCATTACCCCGATCCAACAAAAAGTAGAGGGTCTTATTTAGGGCTTTTAAAATTAAGGACCGAAGAATGCCCCGAAGATTTATATGGCTTGTATTATCTCGCGAGGGAATATACGTTTTATAATGATTCGGCGAATGCCTCAAAAACACTTTTTGAATTATATGTTAGATTGCTTAAAACAAATCCGACAAAAAAAGAATTGGAAGGTCGCAGCGATACAAAGATGTTGCCTATAACGTGCTGTTTATTAGGTGATACATTGAGAAAATGCGGGTTAAAAGACGACGCAGAATTTTATTATCGTAGGGCGTTTCATTTTAATAATACAATAGGCGCCCAATATATTAAATTAGCACAATTATTGGCTTATAGCGGCAGAAGTGAAGAATGTTATGCTGTTTTAAAGGAAATGGATGACAAAGCCGTTAAAGACACCGATTGGCGTTTCGCTGAATATTACTGGCGCGATTGGAAAAAATTCCAAATTATAGCGGATGCGAAATGTTGGGAAGGAAAGTACGAGGAAGCACAAAAATATTTCGATATGGCATTTGCCGACATTAAAACCGTTTCGGATAAAACCGATGCAACAAATGAAGGATTGTATACGGATTATGCTTGGTTGGTAAATCATTTGGCGGAACAGAAAAAATAATTTTTTTGAGAATTGTTAAGTAAAATGCTTGACAATTCTTTTTTTATCTGTTATACTAATACCAAGAAATGAATAATAGCATCATTTTAATAGGAGAGAAATATCATGAAAATTCTGAACAATAGCAAAGAAACAAAAGAATATCTCAACTCATTACCGAAAGCCTATATTGCAGCTTGCTGGGCTGGTTGGGGTGTTCGAGGTTTCCCTTTTAGCGGTAAATATGCAGACAAAGAAAAAATGGACCCGCTCGTTTGGGATTATTTCGATTTCAACGGAGCCGCCGATGAATGGCATTTAATCAGTATTTACGACACGACAACTGGATTTATTGCTGGTTGGTCTTTTAATGAGGCGATGTTAAAAGATTATGTTCGACTTAAAAACATTGAACGCGGAGAAGGGTGGCGAAATGAGTAAACTCGTAAAAGCGTATAAATACGACGGGCGATTATATTCCGATGAAGACCGTGTGCAATGCTTACCGATTTACACTTTGTATCGAAAGTTGGAAGATGAAGAGAAAGTTACAACGGTTTTGGATTATGGACGTTCTGATTGTTTGGCGGAATATTATTATATGCCAGAGGATTATCAAAGCGGATTTCTTAATTATCAAATTGAAGATTTAACTGAATTTTTAGATAAATTTGCGGATAGACTTGGAATAGAGATTTTGGAGATAGAAAAATGTATACGGAAAAGGAGACAAAAAGATGAAACGCGAATGTATTGATAAATTAGCGAAACTTTTAGACGAGGCGGGAGTGCCTTATACCAGAAAACCGATTTGGGATGGAGAGCAAATTCGCATTGAGGTGCTTTGCGATGCGGTTTGTCATAATTTTTCTTATGGGAATGAAAATGACCTTTTAGAAATTATAGGTGCCGTAACAGAAGAAGAGTGCGAATTTAGTGATGTTTTAGGGTTTTTAACACCCGAAGAGGTCGCAAAAAGATTTGAGTATTGTTATCACAATAACACAGACACTTATCGCGAGGAAAAATAAATGAACGGAATAGTGGAAATAATTATTTTGATAGCTTGTTGTGGAGTTTTAGGCGTTGGCGCTGCTTGTTTTATTGGAGAAGGGATATTGGTTCGCCGTTACAAAAAATTTTACGAGACTACCGAAGATGGAAAGAAATTATATTATGCCAGATATATGTTGGATCTTCTTAAAATAAAAAAATGCAGCTTTATTAGAAACCAAATGCAATTAAAAGATAAAATAGATGAATATATAGCATATATGCCAGACGATAATGAGAATGGAGAAAATTTAATAAAATTAAAACTTCAATACAAGTGTAATATCGAAGAATTAAAAAGAATAAATCAAAAAATAGAGGATTTAGAAAAGCAAATCAAAAAAATGGTAGCAGATTTGCCCAAAAAGTATAAAGGAATTTTAGACTATAACTGGGAAATCGCGAAAGTGGAAGTTAAGGAGGAAGACATATGTTGGTAAAAGATTGGCTGAGCGTGGTTGTTCCCGCGTCGAATATTGAGGTTGTATACGGGAATCTCTCGGCATATGGAACAAAGGAAAGCATAGAGGAAGATTACGGGGATTTCGACTTGAAAAGAGTCGAGCAAGTAGATGATACAGATTTGTTAATTCTTTATGTTTCTAAATATACAGAATGCGATTGTTATCGGACCAAAAAAGTGAGACATTATCTTACAGAATACGAAAAAGGATTTTATGCCGCATTACATGGTGGTTCCCCTGTAGATTATATAATTGAAGACCAATCTTATTGTATAGGTACAAAAGAGTGCGAATTTTGTACCTGTGGTGGAGATAAAAGAAAGTGTGATTTTTATCCTGCTAAATAAAATCGGAATTTTATCAAAAACCTCGTTCAAACAGTTGACAAACGGATTTCGGTGTGCTATAATAAAGCCACAGATTGAGTAAAGGAGTAAATATGAGAGAAGATTATACTTTTTGTTATGATAATGTTCCTATTGACTTTAAAGCTTATGTGCTAAATCAACTTAGAAATTTGGGTTATTTTAATTGGCTTAGAGATGAACCTAGATGAATTAAAGAAGAGGAAGATTTTTTAAATTATCCCTTACATAGAAAGGGAAATAAAACGAGACCAAAAAAGAATAAGAGAAGCCAAGGAATTTCTTAAACGAATAAAAGAGCACCCTGATGAAGAGTATGGGAAATACGTGAAAGACGAAACCGAGAAATGGCAGGCGCAGTATAATACCAAAATTAATAACGAAACAGATTATGCCACTGAGCGCATTAAATACCTGAAACGCCGTGCCGATGAGTTGCAGTCTTTTCTTAATAGTTGGGAGACGCCTGATGAATATTACAACGTGACTGAAACTTTGAATAATCAGCTTCGGACTGTAAGAAAAGAAGTCAAAGAGCAGCAAGAAGATAGAAAACTGTTTTATGACAACCTTGAAGACAAACCCGTTATAGCGTCTAAGGAAGTTTATCTGGAAGATATTAAAGAACAGTGTGAAGACATTATAAAGAGAAGTCGGAATTGGATTTCTGATAATAAAAGAAATATCGAAAGAATGAAAAAGCAACTCGCCCGCCTCAGTCGTGGATGTTTGTTGAAGAGATAGAAATAAGATAAAAACAAGGAGAGAAACAATGATTAAAATTTGGGTTGATGATGAAAGAGAAATGCCAAAAGACTATAGTTGTACCGCTTGTACAACTAGATGTGCTCTTTATTTTATCAAGAAAGCTTTTTATAATAAAGATGATGTAGAAATTTCTCTCGATCATGATGCTGGAAAATATGCTGATATGGGCGGGGATTATATTAAAATTTTAGAGAAATTGGAAGCTTTATCTTATGAATATCCAATGGTTAAAGATTATATCAAAAACAAAATGGTCTTCCATCTTCATACTGCAAATCCAGTCGGAAGAGACAATATGAGAAGAATTATTCAGAAAAATGGTTGGAAGGAAGTATGAAAGATAGAGATAATTTAAAATAAGTATAAAAATATAGCGTCAACTAATTTTATACTATAATATATAATTAAATTATAAAAATTATTTGGAGGTGCCATTGAAATATGGTAGGATTTATTTTAGGTTTAATTGCTATTGCAATTGGTGTTATTGTTGGAGCAGTTCTTAAGGGATACTCTATTATGGAAGCTGTAACTAACTCTAATAATGAAAGAGTTAAGGTTAAGACCAATCCTCTTAAGAAATATGCAGTCATTCCTATTGCAGCTGGAATTGTTTTAGGGTGTATTGGTACATTCTGTGGTAGTGTTGTGTCGGTAACTACAGGTAATACTGGTGTTGTATCTACTTTCGGTAAAGTTGAAAACTATACTCTTGAGTCAGGGTTCCATTTTAAAGCTCCTTGGAATACTGTAACAGAGATGGATAATAGAGTTCAGAAGCAGACTATTGAAATGAAATGCTTTAGCTCTGATATTCAGGAAGTTAGTATGAAATATACTCTTAACTATCAAATTGATCGTGCTAATGCACAGGAAATTTATAGAACTATAGGTAAAGATTATTATTCAACTATTATTGAACCTAATATTACTGAGGCTGTAAAAGTTGCTTCTGCTCAGTATACCGCAGAAAAGCTAGTTCAAACTAGAAGTGAATTAGCAGATGATATTGAAAAACTATTGAGAGAAAATCTTAATAAATATCATATTAATGTAAGTTCAACTGCTATTGAGGATATGGATTTTACGGATGCTTTCACTAATGCAGTAGAAGCAAAGCAGGTTGCAGAACAGAAGAAGAAACAAGCAGAAATTGAACAGTCTCAGCAACTTGCTCAAGCTGAAAATGATAAGAAAATTGCTGAAACAAAAGCTAAAGCTGAAGCTGAGGTAGCAAAGATTAAAGCAGAAGCAGATATGGAAGTAGCTAAGATTGAAGCTGATACAGCTGAATATGCAGGTCAGAAAAATGCAGCTATTGCACTTCAAGGACTTGCCTCTACAAATGGGTGGACAGTTGTAACTTATAAAAATCCTGATGGTGCTTCTATCAATAAGCTTCTTAAATCTGATGGTGAAGTTGTAACTCAAGCTGAACTTGAAATTGGTGTTAAGAATTATCTTGAAAAACTTAAAAATGATAAATGGGATGGTAAGTTGCCTGTTTACTATCTTGGATCTGATGGAAGTATTACAACTGTAATTCCTACACCATGAAGGGGATGAAGAACATGAGAATAATTTGTAATTCAATTGGTCTTAATATAGAAACAGAGGTAATATTTGCTGGGAGAAGGTTAGTAACGCAAGGTCTATCAATTAAACAATTATGCGATTTGTGGAAATGGTATTATCATATTTCATCATTTGAAAAAGTTGAAATTGTATTTTGTCATGATAAAGATTACAATGCAATAAATCAGAAAACCTTGTCAAGTTCCAAATCGGTAAAAGAAATGCTTGAAGAAGAAGGTTTCGTTTGTAAAAAATTTGACGAGGTTTTTTGATATGTGTGATTGCAAACATTGTAGTGAAAGGTTTAATTTCGACCCAAAAGATGGGAAAGAATATTCTTATTGCGTTTGTTTGCGCGATGATAATTATCTCGAATATTGTTTTGCCGAAGATGGCGGTAAATGCCGCCTTTACGAACCGCCAGAAGATAAAATCTGCCGAAACATAACCAAAGAAAATCCCGTAGATGATTTCGTTTGCTCGAAGTGCGGCGTTCATTTATACGACTGGATTAGAGTACGCGATGAGGATTATTACGAATACGAGTTTAAGTATTGCCCGAATTGCGGGGGCAAGGTGGTGGAAGATGGTAAAGTCTTGTAAGTATTGCTCACTTAGAAAAATTGACGGGCATTGGGACTTCCGTTGTTCGCACGAAGGTAATTATTTGCAAAAATGCGCAAATGGGTTTAATCGGTCTTGTGACTTGTTTAAAGAAGAACCGAAAGGTGCTATTGTCAGAATTACATATAGCGGTCCAAGAGCAGAGATGCTAAAGCTCTTGGAAGAATTGGGCGGTTCAATAGAAGAAGATAAATAAAAAAAATTTTTGGTCAACTGTGTAAAAACAGTTGACTTTTCTTTTCGGTTATGTTATAATCAAATTATCAAGTTAAAGGAGTGGTTTTCATGAAAGACTATAAAAAATTAACCTTTAAAAGATTGGTAGAACCTTACGATGACGATTGCGAAGAAACCGAAAACGCGTCTACCGCAAGTTACGAGGAAATTTTAGAACGCCTTGCTGAATTAGAAGATAAAATCGAGGACGGAACACTTGTTGAATTACCGTGCAAATGTATAGAAGAATTAGACATTATTAAAGACGGAATGATTTTTATTTTTTATAAAATGTGTTTAGAACAAAATTTGGGACAAGGGGTTTTTCTCGAATACAAATCAAAAATCAATGAGTGGTTTAAAAGCTATTTAAAAAACAAAGGATTACAGGAGAAAGAGAAATGAAAGACTATAAAAGATTGACTTTTAAAAAAAGTAAAAACATATCTTCTGCAAGTTACGACGAATTATTAAATCGTCTTACCGATCTGGAAGATAAAATCGAAAACGGAACTCTTATTGAGGTTGAGTCGCCTTGTACAGAAGAAAAGTTTGATTATATTTGCAAGTATTATGAGAATGGCTTGTGTCATCTTGGTGAGGAATTATTTGGTACTCCACCTCAGTTTCAGTTGTGTGATTGTATAAATGACTTTGAAAATTGTATGGGTTCTAAACCAATTAAATATGAAAAAGAACAGAAGATTGGCATAACTCTTAAAGAAATCAAACAGGATGCCATTACACAATTAATCAATCTTGTAAATAAAAAATTGAATACATTGTGTAATAATAAACGCAACACCAAATTATCGGCTTTTTATTTATCCAATATGATAAAAGAAGCTTTACATGAACTTGGATATGAGGTTCGAATATATGAAATGTAAATTTTATTCTGAATATATTTGTAATCATTATGGGAATGGCTTGTGTCATTATTTTGAGCACTTTGGTGGTCTGCCTCAATCGTGTAATCATATAAATGATTTTGAAAATTGCATTTGTTTTGAGCCAATTGAATATGAAAAAGAGTCATTCCCTTATAGTTTAAATAGAGTGGAAGGAAAGGTACTTTTTAGGTTGTTTAAAGAATATAGAAAAGACCAAGATAAGTTAGATAAATTAGTAGAAGCATTTGAATCTTATTTATCAAATGCTGTTAAAAGTCCTGCTAATGCAGAAGGCAAATGCGATAATGAAGATACTTTATATAGAATCATAAAAGAAAGAATTGAAGATAAGGAGGAACCATATCCTTCTACTTTAAAATATGATAAAGTAGAAACTGTGAAACTAATGCCTGATAATGGTATAGATAAAAGAGCTTTAACAATTCAAAACTGTGATAAAATTATTCTAAAACCAAAAAGTCTTGAAGTAGAAGTTAAAATTGAAAAAGATAATTTTGATGATTTTGATTATATTATTATAAATGAACATAAGTTTAAGAGGATATAAATTATGGTTATAGAAGTTTATAGTAAAAAAGATTCTAATAATTATAGAATTTATGAAAAAGTAGTAGATGTTATTGATTTAATAGATAGAGTTCAGTTTACTGTTTATAAGCCTAATCACGAATCTTATAGGTTTGACTATGACGAATACGATTGGAGAGAATTAACTATGGATGAAGCTATAGCTCGTGGAATTTGCATTAAAGAGAATGAAAACCTTAAATACACACTAACTGTAAATGACTCTGGATATGGAATGAATTGCATAAAGTGTGAAAGAATTATTTTTATTAAACCTAAGGCTGGAGATTCTGTAGAGTTAGATTCTAAAAAATTATCTGAACTCGATTGGATAAATATAAACGGGATTAAATTTAAGAGAGAAAAATAATGTCAGATATGATAGAAAGTAAAGAAACAGAAAGATTATATAATTCTCCAGAATTTTTTACTTACAGAGAATCTATAATTGAAGAAATGAAAAATCTTAATGCAACTAAAGAAGAACTGGCTTTACTGGCTGACAATACAGTTATAAATGGATTAGTAAATAAAAGAAATCCAAAATCAGTAGCTCTTGCCGTTCTACAATAAAAGATTTAAGGAGAAGGATTAAATATATGAAAATTCTAATAAATAAAACTTATCAACCTTTTTATAATGCTGTGCCTCAAGAATTTTATGATGCGTATAATATAACTGGTGTAGACCAACTTTGTTTAAGCAGAAAAGATCCAAGATTGATTAAATGGTTGGAGGATCACCCAGAGCAACAGCATCGCACTATTTGGGTAGAAGAAGTTCCAAAAGGGACTAAATATAGAATTGTTGTATTAGAAAGTGGTTGCGAAGATATTGAATGTTTTGATGACATTGTGTGGGAAATTGCAGATTAATAGGAGGATTGAATATATGAAATGCAAGTTTTATTCGGAAGAGATAGGCAAATGCTTATTTGATGGACCACCAGATGATTGTCCTTTTGAAAATAATGAAGATAATTGCGCTTGTTTTGAACCCAAAATGATTGAATACGGAAGCAGCGACGTGCATAATGACGAAGACGAGTTTTACAAGAAATATTGCAGAGGATGCAGTTCGTTGGTGTGCAGTGGCGTCAGAGATACGATCGCAAGAGAGGGTTGTAGATATTATCGGCATGAAATGAAGAAAGAAACTCCCGACAATTTGCCTTTACCCGAAGGCGTCATACCACTCAAGGGCTACAAAATCGCATTGCCGAAATATTCCGCAAGGATTTCAATTGGCAGTTTGCAAATAAATTTAACTGACAAAACGTTCACCGAAGAGCAAATCAAAAATATGAAAGAAATGCTTGGTTGGGAGGTTGAAAACTTATAATGGAAATTTTGCGAGTGATATTTTTCATACAAGCAGGAGTAACTATTTCTCTTTCCGTTGGATTGATAACAGAAGGTATTTCGTCAGGTAAATTTGGAATTTTAAATTTACTTGTGAGATCGACGGTTTTGAATAAATTTGGAAAAATTTTTTCAATTATATTATATGTACTTATTAGCCCGTTTTGGGCGATAGTGGATACATTGTGGCTTACAATGACATATAAGAAGGATAATGTAAAATGCAATAACTGCGGGGAAAGTTTTTATGCAAAAACCGCTGAGAAGGCACCCGCCATTACGGGTGTTGCAAAATGTCCTCATTGTGGTGAGTTTAATGTGATAGATAAAGGAGAGCAAAAATGAGATTGGAGCTTGCGAGATATTCTATTAGTTATTACTTTACAGAAAGCGAACTTGAAAAGGTACGTGCTGAGATTAATTATGCTCTCCGCGTTGCAGATAATGATGAATAAAAGAGGTGTTTTATATGAAATTAGAACCGATATACAACAGATGCACAACCGTTTCCACTGCGATGAAAGTTTGTCACTTAAAGGCGATTTTAGAAGATTTGCCCGACGATATGCCTGTGGTAATTCCCGCTCGCGTCGATGAAAATTACCACATTTTGACAAATTGTGTCGCAAATTCAACATTCTGTACTTGAAGATGAGCCTGTAAAAAGAATTGCGTTATTGAAATCTTTTACGACCCAAAATATTAAAATTGTAACAGAAGAAGAGGCTAAAGATGTTGTTTTAGGAGCAGTAAAAGATTTTTGCGCGTCTTCTCGCCCGCTTAGTTCTGATAGTTTCAATTTGGTTGTTTCGGCGATTAACGAATATAATTTTATTCCCGAAACCAAATCTTCGAATACCGCGATTGGTTTGCTTATAGAGACAAGAAGAGTTGAGTTTTCCAACCAGTTAAAACTTAATGAATTTCCAAAAGTGGTTGAAGAATTGAATTATCGGTGTTATGAAAATAAAAACGTAAAAAAACTTAACTTAAAGAATAAAGATAGAAAATTCTTGATTTCGATTCTCGATAAAATGTTATCTCGCGAGATCACTGTTTCTGATTTAATTTTATGTTTAGAAAAGAGAAAAATCTGGAAAGGGATTTTACATCATTTGCACTATTCTAATAAGCTTTTACAGAATTATATATATAACGATTCCCTCTCGTCTTTTATGGGCGTGTTCGAGCGTAAAATAGAGAGTTGTTCTTTTGTTGAAACGATAAAGTGTTTAGATGCGCAAAAAGGTCCTGCGGCAGTTATCAGAAATTTAGATTATATAATTTCTCGATATAAGGATATTTCACGTCAAGAAATGTTCAAAATACTTATGCCCATTATCGATAAGACGAATAACGTTGTTCTTCTTCAGATGATAAATCATTATAACAACTTTGAAAGAGACAGGAGATTTTATTCGTTTTCAAAGTTCGGGCTCAAAAAGAACCATTCTCAAACCGATAAAGAAATGGCGGTTTGCCAAACAAGTAGAATCCCTGAAAACATTATTGATTGGCTTAAAGGGTGGTTTATGGCTGCTTTAGCCGCAAACATGAGGGAGTTGAATGTAGACAAGGTTTATATCGATCCTGTATTTAAAAAGATTGCCCCTCCCTTAGATATGGCAGCAATGAATGGAGGCACTGGTGTTTTGCCCGCTGGCTCGAGGCTTTCAATACCCGAAGGCGCAGTTGTTCGTGCATTTACTTATTGGGAAAAAGTCAACGATATTGATTTATCAGCTTTTCTTTGCGATGACAATATGAAAAAAATTGAAGAATTTAGCTGGCGTAGTTATGCGGGCAATGGTTCTGCTTCGTCTGGATTCATTTTCTCGGGCGACCAAACGAGCGGTTATTGTGGCGGAAGCGAATATTTCGATTTTGATTTTGAAATCATTCAGAAAAAATACCCGACAGGCAGATACATAGTCTTAAATGACAATGTTTATAGCGGCGGAAACTTTTCGGATTGTTTCTGTAAAGCAGGTTTTATGCTTCGCGATAAATTCAAAAGCGGAAAAGTTTACGAACCGAAAACAGTTAAGACATCGTTTTTGATTAACGCGAAATCGTCTTATTGCCATTTATTTGCAATTGATTTAAAGACGCGGGAAATCGTTTGGCTGAACATAAATAAAGATTCAAAAGCGATAGTAGCTGGAATCGAAAGCAATCAATACCTTAAAAAGTATATGACACTGACAGAAAAGTACAATATTTACGATTTGTTTATTTGCGCTGGGACATCTGCACAAACCATGGAAGAATGTGTTGGCGAAAAAGATCTGATTTTCACCCCTGAGAGATTGGATTTCAAAACAAAAGCCGACGTTATAACACTGGAAGATTTGGAAAAGATAAATAAATATATCGAAAGTAAATAATTTTTTAAGAACTTGCGGCTAAATGCTTGACAAGTTCTTTTTTATCTGCTATAATAGAGACACAATCGGAGGTAGAAATATGGAAATTGTAACTTGGATCATTTCAGCAGTTGTTCAGGTGGCTTTGGCGATCGGGTTTTTTGTGGTTTATACACAATACCAAAAAGCGACGAAAAAGGCTCGCGGCTTGGAACGCGAAGTTGAGAAACTCACGCAGCCGAATTTAGTCTCTTTAAACCCCGAAACTTATAACGTGATTTCGCGGTGGATTAAAGATTGCGGAGTTATGCAGGTCGGGATTGCATTAAAATACGAAAAAGAGAAACGGGGTTATCGTGCCCTGATTTACACGGATCGTGTAGGGTATCTCATCGGGAAAGCGGGTTGCAAAGTCGCGGCGGTTAAAAAGGAACTCATGGAGCTGAAACAAGCGAATAATATCGTAGGCGTGGAAATCAACGAGGTTTTGGGTTTCATCAATCAAAGAGAAATAGACGTGGACGATTATTACAGCGCGTATATGGTGAATTGGCAAGCTTACGAAGAAGCGGGCGAAGAAGTGATATATTAAAACGACGATTTTATTTGGAGATAAAAGATGGAATACATAAAAGGTAAAGAACTCGAAACATTCGACGATTTTAGATTTGCAGAAAAACCTGTAATTTTTGAAAATAAGATTGGGTGGTCTATAGAGGCCGACCTTGAATGGATGTCGGTTGATGAATTTATAGGCTATAAAAGAAGTGGGTATCGTTTTTATGAAAGAGTAAAGCCTGATAAGGGTATTTGGCATAAAGTATCGGAAGACGGATTGCCTAAAACAAATGATTATATATTAGTCTATCTTCGTAGTCGAAGCAAGTCGTATCACCCGACTGTTTCGATGGCTAGGTATACTCCAAATTATGGAGGTTGGTGGATTGCTGTAAATTCCTCTGAAACGCTCGACGATGATGATGAAGTTGTCGCGTGGATGGAAATTCCTGAATACGAAGAATAATAAAATTGCAGTTTTATCGAGTGGAGGTTGAAATGGAGTATAGATGTAGGATATGTGGAAAGTTAGCGGAAGAAGATGCACATTTTTATAAAACAAAAATGTTATGTAATAGACATTACATTCAAATGTATCGTTATGGGAAAATCATGGATACCATCCCGCGCGGCATTTTAAAACATGTTTGTGTGGTTTGTGGAGATACAAAATCTTGTCGATATCAAGTTTGGCATGGTGGCGGCGAATACGATGGGCAAGAAGTATGTTCAAAGCATTATACCCAATTAAGAAATAAGGGTAAAATTTTGGATTCAGCTCCTGCTCCACATATTAATGTAGAAGATAGAGTCTGTGATGTTTGTGGTTCAACACATCATGTGATTTATCATAACGGAAGATATTATTGTTTAAGGCACTATTCGCAAATTAAAAACCTCGGTGGTTTACGCCCGATAACAGTTTTCGATAGAAATGAATATGATACAGACGGCGATATAACTTATATTTATATTAGAAACGGTAAGAATGAACGTATCGCTACTTGTAAAATAGATACGGAAGATCTTGATAGAATAATTAAGCATAAGTGGAGCTTAGGAACGTGGGGCTATGCTTCGGCCATGCTTGACGGCAACAGTATAATGATGCAGCGTTATATACTTAGTGTGTATGACAAAAAAGATATTGTAGATCATATAAATAGAGATCCACTTGATAATAGAAAGAGTAATTTAAGGATAGTAAATAAATCTTTAAACTCAATAAATACAGGGCTACGAGCGAATAATGTAAGCGGTGTGACTGGTGTTAGTTGGAGTAATTCATTATCTCATTGGCGTGCTTATATAAATTATGATGGAAAAAGAATAGAACTAGGATGCTTTGATTCATTCGAAGAAGCGGTTACCGCTCGTTTAATGGCCGAAAATAAATATTATGCTGGGTTGCAACCCCAAATAGAATTATTTGAGAAATACGGAGTTAAAATAGAAAATGGGCAATAAAAATTATGTTTGTTATCACCTCCATACCGAAGATAGTCTTCTCGATAGTTGCACAAACCATCGACTTTATTCCGATAAAGCAAAAGAGTTAGGGCAAACCGCTATTGGTTTCTCAGAACATGGAAATTGCTATAACTGGATCGAAAAGAAAGAATATTGCGAAGCTCTCGGATTAAAATATATTCACGGTATAGAAATATATCTCATTGAGCACCTTGAACCAAAAGTACGTGATAACTATCACACTATACTTATTGCAAAAGATTATGAGGGGGTGAAAACAATTAACTCTCTCTTTAGTTTGTCAACCGATGAAGCGCATTTTTATTACAAACCCCGTTTATCGTTTGATGAATTTAAAAGTATATCATCAGAGCACGTGATTAGAATAAGTGCGTGTCTTGCATCACCGCTTAATAAATTGCGTGATGAAAGCCTTATTCGGTATTATGATTATTTAGAGGTTCAACCCCATATAAACAGCGAAGCACAAAAAGAGTATAATTTGTGGCTGTATGATATGGCGCAAAAATATCACAAACCGCTTATCGCTGGAACTGATACTCATAGTATCAATCAATATAAAGCCGAGTGCCGTTCGGTTTTGCAGACCGCTAAAAAAATCGAATTTACAAACGAAGACGAGTTTGATTTAACATATAAAAGTTATGAAGAGCTTTGCGATATGTTCAAAACGCAGGGTGTATTATCCGAACAAACATATCTTGAAGCGATTGAAAACACCAACGTGATGGCGGCGTCTATAGAAGAATTTAAGCTCGATAAAACATTCAAATATGCAAAATGTTATGAAGATGATGAACTCGAACTTAAACGTAGATGTAACGAAAGATATAAAGACAAAATTACTCGTGGAGTTATTAAGCCTAATAAACAATATATTGAAAATGTGAGAGAAGAATTTCGTGTTTTCAAAAAAATTGGTATGCTGGGGTTTATGTTGTTTATGTCCGACCTTGTAAGTTGGTGTTGGCAAAACGGCATCCCAATTGGCTTTTGTCGTGGGAGTTGTGGGGGATCCACAATTGCATATCTTATAGATATTATTGACGTAGATCCCGTAGTCTGGCATACGGTATTCTCACGTTTTGCCAATGAAAACCGTACAGAATTGGGCGATATCGATATCGATATAAGCCCCACACAGCGAGAACTTGTTTATAAGCATATAATTGATACTTACGGCGTCGATTATACTGGTTATATACTTGCCATCGGTACAATTTCCGATAAAGGGACCATCGACGAAATTGGCAGGGCATTGCAAACTCGTTGGAAACGTTCTGATAAGGGATATTTGAAACTTGTATCTTATTATGAAAATAAAGGACAAAAACCCGTAATTGATAACGAATTTATTCCTTATTACGATGAAAAAAGAAAGGCTGAACTATTGCGTAAATATATCGACGACAAGTCGCCATTCTGCTTAAATCGTATTGCCCAAATTAAAGACGAATACGACCAAAATCCCGAGAACACAAAGAAAAAATATCCCGATTTATTTTATTATTTTGACGGATTGTTAAATACGGCGATATCACAATCTATGCACCCCGCTGGAATTATTGTAAGCCCTATAACATTGCAAGATAATTACGGGATGTTCTGGTCTGACGGTAAAAGAATTCTTCAAATTAATATGGAAGAATGTCATGAGGTATCACTTAATAAATACGATTTATTGGGTTTGAAGAACGTTGAAATTATTAAAGACACCTGTGTGTTTGCTGGTATACCATATCCAAAATCCTATCAAATCAACTGGGAAGACCAAGCGGTATGGAAAGACATGCTTACTTCTCCCGCAGGAATATTTCAGTTTGAAGGAAAATACGCTTTCGATATGTTAAAACAGTTTGTGCCGTCTAAAATAAACCACTTAAGTTTGGTAAACGCCGCCCTTCGTCCGTCTGGCGCTTCGTACCGAGATCGTCTTATGGCACACGAAATCAATAAAAACCCATCGCCAATTATCGACGACTTACTTAAAGATAACAATGGTTTTCTTGTTTTCCAAGAAGATACAATTGCTTTTCTTCAAAAGATTTGTGGATTAAGCGGTGGTGACGCAGACAACGTTCGTAGAGCGATCGGTCGTAAGCAAAAAGATCGACTCGATGCGGCTCTTCCTCAAATACTCGAAGGCTATTGCTCGAAGTCTGATAAACCTCGCGCAGAAGCAGAAAAAGAGGCAAAAGCGTTTTTACAAATTATTGAGGACTCTGCGAATTATCAATTTGGATTTAATCATTCCACAGGTTACAGTATGATCGGTTATACTTGTGCGTTTTTGCGTTATTATTACCCAACCGAATTTATTGCGGCATACTTGAATAACGCGAACAATGATGACGATATTCAAATGGGGACACAGTTGGCAGAATTTAAACATATCCCAATTTTGCCACCTAAGTTCAGACATTCAAAAGATGTTTATGTACCCGATGCAAAAGAGAAAAAGATATACAAAGGGTTGAGTTCGATTAAGTTTTTATCGTCGGATATTGCTTCTCAACTTTACGAAATGCGAGATATGAAATTCGATTCGTTTGTTGATTTTCTTAAGGTTAGCCCTTTGAATTCTAAACAGTTGTATATTCTTACGGTTTTAGATTTCTTTTCGGAGTTTGGTGGTGTTGGCAAACTTCTTACGATCGTCGATATGTACAACACTTATTCAGGTAAGAAACTTCTCAAAAAAGAGACCTGCACTCTTCCTCGCGAGGCGGTTCTCCAATTCGCGACTGAGACCGAAAAGCAATATCGCATAACCGATTCCGCCGCGCTTGTTTCTTATCTTTGCGAGAACGCTAAACCAAAGGAATTCACACTTTCCGAGCGATTGGCTTCCGAGTTGGAGTATTTGGGATATTTGAGCTTTAAGAGCACAGACGCGAGGGATAAATACAACGGTTATGTCTGCTCGGCTGACACAAAGTTTTCACCAAAAATTACGGTTTATAACCTTTATACGGGCAAAACTGAAACGATTAAATGTTACAAAAAGACCTTTGCCGAGCAACCGCTCACAAAGGGTATGATTATTACTTATTACACCGAAAGCAAGCAGAAAAGTCGGTTAAACCCCGAAACAAAGCAGTTCGAAAAAATCCCCAACGAATTCGAACAATGGTTTAAGTGGTACCAAATTAAAGAATTTCCGCCAAAGGAGATAGAATAATGGCACAAAAAAAATGGAATTTGGACAATTATACAGATGAATTAAATAGGAATAATCGACAAATTAAACCCCTTGAAAATTTTACCAATTGTTCTAAACCAATAAAACACAAATGTCTGGTGTGTGATAATGTTTGGAAAACATCTCCAATACATATCCTATCTGGGTCTGGATGCCCTAAGCGTGCTATTTTGAGAAATTCGAAAAAACAAAGTTTGGGGAATGATGGATATTTAAAATTATTAAAAAAGAAAAATATAAATATAATTCCCCTCGAAGAATATCAAAATATATACAAGCCGATTCTTCATAAATGCAACGTTTGCTCGTATGAGTGGAACATAACCCCAAAAGGTGCGTTAAAAGGCACGGGGTGCCCTAAATGTAAGGGTAGGTTGCCCATAACGGCAAACGAGTATAGAAGCAGATTACAAAATTTAAAAACTGGAATTGAATATATAGACAATTTAGAAATTATAAAATTAAAAGGCAGTTATAAACACAAATGTACAGTATGTGGGACTGAGTGGAATGGTATACCACGAAATATTTTAAATGGTAGTAGTTGCCCTAAATGTATGGCACAAAAACGTGGCATTAAAACAAGATATACCGCAGAACAATATAAAAATAAAATTGCATTAATAAATCCAAATGTGGAATTAATTGGGAATTATGAGGGGACAGAAGTTAAAACATTACACAGGTGCAAGAAGTGCGGCTCCGAGTGGATGGTAACCCCACACGAAATAATTAGCGGATACGGATGTGTAATCTGTAATTATTCAAAAAACGCAATAAAAATCAAAGATTTTTTAACAGAAAACAAAATTGAGTTTTACATGGAGAAGACGTTTGAAGGATGTAAAAATAAAAGGTTATTGCGTTTTGATTTTTATATACCATCTATGAATTTATGTATTGAATATGATGGCGCCCAACATTATAAACCAATAGAACTATTTGGTGGCAAATCTGGATTTGAGAAAACGAAAAAGAGAGATGAGATAAAAAATAAATTTTGTGAAGATAACGATATCAATCTATTGCGCCTCAAATATGATTGCGATGTTATAGATATCTTAAGAATATGGATATCAGATTTCGATATAAGTGATTATATTGATTATGATGAACTAATAAAGGAACACAAAGAATATGATTAAAAAACCAACAAGATTTTCATACAGCAGATTAAACCAAATGGAAAATTGCCCATTTGCTTATTATTTAAAATACGAACAAAAGCATTTCCCGAAAGACAGTGCCTTAACAATGGAGTACGGCAATTTGTGCCATTACATTCTCGAAACAATTGGTAATTGCATAAAAGACGGTAAAGAAATTCCATATGAAAAACTCACAGAGGATTTTTGGAACATCGAATTACACACCCAAGAAAACGGGAAGAAAAAAGAGGATATTCTCGGTGCTAATCTTCTCGCTAAGAAATATCCCGAAGCGTGGGTAAAACCCAGCCGCGCAGGGAAAACTTACGCAGAAAAGGCAAAATACTTCGCGGCGATTGGAATGTATCGTTTGGAATGGTATATACAGGATCACCCCGAGCTTGAAATTGTTGGTTGCGAAGTTCCATTCGAGTTTAAATATAACGATAATTACACATTTTTCGGATATATTGACCGTTTGTTTAAAGTTAAAGGGCAAAATAAATACGTAATTCACGATATAAAGACCAAGGACAAAGAGTTCAGAAAAGAGGATTTAGCGACGCCGTTACAGTTCGTGATTTACGTTTTATCACAGCAAAAGGTCTACGGTGAAGACGCAGAGTTTGAATGTTGTTACGATTTACCTTTCGCAGGTGAAGACGGCGTTTGGCAGTCGGCGTTGACAAAGGGTGGAATAAAGCGCGGGCTTGCAAAAATCGACAAGCTTTTTACAAAAATCGAAAACCAAGAGTGGAAGCCGTCGCCGAGCATTTTGTGCGCTTGGTGCCCGTTTAGCGCAAATAACCCCGATCAACCCGAAGATTGTAAGAATTTGTGTTGTTATTATAATCTTTCCACGCAAGACGAGTTTGATACTTATCACGTTAAAATGGAATGGAAAGGAATGGATAAACACTTTATTCAGATGAAGAAATTCACGGCATTGCAAGCGATCGACGAAGCGATCGATGACGATGATTTCGAGATTTAAGGAGAAACGAAATGGAATACGATGAATTGATAGAAAAGATAAAAAACGCGCTTAAAATCACCAAACTCGAAATTTACGAAAAGGCGGATTCACAAGCCATTCTCAAAGAGGCTTGGTCGGACGGATACGAAACGGGGTTTGATGAAGCTGAAGAAGATGCGAGAGAAAAATACGATTTTACGTTTTTACGGCGTTAAAACGCTTGACAAATCGATTTTGATGTGATATAATGGGGTCGTAAATTGGAGGTAGTTATGAAAGAAATAAAACATTATGTTTCCGACGACGGTAAAAAAGAATCAACTGATTTAGACGACGTTATAGAGTATGAAAGCATTCAGAATATTAGAAATAAGACTTATATAGACATAGTTAACTATCGAGACAGAACTCGCCTATATAAGTTGAAAGATAAAAAGGATTTATATTATCTAACAAAAAATCTCCATATAGGGCATCCGCAACTCGAAGATGGTTATATCGGATATGTTATAATTCGATATACTGATTCTGATTATTGTAAAGTAGAGCTTATTTCCGCAGATCAGCACATCAAAAATTTGAAATCGAAAATAGATGAGTTAAATGAGGAAATTTCCAGAATAGAAAATTATATAAAATGAAACGACCATTTTATTTGGAGTGAGAGAATGAAACGTTTGAAAAAATATAGATATATTGGTTGCGGGATCGCTAAATCAACAGACAAGATAAGCGACTTTCGCTTGATTGGCGGAAGCCAATTATTTCCCGAAAATAGAGTAGTTTTAAGAGTAGTAATTCCAGACGATTTGAAACTTTCAAAATATTCATGTGATAATTATTCGACTACGGAAGATCCTCGAACATTAGAAGAATTAGGGTGCGACGTTATGATCAGAATAAACGGAAGATGGATAATTAAAAACAATTTGAAACATTTATCAATTAACGAGATATTGGATTTTATTCGGAGGAGAAAAGTTTTGAAATGAAAGAGATAAAATATTATGTTTCGGACGACGAAAGCAAAAAGTCATCAGATCCAGAAGAAATAAAGGAGTATGAGGCGAAAATAGGCACCGCTGAAAGATGTTGGGTTTGCGGGTTCAGAGACGAATATAATCGCATGGCGGATATTTTCAAAGTCGACAACTCAGACGACACGCGTTATTTATGCGATTATTACCATATTGCATGGGGTTACGTGCCCGATGATTACAAAGGATATGTCGTTGAACATCATCTTGATGACGAGTGGGATAAAAAGAGAATGGTTACTCTCGAACAATATTTGGAAGAGTTGAATGAACAGGTAGACAAAAGACAAACTCTTATTTCTAAAATAAACGAAATATGTAATGAAAGATGAGTTTTATAAGGAGCGAAGAAAATGAGACCACTGATAATGGAAATGATCTATAAATACGACTTTTTAAACAATTTTTACGATTGTAAAGTCACTTACGACGGAATAACTTATCGTAACAGCGAGGCGGCTTTTCAGGCTCAAAAGACCAAAACGAAGCACGAAAGATTACGTTTCGCGAATTTACCGCCTCAAAAGGCGAAGTCGATGGGGCGCGGAGTTGAACTTCGTGAAGATTGGGAAGAAGTCAAAGATCAGATTATGTACGAAGTTGTGAAAGCAAAATTCCAACAAAACCCCGATTTGAAACAAAGACTTTTAGACACAGGCGACGCCGAAATCGTCGAAGGCAATCATCATAATGATTGGTATTGGGGTGTCGATATGGGAACGATGGAAGGGTATAATAAACTTGGAGGAATTTGTGAAAAAGTCCGTGAAGAACTCGGCGGGTGGAAACGAGATTATACCGACAAGGATGTTGGATTAGAGCTAAAATTTGTCGAATAAGGAGATAAAAAATGGCAATAAAAATAATTAAACAAGGCGCAAAAGAATTTCACATAACTTGCCCACATTGCGGTTGTGAGTTTGCCTACGAAAACGAAGACGTATACAACTCCGAAGTGATTTGTCCGTGTTGCTCAAAGGCTCTGCCGCACAAAGGTGTGAGGGGTGGAAATGGAGATTTAGACACCGAAACTATTCCGCAATTACAGCGCATCTATTACGGCCCCAAAACAGGCACGGAATATAACGATTTGGTTTATCGCCCCTTCACGCTTCCCGAATGGGCAACGAAATCGGATAATTTGAGCGGTTGCGAAGGTTGCCCGAACAATCCGAAATATCTCAAAACGCCTTATGTCGGAGATACTCCTTGTCAGTGGTGTCAGAAAAATCCGTGGAAGGTAACTTGCACGTCGAATGTGAAATAGGGGGGAAAAAAGATGTATAAGAAAATTTGTGAATTTTATTTGCCCTTGAATTTGTACGATGAAAGAAGCGGAAGAAATGCTATTGATTGTAGCGTATATAGAACAGAAGAAAAAGGCGATTTCGAACTTTTAAAAGAGGAGGTTTGCCCCAAAGATATCAAACCGTTTTTTTATAAAGATGATTGTTGGATTGATAATTATGGTAATAATATATACATAGTATATCTTGATGAGAATAGGAGTGGAAGATTTCCGTGTTACGTGATAGAGTCGCTGACGTATTTCAAAATAAAGCTCGAAAAGAGATTCAAGGATGTGAGAGATATAGTAGAGGCGTGGGAGCACGCTCTTAAAACGATAGCCTACTCGAAGGTTAAGGAATAAAACACGTTTTTTATTTGGTGAGAAAATGAAAAAAGAATACGAAATATACCCTAAAACCGAACTAACCAAGGAAATTCTCAATACGATTAAAGTTGGAGATTACATAAAAGTGAATTCTTGGAAGCGTCCGTTTACCGTAAGGGCAGTGAGCGAGAATTATTTCATTATGACAGTACCATTTTTCGATTCTTATCGTTACAGCATTTGCGAGAAGAATAAACGCGGAGGACGGTATAACGTTTGTTATCGTCCAAACTGCGGGTATTACGAAGATGAATTTGTTTGCGGTCCCGACGACCATTATTGTCTCCACGATTACGAAGACCCGAAGGAATGCGAGATCGCGCTCAAAGAACTTGAGGCGGGAGAATTAAAGGTTTCAACGAGGCACGGATTGGGAATTTGGCAGATAGCCATTAAAAGGAGAAAATAGTAATGGGTGATTATGTAAGAAAAAAACAGGTATTATATCCACTAACAAAAGAATTATTAAAGAAACTTCACTGCGAGGATATTTATTATCTCGAATATAGTTTTCCATTTGGAAGTAAATTTACTACAGAGGAATTTATAGATTATAGTGGTACAAAAAACTATAATCAATACTTAGCCTATGAACTTGATATTGATTACGGAGTCGAAAGCGGTGAATTCGGCAGATCAAGATTTCTTAAACCTTCTGAACAAGAAAAATATAAGAAATTATTTAGCGAAGTAATTCCAGAAGACCTTATAGACCCAACATTATTTAAGTATGTGGATTATTGTTGGTATAATTATTGTGAGGCAGATGACTATTACGTAAAGAAAGATTATTTTGAAAAAGATTATTTTGAAGAGGAAATCTAACAGAACACATTTTTTATTGGAGGTTAAAATGAATATGCAAACAATTGATTATAAAAAAGTAAAATGCCCAAAATGCGGGAAGTCGTATTTCCGCGTAAAAGACAACTCGAGTTTCACAACCTTGGCTTTTATCATCAAGCCCGAGCCGATTTATAAAGACGGCGAGTTGCAAGACCCGACCGAAGCTGAACCGATAAAAGTGCGTTGCGGATGTTTGGAATGCGGATGCAACTTCCGAGTTGAAACACACGACGTTCACGGAGATTATCGGTTTATCGACGAGGACGAGGAACGGAAAGAAAACGAGAGAAGACTCGCGGAAACTTTTAAGGTGCTGAAAAAGGAAACCGAGGAGTTTGAAACCAAAATCAAGCCTGTCGTTGATTCGCCGTTGCAATTAAGCAAAACCATTGAAATTGACAAAACACCCCTTACTATAAAGACTTATCAGGAAGTGGTAAAAGAAGAGCTTGACGAAATAAAAGAAAGACTCTCGAAGTTAGAAAATAAAGTTTTGGGAGAAAATCAATGAGATACTTTGTTATAGGGGACACCCATTTTGGGCATTCTAATATTATTAAATATTGTAATCGTCCATTTAGAGATATAGAAGAAATGGATAAGACTTTAATCAAAAATTGGAATGAAACCGTGTCTAATCACGATACAGTTATTCATCTTGGTGATTTTGCTCTTTGCACAAGAGAAAGAGCGAGGGAGATTTGCTCACAATTAAATGGAAAGAAAGTCTTAATAAGAGGCAATCATGATAATTGGACCGACGATTTTTATAGAGATATTGGTTTTAATTATGTGAGTAAATTTCCTATTATTTATGGAGGAAGTCCTGATAATAATGGGTTTTATATGATGTCTCATGTCCCTCTGATGTTAAGTGAAACCACTCCATATTACAATTTTTATGGTCACGTTCACAACGATTCTAAATTCGTCGACACCCCAACCAGTAAATGTGTATGTGTAGAGAGAATAGGGTATAGACCTTATTTATTTTTGGAGAAGAATTAAGCTGATATTTAGCGCTTTTAAATAAAATTTGAATTTTATCGAGGTGATTAAATAGGAAATTTAGTTATTAAAGAAACGAAAGTATATTTATACGATAAGAAATTCGGAGCAAAACGGCTAATACTAAAAGGATATAGTAGCGGGTATTTAGAGAGCAGGCCAAAAAGTTATTTGGAAAATTCTAACGGGAGATATATAACTTTCGGGAAAACCCCGTTCAAACGCTTGACAACGGGGTTTTATTGTGCTATAATAAAACCACAATCGGAGGTAGTTATGAACTGGAAAGAAGAATTCATCAAATTATTAGAAGCAGAAACTTTTAAAACCGACTCGGAAATCGACGATTACGCCGACGAACATAATTTGTCCGCAGCTGACGTTTGGCACTGCTATGCGGAGTATAGAGACGATTGTTTGATTAAACAATCGATTGGGACGCCGTGTGAGGGCTGTAGATACGTTACTCGAATAGGAGGTTTTGTATCGCCTTGTTATGAGTGTTGTCGAAATAGACCTGATTTTTATGAGGAGAGAAAATGATTACATTTAAAGAATTGCAAACACTTGCCGATATATTCTCAAAACCCGTGCCTGATAACCCGATATTAAGCGACATAGAAGAGACGCTCGAATGTGCCATAATAGAAGGCAGAACACGTTTTAGCTATGTGTCGCTTAAATACGATAAAGAAGTAGCCGACGAAGCGATTCGGGAATTGGAAAAGTACGGGTATGATTGTTCTCATTATTCTTATAATGACGGCAATTTAGAGATAGAGTTTGAGTGATAAATAAAAGGCACGTTTTATTAGGAGGTAGTTATGCGTAGAAAACACAACGGGAAGATTTACTTCCCACATTATGAAGAAACTTGGCTCGCGAATACTCTGACCGCGATGGTTAAAAGTATGCAAGAAACTGGGCATTTATATTATGTTGAATGGAACGGGGAATTCTATTACAGCGACGAAGTAAAAATAGATGGGAATTCGGTTATGTGTGAGGGGAAAAATGACTGAACGAGAAGTGGATATATTTGAAGAAATACTATTTGACAAAGTAAATAAAGCGGAATTCGCACGCACGATTGAGCAAGAAACCGCTGAAGACATTATTGCGGATTTGAAGAATTATATCGCTGAATACGGGCATATTACAAAAAGTATGCTTGATGAGTTGATAGAAAGATATGTATCGAGATACGGCGTGGAGGTTGAAGATGACTGATTTATATTTAGAAAGCATTGGGTTTGTAAACCCAACAATAGTTGAACGCGATAACAACGGGAAAATCGAACGGCTTGAATCAGTCGGTCTCGATATAGTAAGTTTAGTCGCTTTTTGGAGGAAGTGTTTTGATTTGGACGGACTTCTTTTCGAAAAAATCACTCTCCATTGCAAATCGAAAGATTTTAATGCGATAGGAAGGCGCCCGATACCACAGTGTCTTAGCGTAAGAGAATTGCTCGCGGAACAAGGCGTTGAATTTGTGATAGACGACGAGTGGTTTAAAGGCAAAGAAGAGAATGATTACAAACAGAAGCTTATCGCGACAGAAGAACGTTATGATACGTTGACTAAAACATCGGTTGAGGCACTCGAAAAGAAAAACGAAAGGATAAAAAAACTACAGGCTGAAAACGAAAAGCTCAAAGCCACGCTCGCAATGGCAGAGGAACATTTTCATGAGCCATTGCCGTTTGTTAATGAGTTTGATATCGCAATCAGAGAAGCCGAAAAACAAGGCGGCAAAAAAATGAGGGATGCGATTATCAATGTGATGAGTAACCGCAATTATATGGGCGTGAGTTATAAATGGACTTCATTTAGCGATAATGATATAAATAACATTTTCAACGAAGTGTTTAACAATGATAAAGAATAAGAGGTATATAAATATGACACTTGACAAAAGATACCCCGTTGCGATAGACGATTTGCTCATCGAATTCGACGAGATGGATTATTGCCCGATGAATTTAAGCGGCGGCGATCCCGTTAAAGAGGCGATCGATTGGAGAGACAGATTGAGATACGAACTCGATTTGTTACTCGACGAAAAGAGCGCGATAGAACGCAGAGCGGTAGAAGGGTTTGTGGAAAAGTTAAAAGAGAAAGCACTTTCACATTGCAAAATTATAAATTGTTATGAACTAACATTTATAGAGGAAACTATTAACGAACTATTAGAGGATTATGAGAAATGAGCAAGAAAAATAAAACTGAAAAATGGAAATATTGGCTTATCGAAGACGGCTCGCTTGACGTCGACGAATTACAACAGTTCATCGACGAAAACAACTTAAAGATAAAGATAATTGTTTATCGGCAAGGTGCAACAAAACCTGAATTAAAAAGTTTTTAAGAGGTATAAAAATGATAATTGATTATATCGGTCAGGAACTGATTTGGAATTTGACCGCGACGCACCCATACAAACAAAATCGCGGCAATTATATCATAGGGATAAATTGCAAAACCCCGAAACAGAACAAAGATGCCGTTCATTTTTTGAAGTCTCATCTCGGCAATGCACTCTTGACCGTAGAAACTCGAAAATACATCGATAAAAATACGGGGTTGGAATGCGTTCTTGTTAACACAATATCCGTTCCCGACGCGTTTGGCGGGTTTGGAGAGGTAATATTTATAAACGAGTTCGCGAGGGAGATTAAAGGAGTTTAAGAAATGGAAACCATAGAAAGGAAAATATATAACGGTTACGCGTTTACCGAAAACGAAAGAGAGAAGGCAAAAATAAATTACGAAATTTACAAAGAGTTGAATGGTAAATATAAAATACTTGGTATGTGCGCCCGCCCGTCAGACGAAGAAATAGAAGAGAACGATATCGTATACTCACGGAAAGCCTGTTATGGGCACGCTGAGTATAAAGTATGGAAATGCCCCAACGAGATAACTATTAACGAGCTGTTGTTAATATTTGATGGCGGTAATTTATGTTTTGGTGGATATCGTCAAAGCGATAATTTATATACAGTAACAGAGGATTGAAAAATGAATAAACGAAAAGTTATGGAAATAAATAAAGAATTAGTAAAATTAGTCGCAGAAAACCCTGAATTGCCAATAAAGGTTTTTATTGACTGGGAATGCAGCGATGGGGATTGCATGTTTGTCGGAGAAATTTATGACTGCAAAGTTACCGAAATAACAGAATACGATGATAATAAATGTTACGAAAGAGACGACTTTGATTGGCTAAAAGACAGAATCTCTAATGATGTTTGTGATGAGCCTGAATATGTATATCTCACTGACGAAGAGTTCGATAAAGAGATGACAGAGAAAGTGGAACAGCTCGGCTGGAAAAAGGTGATTTTGTTATATGTATCTGTTTGTTAAAATATATATTTTATTTATAAATAAATTGTGAGGGATTTATGAAAGCATATAGACATGTTTATCTTGATTTCCCCGATTTCGTACAGGAAAGTTATTATAAAGTTACGAGCAAAGTAACTCTTCAAAATGGCGTTGAAGACGAAATTGAAACCATGATTGTTTGTGATGATCCATACGATGCAATGAAAATGGTTAAAGAGTTTCTTTTATCGAAAAGGTCTCGGCTCGTAACAGAAGTCCACGCGCAGTGGTTTGAATATGGTTCGTTGTTAGTTACAAAACCCGAAATTCCGCAGTCGAAATATATGGTCGTTTGCGATAATGTGAAGCGCATATTTTACGCGGACAACAGTTACAAAGAAGTCGAGCATTATTCGGTAATTCACACCGTTTCTAACGACTTAGCAGTTTATTACGGAACATTCGATACGAAAGAGGAGGCAGACGAACATTGTGAGGAGTTGAACGAAGAATGGGAAGAATATTTTGGGAGAAGAAATGAAAACACCTTATTTTAAAAAAGTCTCTGATAGCGCAGGAAACGAGTGGGTTGATTCACAGGATATTTTTCAATACACTGACGAGCTTGATCCATTTTTCAATAAGTGGTATCAGTTCATCGTTAAGAAATGCGAACAACTGAATTATTATAACAACCACACGTCGACCGCTTATGGCAACCCCGACCTTTCGTGGTTAATCGGCTTTTGTTCGGGGTGGATAACAGCAAGAAATTGTTATGAAGATTCCAAAGATAACGTTTGTTATATCAAAGATTCACGCGATAAAACGATTATGAAATTCGACGTTCCAAAAATTTCTGAAACAGAGCGAGAAGCCCGAAAGAAAATCGATGAACTTTGGGAGAATATATTATGAATGAAAAAGCAAAACAAATATTAGGCGAGCTCGAAACACTGGGTGAGCAGAGTGATTTCTGGTACGAAGATTTCTGGATTACAAGAAGTCCAATTGGCGGTTTTACTGTTGTTAAACGCGGACGTCTTTCCTCTTCTATTTCTTGTGAGCATTTTTCAAACGCTCAAAGAGTGGTAGATTTTTTGAGTAAATACGATAAGAGCTTGAAAACATTATACGAGGTAAAACTATGACAGATTTAGAACATGATTTACAACTGAGCCTTGAATAGTGGACGCCAATTCCATATCACGAGGATGACGCAGAAGTTGATTGCGAAGAAACAGCAAATAATTTGACTAAACTCGGTTATCAAAAAATAATTTGGCACGATGTAAAGAAAGAATTACCTGAACTTAATAAATATGTACTGGGTTATTACTATAATAGTCAAAATTATGTAGTAGCTTCTTGGAATGGTGCTAATTGGTCTGATGGACATTGGATATATTATAATATAGATTATTGGGCTGAGTTACCAGAAATTAAGTTGGAGAAGTAAATATGGATGATATAGAATTAGCAAGAGATTTATTTGAAACAACGCCTGGACCATGCAATTTAGGTAATTGTTTTGAATGTAGGTACTTTAATAAAGATAATATTTGTATAGAGTTAAAACAAGCTGAAAGTTTGGTTGCTAGAGGTTATCAAAAAATCAAGTGGCATAAAATTACTGATGAGAAAATTCCGTTAGAAGATGGCAAAGATGTACTTGTCATCGACGATTATGGGAATTATTGGGTTGCTAAATACGTCAAAACAACTAACTGGTTTGCAATATACGAAATGGATTGGCCTTACAAATTTATTGCATGGACAGAATTGCCAAAATTCAGTAGATAAAACAGTAATTTCATGAGGTGAAAATATGAAAAATAATATACCCGAAATCGGCAAAACATACGCCTTTTTCGATGACGGCAAAACAGGGCTCACTCGTTGTTATAAAGCGATAGTTTTAGACATAATCCCGTCCAACGTTGTCGAGGAACTTTATCCAAAACTTTTCGCGGGTTGGAAAGAGAATCTTGAAAAAGCCAATTTCCTTTACGCGCCGATAACTGACTTTTTTATAAAATGCTCGATTCCGAATTACGCTTACAATAACGTATATTTCGTTAGAGACATAAAAGACGGTTGGTTCTCGATTGATTACCCGCACGGTTGGATGAGCGGCTTGCTCGATGTTGATGGGGAATATGGAAGAAAGAACGATGTCCCGCCCGTAGATGAATGGGTGGCTGGAAAAGATTATTTGGGAGATTAAGTTATGAATGTTTATTTTAGTTCAACGCATTTACAAACTTTGTGTGATTTAAAAGCGCTCGCAGAAAAGCATGGGTGTTTTATTCGTTTCGGGGTAAATCAAGAGAATTCGGTGAATGTAGATTTTGATAAATTTGATAAAGCGACAGAAAAGATCATTCACGAATTATTAAATAAAGGAATATTTTCGCAGTCTGTGTATAATATGACATCGATGTATTTTGAGCTCTTCGATAATAATAACAAGACCTATCACACACTTACTTACAACGAGGGAAGCCAATCCACTTCTTATGAATTAGGTTGGGCTGACGAATTATCAGACGAAGCAATCTCTTTTTTGGAATATAATTTAGTCGAATGGCAAACAATAGACGATATAGATGATACAAAGCTCACGATTTATTGTCGTTTAGATGAAACAAAAATTACAGGTTTCCCCAATCAAAAGCATCCAAGCGTTTATCGCGAAGGAATGGCGCTAAAATTTTTCGGCGATTTGGTTTGCGATTATCTCGGCGAAGAAAGAATTGTGAGGACTTATTAATGACAAAAGATAGTTTTATTGCATCAATTAAACATTTTGAATCTTTACAAAAACGTTATCAAACCACTAATAACAAGAAGATGTGTGATATAATCTCCAATGCGTTGCAAAGCATGAATTTATATTTTAGAATTAAAGATGTGATAGAAGAGTTTTATCCTACGAGCGCAGTTCAGCTAGAATTTTGGCTGGACAAAAATGGATGTTTATCGACTAAATATATTCAGGGAGGAGTACAACCGAATGATAAAGATTACGAATAAAGACTTTTACAAAAGATACAAAAATTTCAGCGGTTCGTTTTTCGAGTGGTTTCGTGCCTGCGTAAACGAGAAAGACGTTTTCCGTTTTTGGTACAAAGGCGACCCCGAAGACGCCAACGGCGATTACGTCCAAATTTCGAGCGTTATCGATATCGGAGGAGACTTCCTGCTCGGATTGAAATTCGTCGATTGGAATGGCGAAGAAGAAGGAAAAGAAATGGTCGAGTTTGTAAGGTTGAGCGAAGTAAGAACAATCGAGATTTTCGCGAATGAGGAGAACGAGGAATGAGATTAGGCACGATTCCCGAATTAAGTCGCGAACAACTCGAAAAGAAATTCCCGCGAAAAGGTTATTACATCACTTTTTACCCCGTGGAAGACGGTTTCCCTGACCCGATAAACGCGCCGCAGATTTTCGTAAAACTTACCGAATCGAAAGCAAAGGAGTTGGCAGAACTTTTCGAAAGGACGAACGAGAAGAACGACGGGCTGAAAATTACAATAGAAATTTTTAAAATGAGCGACGAAAACGCTTGACATTCGTCTTCGATTATGTTATAATAAACACGTAAAGTGTTAGCAATATTTCACAGGGAGGTAGAAGAATGTGGGTGACAGACATATTGCATATATTAGAAACATACACTGAATCGTTGAAGAGTTATTTACGTGAGGCGGGATACGAAAAGTGGTTACAGGAAGGGACTTGCCAATTAAAAAATATCGAGGAAGCAATCGATATGATAGCAGAAGATTATTTTAAGGATGAATTGAATCGTGATTAAATTTCAAAAACCGTTATCGGGAATCGATTACATAATCAGCTTCGACCTCGCGCTTTATAAGACAGGTGTCTCGATTTACGACATTTCTCAAAAATCAATCGTTCGAACCGACAAAATCGAAGTCTCGCACACCGATGAAACACCCGTCGCGACGCTTTATACGAAACTCAAAGAATACCTGACGTCGGCAGTCGAGAAATACGGCAATTTGCTGATGATTGTCAAAGAAGCGATGCCCGCGCAGGCAGGTCGATTTACGACAATCGCGACGCTCCAAACGCTCGCGAAGGCGCACGCGGCTCTCGACATCGCGGTTGCAAAGGTGGATGGAGTTGATTTTTACGACGAAGTGGGCGTTCACGCGGTCTCGGTAAAAGCACTTTTCAAAACCGATGAAACGTCGAAACCGACAAAGACCGACATCAAAAAAGCAGTTTGCGCCCATTATGGGCTGAAAATGGGCGATTTGACGGATGATGAAAGCGATTCGGTCGCGGTAATTTACACGCTCATAAAGAAGAAGTGGAACGCGGATTTGAAGGACGAGATAAAGCGCATTAAAAAAGAGATGAAAGGCTTAAAACAGGAACGAGCAATCGTCGCTCACGAGAAGAGAATTGAAGAATTACAGGCGATGGTTTTGGAGGTAGAATAATGGCAAACGATTGGACAGGAAACTCAAACTCAATTTATAAAACTCTCGGGACAAGTAATCACACAGACAAAGAACGCGAAGAGAACGATTTTTACGCAACTGAACCAATTGCGATAGACAAACTTTATGCGACTGGTGAATTGACTTGCAAAGATATTTGGGAGTGTGCTTGCGGGCAAGGGGACTTGTCTAAAAGACTCGAAGATTTTGGATACAATGTAACTTCAACGGATTTAATCGATCGAGGATATGGCAAAGGTGGCGTTGATTTCTTTAAATGTAATGAAGTATTTAATGGCGATATTTTAACCAATCCGCCTTATAAGTATGCGAAAGAGTTTGCTTTAAAAGGATTGGAATTAGTTCCCAAAGGGCATAAAGTATTCATGTTCCTCAAACTCACATTCCTCGAAGGTAAAACTCGTTACAACGAACTCTTTTCTAAATATCCGCCGAAAAAGATTTATGTCTTTTCTCAACGCGTTTTATGCGCAAAGAATGGCGAGTTCGAAAGAATGAAAGCTGGCGGTGGTTCGGCGGTCGCTTATGCTTGGTACGTCTGGGAAAAGGGTTTTACGGGTGATACGGTCGTAAAATGGATATAATAAAATACTAATTTTATCACACAACAAAAAATAAAAATTTTCAAAAACTTCGTTCAAACACTTGACAGGGCGAAGTTTTTGTGTTATAATGGAGCCACAATCGGAGGTAAATTATGAAAAGACTTAACGCAAAAGGTATGGAAAAACTCAACGAAATCTCAACTAAATATCGTTTTAAATCGGCATTTGAGATAGAACAAGAGGAATCTTATGATTTTTGTAACGACATTTTAAAAGCGGCTTATCTCGGGCTTAATCTCGACCCTGAAGATTTAGACTGGATTACCGAAGTTAGAGACGCGATGTGTGAATAAAGAGGTAGATTATGAGAACAAAGAATAAAGACATCGCAATGATCTGTAAAGGATTTTATGTGGTTACTAATGAATATCGTAATCCTATTTCAGCATTAAAAGATTATATCAAAGAATATACAGGGAACGCAGAATTATCGTCGGAGAGTCTTCTGCATCATTTGACGAAAGCTGTTTTGGAATTTATACCAAAAGAAGAATTGCTAAGAGCGACATTTACACAATCTTCTCAAATTGGAAACACAGAGATAAAACCACGGTGTTTTTTAGAACATCTTTATCTTCATTTGTTGGGCGGAATTGCGATAGACGAGATTGGAGTGAACGATTATCTTGAAATTTGGGAATATATTGAAGACAATCGTCACAGTAAAAAACCTTGGTGGTCTATTGACAAATTTAAGGAGAATATTAAATGAGACTGTGGCACATTGATTTAATTCCGTATCTTCCAAAATCGCAGTTACTCGCGCAATGGCGCGAGCTCAACTCGATATACGCAAAACAGGATAGGCACATTTTAATTAATTATATATACGATTACAACCGTCATTACCTCAAAGCGTATTCAGACAAGGTAATTGCTGAAATGCGGCGGCGCGAAATAAAGATTCGTGACTTGTCAAAATACGACGCTTATTTTTGGGGAATGCAGAACGGGTTCGCGGGGAAAGAAATCGTCGGATTAGAATCGGGTTTGCGGTTCAAAGAACACGACGACGAATATTTACGGATTTGTTTTTACAATCTTAAAGAGAAATATATGCGCGGGCAAAAAGATTTTGATTACCCGACGTGGATAAAATTATATTATTTTTGCAAAAATATTTTAGAAAAGGAGAAAACCAATGGCTGAATTTCCAAAGGTGTTATGCAAGGATTTTAACTGCAACAAACAACTCATAGAAAATTACGACATTTTGCGTTATCGCGAAGGCGACATCAAAAAACTCAAAAAGAAGTGCGCGACGCGAGCCGAGTTCGCCGAAGAACTTCGCAAAGAATTTATGTGGCGGTTTTGGTCGAAAGCTGAACACGAACTCATCATAAGTAAAACCGAAGACGGGAGAATTTTACTCACGCCGTGGTGCGGTTGTTATGATGAAGAAAAAGCGACGATCGACGTGACAGACGATTACTCGCAGCTTGATTGGGGCGTGTTCGCCGATCATCACATAAACAAACAAATTTTCAAAACCGAGGCGAAAATCGACGTTTACGACCAAATTATGTTCGGCGACAGATTTGAAAAGTTAGTCGACACATTATGGACAACGCGATTCAAATACGAACGCGACAACCCAAAATTCCACGACCAAGATAAGGAGAACAAATAATGAACTGGAATAGACAATCGGTTAGAGAATTCAACCGCAAACACAAAACCAATTGCACAAAGGCAGAACTCGAAGCACTTGAATTTGCAATAAAGTTCCGCGCAGGTAACGCGAACGTTCAATCGATGAGCGACCTCGCGCTTAACCCGTTCATCAACATCGAACTTGAAGAGTCAATTCCCGAAGGAACGGAAGTAAAGCTTAATTATGAGACCATAAAGAGCCGCCCGACTTATCCGAGGTTGTCGCAGAAATACAAAGATTTCATTGAGGCGAATAAAGACGCGATTTTACACACGACGGACGAGAACGCGAAGAAAGGCTACGTTTGTCTCGCCGAAGACCCCGATAAATTGTGGTTATGGACGCCGCTTTTCGACCTTTTGTATCGGAACGAAGCGGGCGAGTTTGTGGAATACGGCGACTCGATTTTAGCGCCGAAAGAAGAAGAAAAAGATGGAGAGGAAGAAAATGTACCAAACAAAACTGACGAAGGAACAGTTATCGTATAACATTGCGTATCATCTTGAAAAGGAAACCGACAAACCGACGCATGAAGTTATTATCGAAACGTTGGCGGCATACGAAGAAAAACCAAAAAAAGCATCAAAAACGCTTGACAACGATTAAAAAGCGTGCTATAATGAAAAAAAAAGTGATTAAAAGGAGCAAATTAAATGGCGGTTTATTTTGACGCGGTGGGAACAATTCATCCCATCAAGGAGACAGAAAAGTTTAAGGCGGTTGAATACCTCCGATTCGATTCGGGCTGGGCGAAGAAAGTTCTTCGTTTCAACTTCCGCACCAACACGGGCTCGGTAACGAATATGGAAATTTCCGCACTTTACAGAGCGAGTGAAGACGGAACACCCGCAGACGACAACAAAACTTACGATAGAAAGGAAGGCTGGATTGAGTACCCCGAAAGAAAAAAGCATTCGGGAAAAGGCAGATTCATGACGAGTTTTCTCGATAAATCGCCTTATAAGGTCGCAAATGTTCTTAAAGCGTATGACGAGGGAAATCTTTCGACTTATGATGCGGACAAATACGGCATTCATTCCGATAAAGATTACGAAGAATTAAGTAAAAAATATAACAGTTGCGTAAAATACTTCCTTTTCGACATTGATTTTATCAATTACTTCGAAAGAATTTTGGAGAATTATGACAAGTTCCTGAAAGGCAGACTTATGAGGGTAAGCGGCGAATGGACATTTGAATATTCGACGCAGAAAGACGCAATTTACAAGAAATTTGTGCCCAGCCGCATTGAATATTGCCACGATGAAGACCCCGTTCAGGTCATCGCGCTTAAAGTCCCGTTTATTTTCAAGGGCAAAAACCCGATTGCGGTCGGAAAAGGCGATAAAAAGGTGCTCAAAGGTTACACGAATTACTTCGCGAGAGAATTTAAGACCGAAGAATTCAAAGGCAAATATCTCGCCCCCATTGAAATCGTTATTCCCGAAAATCTCGAACAGTCGATTTCTAACAGGTTCGATAAAGAAGACCCGACCGTAACATCGGATTACAAGTTATGGAATTTGAATTGTGCTTATATCAACGGCGCAGAAAAGAAAGACATCGAAGAAGACGATTTGTCCCCCGACGAGAAGTTCGATATCGAGTGTGGTTTCAGAACGCTCGAAGAAATTAGAGCCGAACACGCGAAAGCCGATAAAGGCGCGGACGAAAAAGGCAAATATGACTCGACCAAAGTTTACGGTGACAGAATTACCGAAATCAGACTTATAAAGTGCGGCGAAAAAGGTAATCCCGAAAACGCCGAATATGACGATAGACAGACCGAAAGTCCGTCGCACGACATACCCGAAGAAGTAAAACAAGCAGTCGGCGCGGAAGGCGATGACGACGATATTTTTGAGATTTAATCGGAGGTAAGATATGAATATTTTTGAGAAAATTCAGGCGGTAAGAGTTGAACTCCGCCACACAAAGCTTAAAATGAGCGGCAAGAACAAGTTCGCGAATTACGAATACATGGAACTCGACGATTTCCTTCCCACGCTCAACGAACTTATGAACAAGTATAAGATGACGGCGATCGCGTCGTTCACGAGAGAGAAAGCGATTCTCACGGCAATTGACTGCGAAAAGCCCGAAGACAGATATACAATCGAATCTCCGTTCGGAACAGCCGACCTTAAAGGCTGTCACGAAGTTCAGTGCATAGGCGCGGTCGAGACTTATCAGCGTCGTTACCTTTATCAAGCAATGTTCGATATCGCAGAAAGCGACGGCTTGAACAAGTCACAGGGCGACCCGAGTAAGCCTGCTCCGAAGAAGACGGCTGAATTCCCGAATCATACGGAAGAAGAACCGCTTCCTGGCGAAGAAAAATCCGCTGCAAAGCCTGCGAAACCCGTTGATGAAAAAGACCCGAACGGCGTGGAAAGAGCGGCAAAAATAAAGGAAGTTTTCAACGCGAAGAGAAAGGCAAAAGAATTGACGACCGATACGCAAAAAGCGGTTAAGAAGTTGTTGGTTGAAAATAGCGAAGACGGCGCGGGGATGATAGACGGAAATTACTCGACGAGGGTTTATGACCAACTCGAAGAACTTCTCGGAATCGGTGAATAAGCTAAACTGCCATTTTGGTTTAGATATGGGAAAGCGTGGAAAGTAAAATTTCTGCGCTTTTTCTCGCCCAAACACTTGACAAACAGGTTTTATTGTGATATAATAAGTTCATAAAACGGAGGTGGAATTATGGAACTTAAAGATGCAAAGAAACTTATCAAAAAAGTAGGGGTTAAATCTTGGCTTGAAGCAGGGGTGAATGTCGTTAAAGTTGGCGATAAATTACTTAATTCGACTGACACTTTTTCGAGGCTTGATTTTTATACGAGACGCGGCAATGGGGTGAAATTCTGCAAAGAGAAAGAACTCAACATCCCGTGCGGCGAAATCGAGCTCAATAACGGCGCGTTTTTGCGTTATAACATATTATGAGGTATAGACAATGACAAACAAAGAAAAATTTATGAACTCTTTTAAGATGGATATTCAAATCCAAAAAGAGAAAAAGGAACTCGCGGAAAAACTTGCCGAAAGAATTAAAAACGAGTTTTACATTCAATTCGACGAGATAATTCCGTCGATTATGGCGGATCAAATTGACAAAATTGTGAAAGAAGTTCTCGACGAAGAGTTTTTTGGCAATTAAAGGTCGTGAATTCGATGCCTTTGGAGGAATAAATGCAAGTAAAATGTCAAATTTGCGGCAAATCAATCGACCGTTCAACTGCATATAAAGTCGTGGTTGGTGGCACGAACAAATATTTCTGCTCGGAAGAAGAATTTAACGCCGATAAAGCCCGCAAAGACCACGCGAAAGAAGTCCTCGAAACGATAACCGAATGTTATCAATATTGCGCTGGGTACGGCGAGCCACCTTATAATATAATCAAAAAAGAGCTCGGCGAAAATCTCAAAGCAATCGACACAGAAACAGTTTATCAATTCGTGAAAGAGAACCGCGAAAAGCTTAAAAAGACGGTCGACAAAAAAATCGAGCGAGACGGACCGTTTTCACGAGTTTATTTTGTATTTCGGTATATAAGCGGAATAATTAAACGGGAAATATTAGAAAAGGATTGGAAGGCGAAACAAGTCACGCCAACAGTCCAAAAAACGGGGATTGACTTGAATTTTTACAATGTTAAACCAAACACAAATCAACTTAAAAAGAGACGTTCGTTAGACGAATTGGAGGACGAAGTAGATGGCTAACAAAGAGGCTTTTATTGCTGGAATATGTGACAAAATAGATGAAAGGCTTCTCGAAGATCGTGTTACGGTCGAAGGAAACGCCGTCTCAATCTTTTTACAGGATTTGACGAATTACAACGATATCAATTATAAACCCGAAGATTTTCTGACGAAAGACGGGCGATTCCTTTTTTGCGTAGGAAAGTCGCTTCGTGATTTAGGATATAATTACCTCGATGAAGTAACAATTATGTCGAAGTGTTCGCAGGAAATCAAAGACAGGATTTCCGCACTTGGCGGGTATAAGACGATTCAACACCTTCTCGATGTCGTGAATGCTGAAAACGCCGACGCAATTCTCGATGATTTGACAAAGAGCAATATCTTGGTTAAACTTTATAAAAGCGGGTTCAATCTCTTCGATGAAGTAACGCTCGATAACGGAAAACGCATTTCCCCGTTTAAATTGTTTAAGAATTTCACTTCGACGGAAGTTCTCGATTGGTACGACGCGAAAATCAGCGGATTGAGCAAGGTAAATAACAACCAAATCATTTACGACGAATACGTCGATTTCGGCGAGAAGTTTATCTCGGATTTGCAAAATAACGTCGACAGCGGCGTTTCGTTTGCGGATGCGGGTGAAGACATCAACGGTGAAAAAATCAGCGTCGCACCCTTTTTGAGCAGCAACATACTCGGTCTCGCGCCTGGGACGTTAAGCCTTTTCGGCGGATTCAGCGGCGTTGGCAAAACGACTTATATGGTCGGGGTGATTATGGCACTTATTTCGCAGGGAAAGAAAGTTCTCGTGCTCGAAAACGAGATTATGAAGAACAAGCTTTACCTTATGATTTTCAGTTGGTTTATTTCTCGTTATATGGGTTATCAGAAACTCCCGAAGAAAAAGCTTGAATCGGGTGTTTATACCGACGAAGAAAAGAAGGTAATCGTCGAAGCCGAAAAGCAATGGAAAGAGAAATTCGCAGATAAATTGCGTGTTGTCGGTTTATCGTCGGCAAACTCGAAATTGAGTTCGCAAATTATCAAAAACTCGGTTCTCCGTTCAGGGTTTGACGTTTTTATCGTCGATACGTTTAAACTCGATGATAACGCAGACATAAACGGCGCGTTATGGCAAGTTATGAAGAACAACATCAGCGAACTCGAAGGACTGACAAAGAAACACAAAGTTATCGGGATTGCGACCGTTCAGCTGACAAACAACGATTTAAAACGGCTGTGGCTTGATTCGAGCTGTCTCGGAACGTCGAAAGGTATAAAAGAGGTGTGTTCTAACCTGATTTTGCTCAGAAAGCTTGGAGGAGATTTGGAGTTAATTAACGGCTCGGATATTTATTGCCGCCCGTTCCGTTCGAAGAAAAACGAGCAAGGTGACTGGATAGAAGAACCATACGATGCCGACCCGAGCAAGGTTTGGAGAGTGCTTTTCATAGATAAGTCGCGTTCGGGACCTGATAGCGGCGATACGGGCGTAGCGTATTTGTTGAGATACGATGGCGATCATTGCTCGTTTTACGAAACGGCGAAGTGCCGCCCCGTTCGAAAAATCATAAATGGATAACCTTAAATGGCATAGGAGATTTGTATGAGTGAATTGGAAGAAATGCTTAAAAAATTATATGGTTTACCGCCTTATGATAATTGGTCGAATATTTGTTACGGCGATGGATATTTTGCTAAATCTATTGAAGACAAATTTTCCAAAGAAGAAATCAAGCAAGCAAAAAAGAAATTAAAAATTTTTTAAAAAACCTCGTAAAAACGCTTGACAAATAAAATTAGATATGTTATAATAAGCGTGTAAGTTGGAGGTAAGGTTATGGCAAGTTTGTTTATCGCAGATTTCTTTTTGACGGCAGGCGTCATTCTCGGAATTAAAATTCATATGAAGAGAACAGGCGAAAGTTTTCAAGAGGTTTGCTCTAAAATAAAAGACGCGATTACGCGTAAATAAGGAGAAAATATGTTGCCCGAAAGTATTAGGGAAAAAGTTGTCGAAGAACAAAATGAGCTCCGCGATAAAATCACAAAACTTGCTTTGTTCATTTATTCCGCGAAGATTGAAACTGTTGATAAAAAACAGGCGGGGTTGCTTAAAGCCCAGCTTCATGTAATGGAAGAATATGACGAGATTCTGACTGAAAGGTTAGAACTCGACTAAAAACTCGGTGCCAGATATCTTGAGCAGCGATAGCCCAAAGTTGGTTAAATACGGAAGTGCCCAGCCGAGAGAAATGCTCGTCGCGGCGACTGCGACATATAAAAGTCGTAGGTATAGCGCCACCGTTAAGCGCGCCAGTTATTGGGGTCAACTAAAGGCGGCGGCTTGTTAAGCCGTGTAGCAACCCCATAAAACTCTATAATTGCACAGCGGGTTACGGATAAGGGTGCGGCGCCAATAAGCCGAAATCAATGCAGTACATAAGGGACTGATAGTTTACTGAGAAACAGAAAATCTCAAAGCTGTGAAATTTAATAGGTGCTACGAAGCATTGGATTGCCTGATTAAGTTTAATCACAGAAAGGGGATAGGATGGCTGTTTAAAGAGCCCTTTTGAAAGAACAAGCAGTAGTTAAATGGAGTTTGAGGAACAGCCTATTAAAAAGTTTGAGCAGGGAACTTATTAAAATGCTCGATTATAAATAGTGGTGCTTCACTACTTGTCAGATTATTATTTCGTATTTTTATTATTCTAGCGTGAAATGCGCCTGCGAATAATATCGAAGTTATGAAAGGTGAAGTTAAATGATTACACGCAAGTTTCAAGCCATTATTTGCCCATTAAAGGGGCAACAATAAATCTGACCTACAAGAGGTTGGATTAAACCTCGCCTGTATAGGAGAGCATACTCACTACAAATGCAGGTAGTGAGTTACGGACGAAGAGAGTAGCATCAAATTGTCACGCCGCTGACCAATATGCGGGGTACAAGTGGTTGGGTCGACAAGTATTAAAAACAGAGATAACTCGAGCTGTTTGTTTCCGTATGTACGGTTTCTCCCCAAAGTACACGGGGATAGGGTTATATATGCCCGTGTTGGTGCGATTATGAGCTGTTCGATTCGGTTCGCGGGCAAAGTTACCGTTTGCTTGAAAACGGCGAGGAGCGCATCGTTATAAGGCGCTGAGTTTTCGTAAATGTACTCTCAACATACGCAACCCCAACCAGATATGACTGGTCTTGATAGATAAAACACGAATGCGCTCAACCTTGCGTAATGGCAGGCTTAAATGGGGTTATATGGAAAGTTGGCAGAGCGGCTGAATGCGACGGTCTTGAAAACCGCTTAGGCTAAATACCTACTGGGGTTCGAATCCCTAACTTTCCGCCAGTCCCAAGATGATAACTTGGCGTTGTCCACAAAATAACTTGACAAAGTTCACAAAGTGTACTATACTTAACTTATCACAATCAAGTATGGTGAAAACCATCAAGCATCTGTTGGGTATGCTCTAATAGGTCTCATCAACCAACCCAACTTTACGGAAGTTTACTCAATGTTGGCAAAGAGGACGGTTTGCTAAACCGTTAGGTCTTCGTAAGAAGGCGAGCAGGATCGACACCTGCAACTTCCGCCAGTAACGTTATACGGATGGTCGCTGTATAGCGGGCTTGCAAGCTTAAATTTCACACGCCTCTCACAGAAGCGTACCACGTGAAATGACCAAAAGAAGAGTGTGGGATTTATCCCGCATTCTTCAACATTGCCAAGTAGCGAAATTGGTAGACGCCTCGGAAAGACGAGGGTGCATGGGGAATATGGTGTAACGGTAACACGGCAGTTTGTGGCACTGCCATTCAGCGTTCGACTCGCTGTTTTCCCACCATTAAAATGAACAACATGTAATAGGAACATATGCGGGGTAAAGTGCATTTGAGTAGCAAAATCCTCGTTAGCTTAAAATCTGGCGTCTGCTCATATGGCTGAAGGAGCCCTTGTTGTCTTCGATATTTAAGGAGTAGTGACCTGGCAAAGTTGAAACGATACATACAATGCCCGTACCAATACGTATTGGATAAATATCAAAGCGTTATCGCCCTACCGATACGTTAAATCGGGGAATCTGTATTAGGGGTTTACTGAGATTCTCAAATCATTTAATACGGTAAATGAGGTGAGTAGATTAAATTCAATAAAGCATTCTTTGAATCGAGGGTTTGGATGTGGTGAGGCTACAAAGACCAACCAACGGTGTCTTAGGGTAAAGTAGAAGAGATTTGTGTTTTATTGAATTTTAGTTTAAAAACAACGGAATACGAATTTGTATTTCGAAATTCGGATTGGCGTTTATTCGTAAGTGAGGTGCAAACTCAAACGCTATATTGCCGAGTGGCGAAATTGGTAGACGCATCAGATTTTGATTCTGACGACGAAAGTCATGGGGGTTCAAGTCCCTCCTCGGTAGCCAAAGGTTTCTAGTGTTCCTTTATAAACTAGCGGTAGTGATGCCGATAATAAGAGAGTTGGATTTAAAAACTTTACTGCCCTAACAGTGTAAATAAGCAAGTAGTCAACTTTAAATGAGGAACTTTAGGGGCTCTACCTTATACATCAGTTTTCTTTTCTAATTCTAAACTAAAAAGAAATAGTAACCATTATGCCGCATATACCTTCATACGGCGGGGAAGAAGGAAGAGAAGGCGGAGTTTGGGATCGTGCGCACAAGTCGGCACCCATCGAGGCAATTACTTCGGTTAGGCGTAAGATTGCTACGTTTTTACGAGTTTTTCGGTGAATAAAACTCGTATTTTATGCACCTTTGGTATAACGGTATTATCCTGGCCTCCAAAGCCATGGGATCTGAGTTCAAATCTTAGAGGGTGTGCCAGAACCCTGCGGTAGGTATACATACGCGCAGTCCGAAGCTATTGGCGGATATGGAATTTGTGTATAGCTAGCACACTACGACGGAGTGGACGGGGTTTCCCGCGTACCAGACAAAAGAAACCACTCCACCACGGGGTGTAGCGCAGCTTGATAGCGCGTTCGGTTTGGGACCGAAAGGTCGGAAGTTTGAATCTTCTCACCCCGACCATCGCCGCGTCGGTTCGAACCCGACCAATGATTGCAAGGAACGGCAATTATAGTGGATAGCGGCACGTGCACTCATCGCCTAAACGGAATAAGGCTTCGGATTTGTAACCCGAGGATGCGGAATCATACTCCGCTGAGTGCTCCAGTGAGCTGTTGAATGTCAACATCATTCAGTCGATTGGAAATAATTTGGCGATTGTTTCCAAAATATTTTTAGAAACCGTGTTATTTTGCTTGACACGGTTTCTTTTTTGTGTTATAATAATCACATATAGGAGGTAGCTATGGGAAATTTCATTTTAGTAATGGGTTTATCAGGAAGCGGAAAATCATATTGGACAAATAACGTTGCCGATGATGAGGGCATGGTTATTTTGTCGAGCGACGCGCTTCGGAAAGAATTTTACGGCGACGAAAATATTCAAGATAACCCCGCCTTTATATTCGAGCAAATGCGTATAAGAACGTTACAGGCGTTAAAAGAAGGTAAAAGCGTTACTTACGACGCGACTAACCTCAGCTCGAAGCGTCGTAAGGCGTTGTTGAAGCAATTGCCCAAAGATGTTTATAAAATCTGTCATTGTATTATTACGCCCCTCGAAAAATGTATCGAGAACGATTCAAAAAGAGAAAGGCACGTTTCGGAGCGCGTAATTATGCGGCAGTTGGAGCAATTCGAGGTGCCGTGGTTTGATGAGGGCTGGGATACAATTTTCGTGATAAAACCATTTGGCGACGCCACGTTGAAAGTCAACCTCGATGTAATGCACGATTGTCCGAAATATCACAAAAACGACACGATCAATAATCATATCGCAAGGGTTATACAAGCGGTCGCATTGAAGCCAAATGTTGAAAAAGACGATCGCGACGTTCTTCTCGAGGTAGCGAGATTCCACGACATCGGAAAACCGTACACAAAAACCTTCTATAACAAAAAAGGAGAGCTCGGAGAAAACGCTCATTATTATAACCACGAAAACGTGGGCGCTTATTTGTATATGGTTTCACATGTAGAAGGGGCGGCTTACGGAGATAGAGAAAATATGTATAACGACCTTTTTCTCGCGTGGCTTATCAATAACCATATGATTATCTGGAATAATCAAAAAAAGATATAATTCATTTAACGAACATATCAAACATTTACTTAAAATATTCAGTGAATGTGACAAGGAGGGTGCTTAAAATGTTAAACAATCAAAATGAAAGAGAATTATGTTACGCCGTAAGAGTTACCGACGTTACGCCGATAGAAGGTGCGGATAAAGTCGAATTAGCGCATATAAACGGCTGGCACATAATGGTTAAAAAGGGCGATTACAAGGTCGGTGATTTGGCGATTTATTTCGAAATCGATTCATTGTTGCCCATGGCTAATCCCGCGTTTGACTTTATGGCGAGATACAAATACAAAGTCAAAACACAACGTTTTATTAAAGGGACTGTTTTATCGCAGGGGCTTTTAATGCGCCCCGACGAACTCGGTTTAAAAGATGTCAAAGAGGGAGATTTTTTGACAAAAAAACTCGGCGTTACTTATTACGAAGCAGAGGATAACGCGCGTAAGGCAAGCAACAAAGACCTGATTGAGACGAAGGTTGCAAAGAGAATGGGTGTTTGGAAGAAAAGGCACAAATTCTTATCGCGCTTCAAATTCATTTGCGAGCTTCGTAGAAAGTTGTTTGAGAAGCAAATAAAAGGAGCCCAAAAGAAAAAGAAAACCAACTGGCCGTGTTGGGTAAAGAAGACCGACGAAGATAGATGCCAAAACTTACCCCAACTTTTCACGGAACCACTTAACGAGACGCATTGGATTGCGACGGAAAAAATCGACGGAACGTCAACAACTTTCACAATGCTTCAGGCGAAGAAAAGGAAAAGACACGCAATCATATGTTCTCGAAACGTCGTATTCGACACACCACAGGCAAATGAGAAGAATTATTATAAAGACACCGACGGGAATGTTTATGTCGAAATGTTTGAAAAATACGATATCAATGCGGTTTTAAACCACATTTTGGATAAACATCCTGAATATGAGTTTATAACAATTCAGGGTGAAACATACGGCGGAACAATACAAAAACGGAGATATTGCAAAGAACACAGACTCGCAATCTTCAATGTCATTTTTAAAACAAAGAAGCTGGAACCGATTAGACTTAACCCGATTGAAATGTGCGATTTTGTTGGTCAAATAAACAAAGAACTGCAAACGGGAAATAAACTCGAATGCGTGCCGATAATATGCGAAGATTTCGTTTTACCGACGACGTGTGAAATGTTGCTCGCATACGCAGACGACGCGTCCGAAATTGACGGTGAAATGAGAGAAGGTCTCGTGTTCAGAAGTCGTGATGGTAAATTGAGTTTCAAAGCCGTTTCCAATAAATTCTTAGAAAAATACCACGGGTGAATCAAATGGAAAACCAAGAAAACCAAAACAAAATTACGGGTTATTGCGTGCCAACGCGCTTAATTTACCCGAAAGTCCCGATCGAAGAGTTCGTCCCAGGAAGTTGGGGGCTTCTCGAAGTCGATGTGGGGCAGATATTACAAGGGTCATTCCCAGCGGGATTCAGCAAAAATGGTTGGTTCCCGACGGTCGTGTTTAAAGGGGCACTCCCGCCGATTGACACCGAGAAAACGTATTACTTCGAAGTCGAAATGGTCGCAGACGCAAAGAGCCCGTATAAGGTCGGTTTCAACGTTTTGTTCATGACGCAGAGAGTTCGCTTGACAAAGTTCGAAGAGCAGAAACTCTTCCTCGAAAGCATTTTGACCGAGCATCAAATCGACATCTTATATGAAGAACTCATCGATCCGTTCGAAGCAATCGACAGCGGGGATTTGTTCTTGCTTTCGACCGTAAAAGGAATTGGCGAAAAAACGGCAGAGAAGATTATCGAAACATATAACCGCACCAAAAAAGACGCGAACGCTTTCCTTGTTCTCCGAGAAGAGTTCGGATTGACCGACGCGGCGGTAACAAAGCTCCAACAGCGTTACCTCTCGACCGATACGATAATCGTGAAGCTTCGAGAAAACCCATATGAATTGATGACTCTCGATGGTTACGGCTTCAAAAAGTGTGACGCGCTCGCGCTCAAAGGCGGAATGGCAAAAGACGCGAAATTCAGAATTCGCGCTTACGTTACGCATTTTCTGACCGAGCAAGCCGAGACGGAGGGGAATTCGTGGATTTATCTCCGCGACCTTTTGCACGGGGTCGTTGAGTTCGTGCCATCGATAAAGAAGGAAGTTTTCGCTGAATGGCTCAAAGAATGGACAGGAAGGATTGAATCAGACGAACCCGAATTCTTGTATTACGACGAAGAGCAAAAGCGGATCGGATTGAAGCATTACCGCGAACTCGAAGAGAACATCACCGACGAAATTTTCAGGCTTCTCAATGCGCCGAAGAAAAACCTCTCGAAATGCCGTTACACAATCGAGGACGCGATAAGAGATTGCGAGGCGGATAATGGTTGGGAATATACCGACGAACAAAAGGCGGCAATTCGAGGATTTTTAACTAATAACGTCGAAATAATCACAGCAAAAGCAGGCTCAGGGAAGACAGCATCAGTCGGACCGATTGCGAGATTTTGCGAGGCGAACGGGCTTATAATCGCCCAGACGGCATTATCGGGAAGGGCCGCGTCTAATTTGTCAGAAGTTACCAAAATCGAAGGAAAGACAATTCACAGGCTTTTGGGTTACAGCCCGAGGGGCGGCTTCTCGTATGACAAAGATAATCAGATAATTGAAAACGTGGTAATCGTCGATGAATTATCGATGAATGATAACGAATTATTATACCGACTGCTCCAAGCGATACCGAACGGAAGCAAGGTCATTATGTTGGGGGACCATTCACAGCTCGAACCATTATCGAATGGCAACTTCCTCAAAGATTGCCTCGATACAAACGTCGTGCCGTGCTATCGTCTAACCAAAATTCACCGTCAAGCCCAGAAGTCGGCAATTATAACCGAATCAATCAAAGTCTCGAACGGGCAACAGATAATCGGGAACTCAGAAATCAGCGAAATAAGAGGCGAGCTCAAAGACCTCAAAATCGTGACTTATAAAGACGCGGATTTATCGCGAGTAAAATTCCTCACGGAATACCGAACGCTTTTACGGAGCGGCGTTTCGTCGAACGATATAATTGGCGTTGTCCCGATGAAGTTGCGCGGCGCAATGTCGAGTTTCTCGCTCAACAACGACGTGCAAAAATTCGTTAATCTCGACGAGCATTTGCCCAGCATTAAGTTGGCGGCAGATAAAGATAAGTATTACACGATAAGACTCGGCGACCGCGTAATCAACCGCAAAAACCATTACGACACAATTACGCGTGCAATTTACGAGAGATGCGGTTTCGATAAGGATAACCCCGTCGAACCGATATACAACGGCAATCTCGGCTTCGTTACCGATATACAGGAAAATTACATTATTGTGAATTTTAAGCAGCAAGGCGAGATTGTAATTCCGAAAGCATATTGGGAAGACGTGCTTCTCGGTTACGTCGTTACGACGCACAGCTTCCAGGGAAGCCAGTCGCCTTACGTCGTAGTCGGATTGGATATGTCAGCTTACATGCTCTTATCGCGAGAAATGCTTTACACGGCTCTTACGAGAAGTAAGAAATATTGCGTCTTGGTCGGACAGATAAATGCCGTCAAAAAAGCGACGTCGATCAGCCGCGTTTCAGTCAAACAAACGTGGCTTAAAGAACTGTTATTAAAAAAGGGAGGTGAAAATAAATGAGATATAGAAGTAGCGGTAGCAGCAGTAGTAGTATTGGATTTAGCCTCACAACCATCGCGTTTATTTTGTCAATGATTTTTATGGTTTTGAAATTTTGTGGTAAAATAGCTTGGTCGTGGGTTATGGTTTTTCTTCCGCTTATTATTTCGGTCGGGATTGACATTGTTGTGATTTTGGTCGCAATAATTATTTTTGTAATTTCTAACTTTAAAGGGTGGAAAACGCTTGACAAATGGGCTTGAGTATGTTATAATACGGTCGAAATCATTGAATAAAATCACAATTTTATTCAATGAAAAATCGCCAAAAAAAGGAGAAACGAAATGACAGTATTATTAACACGGCACGCAAATGAAAGAATGAAGAAGAGAACGAACTTCTCGCCAACGCGAGCGCAGGAAATTGCAGAGAAAGCGTATTACTGCGGCAAAGATCCGCAAGACTTTCCAAAGAAAGTAAGAAGGTATCTGGGAAACGTCTTACAAAGGTCGATAGAGGAAGGACGTGCCGACACTTTAAAAGTTCTCGGAAATGATTGTTATCTTTTTTGTCACGGTGTCCTTATCACGTTAATACCCATACCCGAAAAGGTGCGCAAGTCGGCAGAAAAGACAAAAATAAAAAATCTCAAAGGAGAAGAAAATGACAGATTTGAAAGCATTGTTTAACAGATGTTTAAACGCACAGTACAGGCATGTTGAAAATGACGGAGATTACGCTCTTGAAAGAGATGGTGATTTGCTTTATATTCTTTTTGAATGTAGTAACGGGAAAGTAGACTGGAAGAATAATTTTGACTTTCCTACAAAACCATATAAAGATATGGGTATCAAATGGCATTGCCATAGGGGGTTTTTGAGAGTGTGGAAATCAATTGAGCCTTATCTTGAAAATGTTATTAAAGATCCCACAATCAAAAAGATAATAATAGTCGGATATTCCCATGGAAGTGCGATTGCGAGTTTGTGCCATGAATATGTATGGTATAATCGCCCCGACCTCAGAGAAGGTAATCTTGAAGGCTTCGGCTTCGGCTGCCCGAAGGTTTATTGGGGATTTATGAAAAAAGCTCTTAAAGAACGTTGGGAACATTTCCACCCGATAAAAAATTGCAGCGATATTGTTACGACAGTGCCGCCCGTAATTTTTGGGTTTATTCATGTAAACAAGGTTTATAAACTTAAAAACAAGACGCTTAAAAATAGACACGGGAATATTAAGAGTGTAGACTCTCATTACCCCGATAATTATCTTTATAGTTTATCATTGGAAACCGAAGATGGCTTTCATAATTTCAAAGAAAAAAATAAAAAAAAATAAAGAGGCAAAGAAATGAAACTTATAGACGTAATCAGCGCAAGAAAAATTATTGAAACCAAAGCAACAGAAAAGGTTGAATTTAATCTCGCTTATAAATTTGCGAAACTCATTAAACTCACAAACGACGACGAAGAATTTTACAACAAAAGCCAAAGAGAGATTTTTGAACAGTATGCAAAAAGAGACGACAAGGGGAATGTTCTCCCCGACGAAAATGGTCGTTATCAATTCGACACCGATAAAGTCGCAACAGTTGAATCGGAATTAAGAAAATTGGCAACAACGGAAGTTGAGATTCCCGAATCACTCAAATTTACGGTAGAAGAATTGACGCCATTAAAATTTTCCGTCGAAGAAGTTATGATTTTTTCAAGTCTAATTAAAGACAATGATGATGAAAAATAAACCCGACAAAGATATTCGCCAAATAAAGAAGATAAACGCGGATGGCTCGATTACCGAAGTTACGGTCGATTGGAACAAACTCCCGTGTCGGAAATGCGAGCGCCGCTATCATTTTTGTTGTCCTAAACCAGATTGTTGGAATAAGAATGGCGAATATTGCGTATATTAAAATAAGGAGAAAAAAACATGGCAGAATTAGATGAAGAAAAAGTCAAATTCGAAATTGACGGGCATCCGCTCGATGGTTATATTCCGTCACCGCCCGACGACAGAGATTACACACTCGAAACCGTTTGTGCGCTCGATGACGAAGAACTCCCCGAGGAGTACATAACCGACAAAGAAGTCCCCGTGCTTAATCAGGGTGCCAACTCAGATTGCGTTGCGCACGCTATCGCCGTTGCAATTGCTCATGGGCAGTATAAAGCCGAAGGAAAGTTTAATGATTTCTCTCGCGGTTATATTTACGGCAACCGAAAACTCACGGATGCCCAAGGCGAAGGAATGATTGTCAGACAGGCTTTAAAAAACTGCAACCACGATGGAGATTGTTTAAACATAGTTTTCCCTTACAGAGGCACATACCCGAAGATGAAAGCGAAAATCGCCGAAAAACCCGAAGAGTACGCCAGAGAAGCCGCTAAATCTAAGATAGTGAATTATTGTAGATTGTATAGTGAAAGGGAAATTAAAAAAGCAATTATGCGTCAGGGCGCGGTTGTTATCGGCACAACACTTTTCGAAGGGTTCGGAACGCACGTAAAGGTACCGACAAAAGACAGCAAAAAGACTGGCGGGCATGCGATGTGTTGTGTCGGTTGGAATAAGAATGGCTGGATTATTCAGAACTCATGGGGAAGTTTATGGGGCGATAAAGGTTATTGCTATATGCCTTATGAATACCCCGCAGATGAATGGTGGGGAATTACCGTAAGCACGACAATTCCGCAGCCCGAAAAAGATTCGTTTTTAAAAAGACTCATCAACTTCTTTAAGTATATAATAATAAACCTTCGAAACTTTTTCCACAAAAAAAAAATAAATAATTTTATTTTACCCCCTTGTTTTAGTTGACAAGGGGATTTTTTTTGTGGTATAATAAGAGCACAAAGTAAGGAGCAATAATATATATGATTGTTAGCAGAAAATATACATGCAGATTTTGCGGCAAGGAAATTACGGTGCAAGCCGAAGAAGAAAGATTCTCACGCCTCGATGCTGGCGCACATGTCCAAGACGTGTTCCCCGATTTAAGAGTAAATTATCGCGAGCTTATGATAAGCGGTATTTGCGGGGAATGCTTCGATCAGATATTTGAAAACGATGACGACGAGGATGATTCCGCGTCCGATGACGAGTTTTTCATAAGCAAATATGACGAAAAAACCGATATTTTCAGCGATAAATACGAAGGAGATTGACGGCGAAAATTATCGCAAAATCGCGGGAAATTGTTAAAAAAATACTAAAAAATAGGCATTAAAATTAACAAGTCGCGGTATATGCGTGTTAATTGGCATTTTTGTTAAAATTTTACAAAAAAGTTAAAATAAACGACTTATAGGTGAAAATTATGAAAAATTATGAGTTTATGGTATACCGACAGACGGTGTTCAAAGTGGAGGCGGCAAACGTAACAGATGCAAAACAAAAGATCGTAGATCAATTAGTCAAATCAGGTCAGATGAAGTCCGCGTCGCCAATAATCATAGAGGAAATTATTGATGGTGAATTTACAGAAACAACAAAAGAGGAAACCGAAGAAGCACCAAAGCAGCCCACAGAATGAGTGTTGGGCTCATTTGTGGAAATACTCAAAAGAATTGCAAAAGTGGATATTTATTCCACTTGAAGGAGGTAATGGATGATAAGGATTGTCATGGGGTGTTTAGTTTCTCTCATCTGTTTTGCCATATGCCTGATTATTATTCACTTTGACGACGGAGGCACCCCGCGATGAGAAAAGAGGAAAACGATTGCGTGAGTTGCCCCGCAGGCGTTCCGTGTCTCGGTAAGAGCTGCCCGATAAGGCATGCAGAGCGTATATATTGCGACAATTGCGGCGATGAAATAGACCCCGATTACGTGATAGAAATTGACGGGTATGATTATTGTTATGATTGCGCAGAAGAGCTAAAATTATTGGAGGAGGAAGAATAAATGTATTTCAAAATCAGTTTGAACAATTTCGCAGATGTAAATAAGTTCGTTTCCATTGCACAGAATATATCGGAAGATACGATCTTGCATGGCGGCAGATTTGCCGTTGATGCGAAATCGATCATAGGTATTTTCAGCCTTGATCTGTCAAAGCCGTTGATGTTCGAAATCGACGCACACAACGGAAGTCCCGATGAAACAGCATTTGCCGAATTGTTTAAGAACTTTCTTATTACAAAAGGAGATTAAAATGGAAATCAAGACAATTACCATAAAAGACAAAAAGGACGGCGAAACAAAAACAGTTTCTTATTATATGACGGATGCAAACGTTCATATTGAAGATTCTTATTTAATTCGCTCAAACGAAACCAAAAAAAGAAATTTTAACGATAATCCTTTCGAATACGGTTTTCGCTTACAAGAGAACGATAGGAAGTTGGCTTAGAGAATGGCGTGCGCACAATGTTTTGTATAGATGGGGATATCAACCCGACAGAACAAAGAGCGTAGATTTGAACGAAGATGAAACGCAGATTCGAAAGATTGGTTATTTCTTACTTTCGATATTTGAATGAGGTGAGATATGAGTTACGATATAAGTTTTAAAGTTAAAGTAGAAGGCTTGGAAAATCGTTATGTTGAGGTTTGCGATCCGAAAGCAAATATCACATGGAACTTAAGAGAGATGATTCGGGAATCGACGGGGCTTGAATGGGAAAACGAAGCTAATAACGGATTATGCACGGACGTAATTCCCCACATCTCGCAAGGATTAAGCGAGTTGCAAAAGCACCCGCAGAAATATAAGAAGTATGAATCTGATAACGGTTGGGGCACGATCGGGGGTTGCAAAAATTTTTTCGGGAATATTCTAAAAGCGTGGAGCAATTTCAGCACCGATTCTTGGACAGCAGATTTGGCGCCCGTAACTTATTTTTGGATTGAGTGAGGTAGTAGCATGAAAGTAAATGTGAGTTATGCAATGGAAGTTTCAGAAGAAGATTTTTACGGCATGAAAAAAGAAGTCGGTGTGGATACCGACGAAGAATTTATCGGGTTTTTAAAATGCGTCATAAAGGCGCAAAGCACGGCTGGATGTAAACTCGTCAATTTGAAGATTGAAGTAGAACACGACGCATCGTTTACGCCATCGAATTTGAATTAGGAGGAGACTAATGAATAAATGTGAATTTTGTACAGCTTCAAAAAACCAGAACGGACGATTCGTGTGCGCGGGATGGACGCTTTATGATTGTCAAAGGGCAATCGAAACGATGGTTAAAGTCATGGAAATCCAAGCTACCAGCCGTAACACGAAGAATTACAATATAAACAAACGCACGGAGAATAAAAATAAATGAATACGGTAATATTTTCAGTTTATGACACCTTTTGTTTCGAGAGCTCGATACTTGTGTCCGATTACGTAGGGGTTAAGGCTGTAAGAACGACAGATCACCGTTTTTATTATTCACCCGACCTTAGGCATGACGAAGTTTCAGATGCTCAAAAGTTCGGATATTTTGAAGCACTTTTTGGCGAGAGAGTAGATAGGATTCTAATTATAGAGGACGCCGAACTTATCGATTCGGTAACAAAAGTTACATTTGGTGGAGAAAACCATTTTTGTCACGGCGACGGGGCTGTTACCGTAGAAAAATATTCAGAGGTGAAGAACAAATGGGTACAGTGATTTTTTCGGTTTACGACTGTGGTTATCGTTCCAGCGCACTGCTTTTAGTCGACGGCGTGGATTGGGGTTTGATCGATGGGAATATGTATAAGGAGTCAATTCCCGACGCCGAAGACATCGACGATTACGACGATGAGAAGTTGTTCGCCTTTTTCGAGCGGATGTTTAACGCGGAAATCAGGCGGATTATTATTGAGATTGACGGACACGTTGATAAGATACGTTGTAAATGCCCGAGAGGATTTTTCGGGTATGAAATAATAGGCGACGGGAAAGTTCGGGAAACCGACTAAAAACGCTTGACAAACGTCAAGTAATATGGTATAATATAAACAGAAAAATCAGAGGAGATTAAAATGCTTTCAGTTGTAATGCAAGATGGTTTATCCAAATATGACATGTATGACTATCATATTTATGGGGCTGATATTTACGGTTTTATGATCCAAGACGGTGAACACATAAAACTTGGCTGCTATAAATCCCAAGATGATGCTATGGAAGTTTTCAAGCAAATGACAGCCTATGATGGGCAAAATAAAGTCTATTTTATGCCTACCCAAGAAAAGTTAGAAGAGATCCGTAAAGAAACGTTTAAGAAAACGATATACAGAATGGCATTTACCATTCGAATCTCTGGCGGTCAAAACATAGATGATAAAGCACTTCGAAAAATTTGCACTGGGCTTTATCGTGTCGAGATTGAAACCGCTCGGCGAAGTAGAAGCCGAGATACGAGGCGGGTCGGGGCTCTCTATGTTGGAACCACGGAGCGCAAGAGAAGCGGCTTTGGAATGGTTGAATGGAAAATGATATCAGCAAAAGTGAAAAAATAATATCAATAAAGGAGTTTTTTATGAGTCATTATACAGTAGCAATAATTACTAAAGGCAAGCCTACGGGCGAAATGATTGATAAGTTAATGGCACCTTATCAAGAAAACAATGTGGGCGATTGCCCGAAAGAATATCTCAAATTCAACAATACCCGCGAAGACTGTATTAGGAGATACAACGAATGGACGAAAACAATGTATCGCGACACAAACGGAAGTTTGTATCGTTACAACGAAAAACAATTTGAGAAGCCCATAAAAGCGGAAGACAGGGAAAAATACCGCGAGTGGCACAGCAACGGGGGCGAATACCTTACGTATGACTATACAGGGTATACAAAGGTTGAAATACCCTATAAAGATATATGGGCAACGGTTGACGAATATTTGAAAGAGTATTGCGACGACGAGTGGAACGAAGAAGCGCAGGACTATGGATATTGGGAAAACCCGAACGCAAAGTGGGACTGGTACCAAATTGGTGGTCGCTATGCAGGTTGCGTTCAAGTGAACAAGAAAACAGCCGTTGACTATGGTTACGGGGAGAAGTCTTGGGGTTATGGAAATAAAAACCCATACACACAGGACGGCGACATTATATGCGTTGACAGTGCAAGGGTAAAGGATATTATACAGCGTAACGAAAAAGAAGCAGAACGCCTTAAAAGAAAATGGGAACTTATCGTTGACAACGAAGAACCGCAGAACGACGACGAAAAGATTGAGAAAACAATCGGATTTAACGCACAGTATTATATTGACTTATATGGAACAAAAGAGAAGTTTGCCGAAATCGAAAGTCAATTCCTCACATACGCTGTTTTAACAAAAGACGGAAAATGGCACGAAGCAGGCGCAATGGGTTGGTGGGGTATAAGTTGTGCAGATGTAGATGAAACACGCAAATTTAAAGAAGCGTATAAGCAATTTGTTTTTGACAACGCCGAGGACGATGATTTTTTGACGGTTGTCGATTGCCACATATAAGCAGAGTATTTAAAAACGGAAAGTGAAGAAGAAGGATTGGTATGAAGACTATCAAAAAAATAGATAAATACACGGAAGACTATTTGAATAGATGCGGGTTGCTTGGTTGGATATACTTAGGCACAGAAGTGCAAGAACAAGAATAAAGAGTTAAAAGTGATATCAAAATGATATCGAAGTGATGTATATTATATATCATATTTATATCTTATAGAAAGGAGGGGGAAGAGGAATGGTGGATAAAAAGGGACAAAAGGGGATGAGAGTGGATAACATTCTCTCTTTTCTTCAACCCAAAAAGAGGAAAAATGTATAGACAAGGACTTAGCTCGATCTCAGCACCCCCTGAGATTTACAACCAAATATGCAAACAAATCTCGCTTAACGCAACAATCGAAAGTGAAATTACCTCCACCCAAACCGTAATTTTCTCGACAGTTCGACCGATCGGATTTCTCTACAAGCAAATCGAAGGGAGAACGGCGCTTCGTTTAGCCTTAAAGCAGATGATTTACGAGCGAATCAACGAAACGACAGGCGAAGTCCAATACTTTCTAACCCTCGAAACAGGATATCGTTTCGGCAAACCGCCAGTTTACGTCATTACAGACGACGCAGAGATAACCGCCGCCCGATACAGCGAATACCTCTTGTTAACGCCTTATGGCAGTTTCCAGCGCAAGGAAACGACATTTATCGATAAAGCGACAGGGCGCAGATACGTAATGAGTTACACATACGACGGGAGCATAATCACGTTCAATCAATTCTCGAAAAAGGTAAACGAGAACTTCGATTTACCAGAATACATCAAATCGGTAATTTACACAGACGGAGACAAATGGGAACAGAACTTCCACGTGATTCAAGCGAAATGGCGTGAGAAGCAAGAGGCTGACATAGCGGCGAAGAAAGCTGAAATCCAAGCCCGCAAAGACGCAGAGGCGGCGGAGCGTAAGCGCAAAGCAGCCGAGAAGAAGGCGGCGGCTAAGAAGGCCAAGGCTTTACCAAAAGCGGCAAAGAAGATTACCAAAAATGCTACAAAGCCCAAGCCGAGTAAGCCTGCAACAGAGAAGAAGAAAGAAGAGAACATCTCTGATATGTGGAGCAATTGGGCGAAAGGAAAGTGACTCTCTTAATCGGAGAATGACGTTTTTGGCAACGGATAAGAGAGCTAAAATCCCTTATGCCAACTGAAAATATCTACTCTCTTAAATAGAGAATCACCCTTTTTGCTTAAAGCATAATTAAGGCGGCGGAGCCGACTGAACCACAAGGCAGCGCGAAGCGGTGGCGCAGTGGATACGCGAAGCGGAACGTCTGTGGAGCGAGCTATGAAAGCGGAGAACAAAAAATAAAAATAATTCCAAAAAAGTCATATAAAATACTTGACAAAAGAAAAATATTGTGGTATAATAAAAGCAGATAGTGGAGGAGTGGGCGGTTGATTGTCCGCAGCCTACGAGTTATTGTTTCTTGCAACGTAAAATTCCAGATTTTATCTACGATTTTCAAGAAATTGGTACGTTTTCAAAATGTAATGTAAAACAATATTATCTTATATTACAAAACGAAATCGTACCGTTTTCTCCAAAATTCCAGATTTTATCTATGATTTTGCGTGTTGGCAAATCGATTTTGAGGAGTTTGAGATGGAAAGTAAGTATAAGCGAGTAAATAACATGGGACGAATGTCCCCCATAGACGAGAGAAATCGAAAATTTACCTATAAAGAATTATGCGCTAAATATGGGTTTACGGAATTCCCGAATGGAGAAAAGAAAAACAGACAGCTCCAGAAATTAAAAGACGAATATAACCTTTGCCAAGTGGGGAGATACTATGTATTTCGAGACCCGATGGTGAAAGAAGCGATAGAGGAATTCGTTGACCCTTTAGAGGTGGGGAAGCAGTATACTTATTCGGAATTGTGCCAATTGCTTCAACAAAAAGAATATAAACATAAGGCAGAAATTTTAGAGCAATTTCGAGATTGGAGCAGAAGATATGAATTCGGGAAAAAGATTAGGGGAAAATACAAACTAATCAGAGTAAAAGATCCAGAAGAAATGGTACTCGACAAATATTTCACCGACGCAAAAACAGAACACCAAAAAAACATGTTTGCCATATTAGTCAATGAATTAAATGACGCTTGTAAGAGGCAAGCAAATAACGGGGCTGATTATGCCGAATGCACACTCGATATAAAACAAGCGATGGTATTATTCCGTTTTTACGGAGAAAGGATTGCTTATTTGAGAAATGCTGAGTTATTTGAAGAATATCAAAAAAGATACCCTTATATTCTTCGAAAGTGCCAAATTGAATGGAGAGAGTATACGAAATCAAGTCTTGTTACAACCTTAAATAGTTTGAAACGCAGAGGATTTATAGATTACCAAAATCGTAAACTTGTTAGAGAACATCAAAGCCAAAGAATTAGAGAAGCTACCGACGAAGAAATAGGCAAAATACTTATAATCAAAAATGAGACATTAAGTTTTTACGGAATAAGTGGAGGGGAATTTCAACTCAAAAAATATTCTCTCGATATTCAAAAAAGTTATCATGAAGATTTGATTTGTCGGTACCAAAAAGAGTTGGATATAGATTGGGTGAAAGATACATATCACATTTGGATGGATAAGAAAAATCTCGCAACAAAGAGAGCGGAATTATTTGCCCAAAAAGATAATATTAAAACGATAGATGATTATCATAAAGTTTTAACAGAATTTCATAAAACATTTTTGCCTAAAAAAGTCGATAACGAAATTAAAACATTTGACGAAAGAATGTCGGGTATTATAGACAATAGGCTTCCCGACTTTAATGAGATGTATGGAATCATATCGGCAGGTATGTCGGCTAGAGAAAAAGATAGTTTCTTTTTGTTTAATAAAATAAGCAAAGAAATATTTAAAGAAGACAAAGATAACGGGTTGATGGATATAAATAACTTTTATAATCCAGAGTACATTGAAAAATTAAAAAGCGAATATCGAAAAATTTGTTGGAATATTAACGATATGTTCCTTCCAGACACTTGACAAACCCATTCAAAAGTGATATAATAGAACCATAGAAAATAACCGTCTCGAAATCGACGCGGTAAGGAGACCAAATGAAAACATACGATCGAGAACTCGAACTCGGCTTCGAAGTATCCGCCGCCAAGGCGATGAAAATCATAACCCGCGAAAAACTTTTCATCAATCACAAAGAGATTGTTCGTCAGATGTGGCTCGAAGAAGGCTTTGTCAGAGATTATAAATTTCGCACAAGGATACGTGATACAATGGCGATAGTTCCTAATATTCCAGTAATGATTGCCGCTGCCCCAATGCCTAAATACGAATTCACAACTAAGTATTCAAAAAGCGACGAATTAGCGACGGAGCAGGATAATATGGAACTCAATGCTACAATCTCGCAGCAAGAATACGATAAACTTCTCAGAATTTACAAATCGACAGGCAAGGAGGAAACAGTAAAGGTCAGAATCTATTTTTCTGAACCACAGAATCCTCACACAATTTATACCATTGACACCTATCCTTATGAAAACAATGATAGGGCGCGCATCGAAATAGAATTCTCTACCGAAGAACAAATCAAACAGTGGAAAGCGCCTGGTTGGTTCAAAGAACTTATCGACAGCAAAAAGGCTTAACCGCCGCCTAAAAGGAAAATAAATGGCAAAGAAGAAACCAGACCAACTTTGTTGGAACTGTAAACGCGCCGTTAATTGCGAACCGCTTACATGCCCGTGGGCAGCTTTCGGTAAGCCGATTGACGGGTGGAAAGCAGAGAAGTCAGAGTTCAGAGACAGAGTGGCAAACGACGTCAGAATCATACAAACATACAGCATAACGGAATGCCCGTTATTCATCCAAGACCGAACCCAAGAGAAGGACGTTATGACTTTGTGGCAGAACGGTGAAACTTGGTATTGAGGCGGCGGACAAGGAGCAGACATGATCGAAGAGGAAATCACCGAAAAGAAAACAAAAAAAGCGAAAAGAAGCAAACCGACCAATACGGTATATAACCCGCGTTCCGAGCAGTTGTGTTGGAATTGCAAACGTTGCACCAACGCGTCAGGTTACGAATGCCCATGGGCGGCAGACGGTACCCCGATTGAGGGTTGGACGGTTACGGGTGAAAAGGAATATTTTTACACAAACGGGACCACCAATAAAAAATACAGCCTCGGAATGAGCTACGATATAGTTGATTGCCCGTTGTTCATCAAAGATCGTGAATTTGCTTCTTACAAGGAAGAGGTGGCTGAAATCGCTCGGGTTCTTGACGTCGGGGATAATTATCTACGCACGGGAACCAGCAAGCAGAAGCTCTTTGATCGTTACGAGCAGATTACGGGCAGGAAGGTACCGTATTACGTCAGACACCATACCGAAGAAAGGGGCGGCGAAATCGACCTGTAAAAAATTTTTAAAAAACCATGTTCAAACGCTTGACAAAAGGCGGCGGATATGTTATAATATACTCGACCATTGAAGATAGGTCATACGGCAGCGGGCTGAAATCTAAGAAGTCTATTGAATCCCCCATCCAATCCCTTAAATGCCCGCCGCCGCTCAATGGGATTGAACAAAGAAGATGGGAAAAGGAGATAAGATGAAGTATTATTCCGAAAAATTGGATAAGTTATTCGATACCGAAGAAGCTCTTTTCAAAGCCGAGAAGGCGGCGGACGAGGTTGAAAAGCAAGAGCTTGCAAAGCAGACGAAGTTGCTCACCGAAAAGCAAGAGGCGATAAAGGAGCTTCAGAGGCTTGGGACAGAGATAGTCGCTATAAGGAAGAGCCTTCGCGCAAAAGAGCAAGAGCAGGAAGAGCTTTATAAAAAGCTTTGCAGTTTAAACCCGAAGCAGCCCTTTAGCGTGTTATGTCGGTTCGAGGATTACGATTCGGTTTTCGATTACGTGAATGACATATTCAGACTATAACGGTCTACACCTCCGATGTATTATAAGTTTTTCTTGACAAATTAAAGACCTCCATAAAGATTGACCGTTTACCATAGCCGATAGGGCAAAGAAACCTCGAGTTAATTCTCGGGGTTTTCTTTTACCCGAAGGGAGTATTCGCCTCCCGTTGGCTTGGAGCAGAGAGCAGAGTGGACGATTGGAAGGAGCGATAGCGACTTTTTCGCCCTTTAAGTATAAGTTTTTACTTTATTGTTATAGATATACTATAAATAAGTGTCTTTTAATAGTTCATAGTATTGTAGTATATTAGTGTATTAGTATTCTAACAGACTCTTTATAAGTGAAGAGTATATTGTTATAGATCTACTAAATATAAGAAAAAGAGAAATATATAAAGAGAAAAAGAATAAATAAAATATAGTAGAAAATTACTTGACGAACAAAATAAATTATGATATAATAAAGATGAATGTAAAATTGGTAAATTATAAAGGAGAAAATAGATATGAAAGAATTGACACATAAAATATTAACAAAACTTATTTCATTTGACAATTGTGTAAATAGAAGTAATGAAAACGAAAAATTGGGCGAGATAATAAATTTGTGTTCTGAATATCAAAAGCATGATTCTAAAGATATGAGAAATTTTAACAAAGGAAGACCTTTAGTTATAAACGATGTATCTTCCGCGCCAGAAGGATTTGTTCAGATTAATATCCCAGATAAAAAATATTTAGATGGTTATTGTGTTAATAAAAAAGGAGAAATATTTAGTACAAAAACTCAGATTTATATGAAACTTTGTAAATCAAAATCAGGATATTTGCATTTTAGTGTAACAGATAAAGGTAAAATTAAAATTGTTATGGTCCATAAAGCTGTTGCCTGTACCTTTTTGGAAAATCCGAATAATTATCCAGTTATACATCACAAAGATCATGATAAAACTAATAATTGCGTTGATAATCTTGAATGGTGTACTTATGAAGACAACTCAAATTACTATCATTCTTTAATAAAAAATTCACCTGAATACAAAGGATAACTACTTTCGTTCCACGATGATAACCAACGCGAAATTCAGCGTAAAAAAACGCCCGCCGCCCGAACAAAAAAATCCCCGAATTTTTTTTAAAAACCGCCGTCAAACGCTTGACGATTTCTCCGCGTTGTGGTATAATGTTCTCGTAAGTTGAGAGCGGCACAGCTCCGCCCCGCTTATCACGGTTTATCCGCCGCCTTATAACACAGCATCTCCTCGGCGGCGGACAGACCACTCACAGGAGGGTTTATGAAACTTGAATCTTGTCGCAATCTTACAGGCGACGAAATCGAAACGACGATTACAATAACAGGCAACGGCGCTGACGGCTTTCGTGTCTACACGACCAGCAACTCGATGCTCACGAAAATCGGTAAACTCCTCGCCGTTCCTGACACGGCTTGGAAGCTTGAAAAGGTCGAGCGTTACTCCGACGGGGTTCCCTCGGGTTACTTCTTCACTTGCTCGGTTAAGAACTGCTTGTCTCTCAAAGCCAAAAAGAGAACAGGCAGAGAGATGACCGAAGAGGAAATAGAAGCGGCGGCGGTTAGGCTCGCTGCAAGCAGATCGAAGAAGAGAAGTTAAAATCAATTCTACGGTCAAAATTTATTGTTATAATCAATAAATAAAAGACAATTCGAGGTCGGGTTGAATACTCGCCTGTCTCGAAGTCTTTTTCGGAAATTTATAGGCTAATCAATTGGCTCACTCGCAAAGTTCTTTTGCATACATAATACTCCTAAGAGGGGCGGCGGTCCGTATAGTTCGGGCTGCCGTTCTTTTTTTTTATAGACGCGGGGCAGTCGTCTGGGGAAAATGAGGCGTCCATGGTGGTCGAGAAAAATGGGCGCGTTCATGCGATTTGAGCGTGAGCGAAAAAATGGGGCGGCGCATTGGGAAGAAAAAAGGGGTGGCGGAGGAAAGAAAATGCGCCCTGGGGGTTAAATAGCCCGCATAGTAAGGGCTGCTGGG